TGCAGCTACCAGGGTAAGCGAAGAGTTTGCGATAGTGAACACGGGCAACGATGGCGGAGGTTCCTATGTCACACTTGACGCTGGACTCGCAGCCACTAAGGTGATTGGTTCTAAGGTTAGCCTGATCTCCCGCAATATCATGCTGACCGGAGTAACAGACGCTGGCACGTATGGATTAAACGGTGTTACTGGCAGTGTGCTCAGCTTAGGCGTTCGTAATTTTCATCGTGGCCTGAACGGCTGCAACACGAATACGATCACGACCTGCTCGCCGAGCGGCTGCAGCACCGGCCTGCGCGACTGCCACGCGAATACAATCACCACATGCTCGCCGAGCGGCTGCACCTATGGCCTGTACCTATGCCACGCGAATACAATCACCACATGCTCGCCGAGCGGCTGCAGCACCGGCCTGTACCAGTGCGTCGCGAATACAATCACCACATGCTCGCCGAGCGGCTGCTCCAGCGGCCTGATCTATTGCGACGCCAACACGATAGGGGGCGGAGCCTTCGGGGGCAATTCATATCATTTTCGCCGAGTTAGGCAAGTTCTGGCAACTGGTCTAACCTTCGGCACAGGCACAAAATGGCATGAGTGTACCAGTGCATATACAGGCCATACATATAACGAAGTGGCCAACGACGGCGGTGTAGCTGGCGCACTATCCGCAAGGACGGCAGGGGGAGAGACGGCCCGTGCTACCGGCTCAGGTAATTTTACGCATACCTGCGAAGATGCAGCATACCCGGCATACCGACAAATTGTCTATGCCGTCCCGACAGGCACAACCGTACTTGCTGCGCTAGTCGGCACAATGAGTGATGCGAGCATGACTGCTGGGCTACAGCTACTCATGCACTACGGAGGTGCAGTGCTTGACTCGGATTCATTTGTGGGCAACACCAACGAACAGAATCTTAGTGTCTCGTGGGCGAACACAACAGGCGCTACAGTCTACGTTGTTATGCGAGTATCCGCCATGTATAGCAGTGGCACATTAGCAGAGGTGACAGAGAGCGGCGTGGCCGTCGGGCTTGAACTGGATGAGGTAGAAAGCGGCGTAACGTGGATTGATTACGATGGAGAGAAGACTGGCACGCTTTCTGGTGGCGGTGGTGTAACTCCACTTATAAGACCAATAATAATAGGATCATAATAACATGGCAATATATAAAAATAAAGCTTCTCAGAAAATTACAGTATATGCAGTAGATGCTGCTGGTGATCCTAAGACCGGGGATGCTGCACAGATAACAGCAAAAATCAGCAAAGATGGTGGAGCAACTGCAACAACTAATGATGTAAATCCAACTGAATTGAGTGTAGCTGATGCTCCAGGTTATTATATATTTGATCTTCTTCAAGCTGAGACTAATGCGGATATGATAATTATTTCACCAGTGAGCAGTACAGTTGATGTTGGACTCTTTGGTGCGATTATATATACAGAACCTGAGGAACGTATTGCTGCATCTGTTACAGCGGCGGTTGAAACTGATAGTGCAAGTAGAACTGCATCACAAGCTACTGGGTTCTCTACTCATGCTGCTGCGGACGTATGGACTACTGGTAGTCGTGAGTTATCTACACCAAATGATTATAAAGCTACTGGGTTTAACACTGTAACCCCAGATGCAGCTGGGGTGGTGAGTGGTCTACTTGGAGTTAACGGGGCTAGTCTTACAGATCTTGGTGGAATGTCTACTGCTATGAAGGCTGAAGTGCAAGCTGAGGCTGATGATGCTCTTGTAGATAACCATCTAGATCATTTGTTGAAAACTGCATACGATCCGGCGTCCAAACCAGGTGCTGCTGATGCATTGCTGAATGAAATAGTAGAAGATGATGGAGGTGTATCTCGATTCACAGAAAATGCACTTGAACAGGCTCCAGATAGTGATACAGTTACAGGTTTGACACTTCATTCCGATTATGATCCAGCTAAGACTGCTGCGCAAGCCGGTGATGCTATGGATCTCGTTACTGATGCAGTTGATGCAGCAGCAGTTAAAGCGGATGCTGTTACCGAGATTCAAAGCGGACTTGCTACAGAAACTAAGCAAGATATTATAGATGCTAATGTAGATCTAGTACTTGGAGATAGTAATGAGTTGCAGACTAATCAGGGCGCATGGGCAACTGCTACTGGGTTTGCTACTTCTGGTGAACTATCCACACATGATGGTAAACTAGATACTGTTGATGGAATTGTTGATACTATATTAGTTGATACAAACGAACTACAGACTAATCAAGGAAACTGGTTGACTTCTACTCTATCTGCCGCAGGAATTTGGACATACGGTACGAGAACATTATCTTCATTTGGTACTCTTATTGCTGATATTTGGGCAGCACTTAATGCATCTATACTTTCTAAATTTGTGACAGTGAATACTACACAAACTACTCCAGTAACTGGTAGTGTAGCAAAACTTTCTCAAGCAGCATCAGTTGGTGATGTTACACTTGCTACATCTCAACCAAATTATGCTCCAGCAAAAGCCGGTGATGCTATGGATCTCGTTACTGATGCAGTTGATGCAGCAGCAGTTAAAGCGGATGCAGTTGTAGAAATTCAGGCTGGATTGAGTACATTTGATGGAACAGGTGCTACACTTCATAGTGATTATGATGCTGCAAAGACGGCTGCGCAAGCTGGTGCCTTAACTACTGTTGATGGAGTGGTAGATAGTATTCTTGAAGACACCGCCAATCTTCAAGCTAATCAAGGTAACTGGGCCACGGTCACTGGGCATGCTACTGAATCCAAACAGGATATAATTGATGCGAACGTGGATCTAGTCCTTGGAGACACAAATGAGTTGCAGACTAATCAAGGGGATTGGGCAACCTCCACAGCAGCACCTACTGTGAATGCTATAGTAACTGGTGTGTTATCTGGTGTCGTAGAAGGCACCATTGATGTACAAGAAGCATTAAATAGAATTATGGCCTGTATAGTAAATTCTGTTGAAGTCACTGCGGGAGCTAGTTCAAACACATACGACTTCAAAGATTCCGCAGGTTCCGCAACTGTGGTAGAACAGGTTATTGCAACAGATGGGTCTACTAGGGAGTTATCGTAATGGCTATAGTATTTGATTCATTATCATATTTGTCGGGCGGATTAACATCCTCGACTGAAGCAGTTACTAAGGTGATTCTCCAATTAGAATACACAGGTATAGGTTCCTTAAATTATGATTATGGTCCTAATCTTATAACTAAAGATGTTGAAGTTACAGTCACCGCAACCCCGGCTACTGGTTATGTTTTTTTAAGTTGGGAAGAATATCCAGATGCCTCTACTAATTCAATAACTATTGCAATGGTTGATGATATAACATTAACTGCTAATTTTCAGAAGATATATGAATTAACATTAACAGTTACTGGCAATGGCACTACTACTCCAGATCCAGTTGTGGGAATAAAATATGAAGATTCATATGTTAATATAATAGCGGTGGCGGATCCAGGATGGACATTTTATGGCTGGAGAATCGAAGATAAAAATTATTCTTCTAACGTCCTTCTAGTCCTACAGATGATACAAGATTATGATCTACAACTTATGTTTATAAGAGATTACTACTCAGTGAAATGCACCCCAAGTGTCGGTGGCGTTGTAACGGGGGTAATGAATAAAGTTAAATATGGTACCTGTGCTACCTTAGAAGCTATACCAGACGATGGATATGAATTTGTAGAATGGATTGGGGATGTGACAGGCGACGTAAACCCCAATGATATATGCATAACAGGAGATATGAGAGTCGTCGCATCATTTAATAAATTATAATTTAATTGTGTACATTTTAACAAGTTTAAAAATGAGGACAAATTGTAAAGCATTTTAGTCCGTACTGTTTACGGAGATTTTTAATTATATGGAGGAAATACCATGGATAAAGAAAGACAAGGGTACATTAGCTTTCTAGAATCAATTCTAGAACAGAATGCGAAAGACCTAGATATCGCCGGTGCGAATTTTGATAACGATGGCACCTGTGGTAAAATCGTTGGATGGAGAGGGAACGGAGATCTCCCTGAAACGTTAGCAGATCCTGACATCAACGCTCTAGCTTCACGTATTACCAAACCAGGTAAACATGATGGTGGACAGCAAGATACACATGGGATCAAGCACAATTTAGAAGAAGCCGAGGATGGATATGATTTGATTTCTGATCTGGATGAACTTCTGGAAGAGGAGGATTTAGAGGATTCTCCTTTAAATGTCCTTGAAGAAGAAGCAGATGCATCAGATGATTTGGATATCCCTGAAGGTCCTATTAATGAAGACGGTGAAATCGAAGTACTAGAAGAAGTTAAATTTACAGATCAAGAAGGTGAGATAATCACTAGACTGATAGGTGAAATGAATTCTTTAGCTGAAAATTTAGATACCGATGCCGATGATGTATTGGATACTAATTTTCTAGATGAAGAATTTGACGATCTAGACGATGATGTTGATGTAAGTACAATGGGTGTTGTTCCTGATGACGATGACATTGGTGATGAAATAGAAGACATCGTTGACGATTTCGAAGAAGATTATTACTAAGCCAAAAGGAACACATATATGAAACATTTTCGTATTCATATCAAAGAAGCAAATAGAGTAATTAAATTGGTGAATGGTGAGACAAGAAGAACACCAACAAGATTTGTTATAAAAGAATCTGAAAAAGCACAATATGATGCAATGTTTAAGAGATTAGAAATTAGAGATTTTTCTACTGAAGACGTTTCCGAGGATGATTATAATAACGCAAGAAGTAGAAGGTTAACTAAGTCAAAATATTCTCTTAGGAGACCGACTAGTGACATGAATATGAATTTGGATTTGAAAGGATAAAGATGCCAAGAAAAATAGTATATTATCTAAAATCAATAGGTAATAGAAATATAGTGATAACCGATGATGACGAATCGATGAGTGATGATGCGCTAGCAGAGGTTATCTCTGAACAAATGGCTTCCAATAAAATAAATTATTTTGAAACTAATACGGATATAGTACTAGGGTTTCCAGGAGAAATCAGTGCTGTCCATATACAAAAAGATACAACCAGAATAAAGAAAAAAGACAAGGAATATTCTTTTGGTGATATATCAGATGTAGTGGTAGATGACTCTGAAGACGTTGAAGCAGTAGATAGTATTGATAGAGAAATAACAGAAGCTGCTGAAATGTCAGAAGAAGATGCAAAAAAAGAGTTAGCATTAATGGATAAAGAATTAGCTGAATCTTTGGATGAAACTGAGAAGGAAGAAGATGATGTGGATTTTAGTAGCATTGATGCTGATTAGTGTACCCGTATATAATGTATACATAGCTTTAGTTGATAGAGTAGATAGATGCATATCTTTAAAGCATTATGATACAGTTATGGATATATTAATAAATGCTAAAAGAGTATCATATACAAAAATATATAGAGATCAAGTATTAATATATTCTACAAGTGGAGTATCTATAGATAAAGAAGAGATAGAGGAATTCCAAAAAGACTATATAAAACTTGTATTTAGAATGTGTGGTCCCACCATAATGAGGGATTTAGTTAATATATTTGGAGATTTAGAATCTATATCTATTTCCCTTATAAACGAATTTGTAGATCGAGTATCTGAAGATGAGTTATCCCTTACTACTAACCTCCCTGAATCAGAAGAAAAATTCGGAGTAAAATAACAATGGCAAAAAAGAAAAATAAAGTATCTGATCCTATTCAGTCCTCATTTGACAAAATAGTGTCCAAGATAATTGGTACAACAACCAAGAAGGAACTAGATAATGTCGATGATGTACTAGATAAAATATCAGATACTATAGTGGATAAACATTCATTTAAATATGCCGAAGTTATTAAAAATTCTATTATTAAATCTATGGATGTTGGTGGAGATGAGAGCTGGGCCAAAAAGACACTTGGAGATTTAACACAAGAACTAGTAGATTCAGAAGAACTACAAGGTAGATATTGGAGATATAATAACGCAGATGAGATAGTTGACAATATACCTTATTGTTCTAGAGCATTAAAAGTTATTACAGATGGTATCCTATCCCCCGATGATGTTTCGAAAGAGGTCATCAACATCACTGGAGGAAAAGATCTATCAGAAAAAGATAAAAGTAAAATAGGCGATATAAGAGCAATATCTGACCATCTAGGTTTAGAAGGTGAGATACATGATATAATAAGTAATACTTTATCGTACGGAGATCAGTTCGTAGAATTTGCTAGTTACAAATCTAAAGAGGTACCAGTTACTCAAGTTATTCTTACAGAAGCAGATAGGCAAGGATTGCCAGAAGATGCTGTTATGACTCTAGAATCAGTAGACATAGAATATCTTAATGAAAATGGTGAAGCCTATACTAAAACTATAGAGCCAGTTGTAGTAATAGATGAAGCTGTAAGAAAAAAGAAAAAAGATGAAGATAATCCTACAAGTGATAAACCAAATCTAGAATCTGCTTTAGAAGAGATTAAACTAATAGTACACGATTCTAGAGCTGTTATAAAGATACAATCCAGACGATTTAAAATGTGTTTAGGATATTTAGTTATTCCTATTAATAGTAATAGTTCGTCTGGGGCGACCATGAAAACAAATCAGAATCTAAATAAGAAAATTACTGGATATGATCCAAGAAATACTAATCTATCGGGAGTAGAAAAAGTATATGCAGAAATAATGAAAGCAGTCTCTAAGTATATAGGTCGTGTAAATGTTGCCAAGGATGCTAAAGTAGATAAGAAAGAATTAGTTACTTTGATTAACAGAGCAATGGCTGAGATAAAAAATACAGATGATCAGAAGTTAATAGTAAGATATGTTCCGCCTGAACGGATGGAGCATTTTTGTATTTATAATAAGAGATTCTTCCCATACGGAGAAAGTATATTCTACAAATCAATGTGGCAGGCTAAGTTATTGATAGCATTAGAAGTAGCTGTTACTATTAAGAGAGTATCTGACTCTAGTGATAAAAGGATGATTATCGTTGATGCCTCTCCCGATAGACAAGTAAGAAATATTATTGCCGACTTCCAAGAGAAGACTAAGAAGAGAAAGCATAGTGTGGATAGTTGGGGAAATATTTCTTCAATACCTTCAATGATAACATCTTATGAAGAATATTATATACCAAGACCAAGGGGTGGTGAACCTGCAATTCAGTTTGATAGAATAGAATCACCAACTAACATCAGAGATGTTACAGATGAATTAAAGTTTTTCAGGGATATGTTAGTGTCTAGTTTAGACGTGCCTCCCGCATATATGAACCTCGAGGAGAATCTATCTTCTTGTGTATCAACGACTTACATCGAATTGACTAATGGAAAGAAAATCCTCCTTAAAGAAATGATAGATAGATTTGAAAAAGGTGAAGAATTTGAAGTTATTTCTTATGATGAAGATTTGGGGGTTGTATTTCCGAATAAAGTCACATGGGCCGGATATACTCAATTTGATGTAGATGCTGTTAAGATAACATTAGATAATGGTGAATTTTTAATAATTACTCCTGAACATAAAATGATGAAAAGAAGTGGTGAATATGTTGAAGCTGGTTCTTTACAACCAGGTGATTCTTTAATGCCGTTTTATAAGAAAATGAAACCTTATATTAAAAGTAGAAATAAAGAAAAAGCTACTAAATATAATTATGTTTATCATCCGGGAATAGATGTTTGGGATTGGATGCATAGATCATTTAGTCATTATACAAAGATGGCTGTTAGTAATGAGCATTGTCATCATATAGATATGAATCCATTGAACAATTCTACTAAAAATTTAGTGGGTTTATCCGCTGGAGATCATCTTGCATTACATGCCCGTACAAAGTTATTTTCAAAAGAAGAACTTACAAAATTACAAGAAAATCGTAAAAAATTATTCGAACTGTCTGTACCTGGTACTTCATATGAGGAAAGAACGTGTGAAATATGTGGTAAAACATTTACTAATAGATCTGATACAGTTCAAACGACGTGTTCGTCTGCTTGTAGAAAAATAAGACATCAACAAACAGGTCGTTTATCATGGGATTCTCGTAAAATTGATTATGATAAAAAGTTTCCAGAAATAACTATGTCATGTTCTCATTGTGGCAAGCAATTTACTAAGACGTTAACAAAAAAATTAAAGAAACAATTAGAAGAGCAACCATATAAATGGTATAATTGCGATGATAATTATTGTGCTAAGATGGTTAGAAAAGCTAACATATCAATGACTAAACTTAAAGGACGTCTATGGTCTAATATAGAATATAGATATTGTGAAGTATGTGAAAATCTTTATGTTTACACCGAGGCTTCAAGATTTGGCACTTGGGAAGAAAAACAATATAAGACTATTTGTTATAATCCTAATTGTTTAAATAAGTATCGGGCAGTTTCTACAGCACAACAGAGAAGTGAAATATTTACTAGAAAGAGAGAAGTAAAAGAACTGATATTAAACCATAAAGTAGTTAAAGTTGAAAAATTATCATATAAAATCGATTGTGGTGATATCAGAGTAGAGACATACCATAACTTTGCAGTTTCGGCTGGTATATTTATTCATAATAGTAATAAAGCTGCACTTGCACATGAAAATGATGTATTTGCCAGAACTATTGTAGCGTATCAACAAATGCTTACACGAAATATAATGAGCTTGTTCTCTAAATTATATAAATATATAAGAAATGAAAAATTACCAGTAGGAATTTTAGTTACATTTTCACCTCCTAAGCTACTTCAAATAGAACGGGAAGGTGAGCACTTTCAACAAATACAATCTATTGTTCAAATATTAGAAGAACTTGGAGTTAATAAAGAATGGTTATGTAAGAAATATCTTAACCTTCCTTGGGAAGAAATTGATAAATTTGAGAGAGCTCAGAAGCTTCAAGATAAGATTGAAGGTAAAGATGAAGGCGAGGAAGCACCTGGTGGCATGGGTGGTGGCGGTGGATTTTAAATAAACTATTTAGACATCGCTAATTGCTGAGGACAAATTTTAAAGATTTGCATATCATTTACTTGGAGAAAAAATGAATAAATGGGAAAGATTATTTAATCGTTTAATAGAACAGGAAGAAGTACCTCCAGAAGAGGAGGCTCCTGTCGAAGAAGCGCCTCCTAAAGAGGCTGCTCCTCCAACTCCTGCTGATCCCCAAGAAGGTGATATAGGTGCAGAGGCTCCTCCAGGGGCTGCTCCAGATGCAGCCGCTGAAGAGATGCCCCCGGAAGAAATAATTGATAGAACAGATATAGGTAAACTATATCAATTAAAGAAGTTATACACTAGGTTAGTATCCATCAGTAATGTCTTAGAATATATTACAGATCCAAAATTGGATAATATTAAATTAAAAGTAATCGAATCAATAGATCTATTTAATGTAGTGATAGATAACTATCAAAAATTTAAAGAAGATGTTGAAGATATTTTAACCAAGTACACAAAGTTCATAGTAGAAATAACAGACAAAATTGAAGGAGCCAGAGTATAATGTATGTATCAGAAAGATTTATAGGAACCCTTTTAAAGAAGGCATCAAAGATCGGGTCTAAAAATACGTCTACAGTTGCTAAGTCATTAAAAAACCCAAATAGCGCTAAGATGATAGCTGCAAGAGCAAAAGCCGCCAAAATGACTGGCACAACTACTCTAGGACAAAGAGTAGCGAGAGGCACTAAGAAGGCTGCTGGAAAAGTTGTTAAAAAAATAAAAAATAAACTGATCCCAGCGACCGCATAAGAGGTATAATAATATGTATGTATCTGAACGCTTTATAGCAAAAGTAGCGTCTAAGGCAGTTACTAATGTTCGCGCGGGTATGCATGGTGCGCCTACATCAAAAGCGGCTACCATAAAAGCTAGAATAAAAAATGCACTAAAGAAAAAGAAGAAGGCTCCAACTCAAACAACCTCAGTAGTTAAAAAAGCAAGAAGAGAGCCCGAGGGCTTGCCATTTCATGGTGCCCCCGTTGGAAAATAAATAAGTGGAGTAACTCAATATGTTTATAATCGCAGAATCACCAAGCGTAGTATCTGTCCCAACCAAACTAAAATCTACCGATAAAAATGGTAGAGTTAGAATGGAGTGCATCCTTCAAACGTGTGATGAGATAAATAGAAATAAAAGAAAGTATAGTAGAGCTTTATTGGATGAAGGTCTGAACTCTATTAAGAAGAGAGTACAAGAAGGATCTTTTATTGGAGAGCTAGATCACCCAATAGATCAGAACCCAGTTAGACAAGTAACAGTATTATATAAAGACTGTTCTCATAGAATCTTAGAGACTGGTTGGAGTTCAAATAAATTAATGGCGACTATAGAAACATTAAGAACTCCTAATGGTTACATCTTAAAAAATCTTGCCGAAGATGGCGTTCCTGTCGGATTTAGTTTCCGTGGAATGGGAGATGTAAAACAAATAAATGAAGGTAGTGATGTTGTATATGAAGTTCAACATCCTTTACATGTAGTAACTTGGGACTCCGTAAGTTATCCAAGTCATGACTCAGCTAGAATGATTAAAATAACTGAAACAGTTACAAGAACAATTCATGAATCTGTTGGATTAATGGAATGTGTTTCCGAAAAGGGTGGGTTAGTGTGCCTTAAAAATGGCGTGTGCATGATTCCAAATCAGTATGATAAACTAGTAGAGACACGAATGAAAGATTTAAAAAATAAGTATAGTTTATAATTAAATATGATATTGGGAATAAATCTGAGTTGTAAAACGTTAGGATTGATATGAATAGGAAATATACGTTAGAAACAGTTAGAGAAATATTTAAGAAGGAAGGTTGTGAACTTTTAGCAGAAGAATATAATAATTGTGATATTCCTATGAAGTATAGATGTATTTGTGGGAATGAGTCTAAGATTTCTCTTTATCATTTTAGAGAAGGTAAGCGATGTATGAGCTGTGGAATAAAGAAAAGATCTAGTAAAAAGAAACATTCTCAAAAAGAGGTTGAATATATATTTAAAAAAGAAGGATGTAAATTACTGGACAAATATAAGAATAATAATAGTCCTGTAAAGTATAGGTGTGTTTGTGGAAATATTTCTAGTACAGTTCTTGGTCGTTTTAAGGAAGGAAGTAGATGTAAAAAATGTGGAATAAAACGAAGAGCGAATAGTCATAGATACTCTCAAGAAGAGGTGAATAGTTATTTTAAAGAAAGAGATTGTGTTTTATTAGATAAATATATTACATGTGAAATTCCTTTAAAATATAAGTGCAATTGCGGAAATACATCAAAAATTACTTTTAGTAATTTTAAAAGGGGCCAACGATGTATTTATTGTAAAATAGATAAACTTTCCGGAGAAAACAGTTCTAATTGGAATCCAGATAGAAGTAAAATAAGGTCGATTAAAAGAATTCATTCTTTAAGTTCATCATATAAAAGAAAATTCAGAAAGAAATATAATATAAATAATTTAAAAATTCATATTGATCATATTTTTCCAATAAAAGCATTTGTTGAAAATAACATTTATGATTTAGATATTATAAATGGTGAAAGTAATTTACAATTTTTAACTGAGATGGATAATAAGAAAAAAAGTGGTAAATATAAGCAAGAAGAATTTTTAAAATATATTAATTCTTTAAAATTAGAAGGAGTTATGTAAACATGGCACTACCAGTATTAACACAACAAAGAAGTTTAGATCCATATGACTCAAATCGTTGGAGTTCAGTTATTAATAGATTTACCAGGGTCATTACTGGCGGCCGCGACGTAATTTTACACTCCTCAACATCATTTAGATTATCTATTTCAGATGACCCAGTAAATTCAGAGGCTCCTTATTCTACAATCGACGTCAGCGCCGGGCTTTGTATAAAAGATGATGTTTTAATTCATATAACTGAGGAATATCAAGTTGACTTTACAGATAGATTAATGTACGTAGATGAATCAGATGAAGGTGATGTTTTATTTAATAGTGAAGGATGGTACTATGTAGTAGTTGATTATCAGTATAGTAGACGTCTTCCTAGACCAACTGCATATTTGAGAGTTATAAAAAATAAAACTATTTACTCTACTTACCCCGATAACTATTTATTTTTAGGGGCGGCGTATGTTGAATATGTAGAGAACGCATGGCAAATTTCATTAGTACAATATAGTGACCCTAGTGTTATACCTCCATTAGAAAGATCAACCTATGCATTTGGGGTTCCTAGTATAGTTGATGGTGGAATCTTAACATCAATTGGTCTTATAGATGATGAATAAGGGAGGATTTAATGCCAGCAAAACAGTATCCTAAAGTTAGGCCAGAGCAAACATCTATATTAGATACTTTCTCTGAAAATAGTGCGGAGAACATAGGAAAAATTGTACAAGCATTTTCTCCAGAATACACTACTTCAAATGAATCTAATTTAAAGAAAGCGACTGGTGTCTGCGCACAGCCAGAAGAATTAACTTCTACTTTTGCGTATATATATGGCCCGTTGACAATAATTACATCAGACACAAACGAGATACTTAATCAAGAGAGAGGGTCTACTGAAGATAACGCTTTTGTAAATTCTGGACAAGCAATTAGAATTGCAGTAACTCGCGGAAATTGTGTTATAAAGAATACTTTAATAGAGATAACACAAAGAACTTATCTAACTGTTTATAGCAATCCTCATCCAATACAGGGACAAGTAACAACCCAATATAATGCTAGGAATTCATATTTACATGAATCCGGAGATCCTACTCAACCTGGAAGTTATTGTCCACAGATCAAAAGAAGTACTCAGTATGTTATGGCTGTAGTATATTATAATCCTGATTTATATAAATCTGCATACTTATGTTTGGTTAATGAGAACACCTATGAGAAGTTTAAAGAATATATATGTGTACTTGGAATTATACAAATAGATTTAAATGATAGTTTAGTACCAAATTTAATTCAAGAGAGCGGTATAACAATTGTACACCCAGAGGATTCCTCTATTACTAGACAAGAAATCTGGCAATGGGATGAAGTGAATGGAGAAGAACTAGGAGAAGATATAAATCTATTTCCGTGGCCTGTGGTCCCTTCTCATAGAACTCTTTTTGATGTAGAATTTGATCTTAGTATGTATATTAGATATGGAAATAATTATAAAGTTCTTCGTAGACATACCAGCGAAAGTAGTGTTTTTCTTTATACCACATATGTAAATGTAATTGGCGGAAAAGCTTACCATCTGAGAATAAAATATATTCATTATGGATCAGACAATATAAATTTCACTCTCAATACTAAAATTTATTATGGGGATCAACCATATAGCGCAATAGGGTGTGCAGCCGATGAAGGCATATTCGGAGTAACGTCTGGAGATTTGACTAACAATTTAAATATATTGGGAGAGGTTAGCCAAAATACATATGCATATGGTGTAGAACATACGGTGGATGAAATTCTTGTAATGCCTGAATCTGTTAATCATAAAATTACATTAGAAATGATTGGGCATGGGTGGGAATGGAACCAGCCAGTTGGAGACGAATATGGACGCCCTGAAGGTTTAGTTACAGAGTTACTCGGAATAACTGATTTTACTCAGGGAGTAACATATAGAGGCTCAATAGATGGATTGGTATTTAGCGAAATTAGTCTTACAGAATTAAGTTAGGAGAAAATAAAATGGCAACTCTTATAAAATTAAAAAGAGGTGACACGACCTATGTGGATGATCACTTATTGGTCAGAGGCGAACCAGCATTTACATTGAATAAAACATTTGATAGCGGCCCACAGAGTGGTGTCAGTGTATCAGATAATACTTTACGAATAGGAAATGGTTCAGATGATGGTGGAGTCGCATTTTTAAATGCTGCTGACTCACAATTAATGTCAACATATGCATTGTATATGGTTGGCAAAGTATCTAAGAATTTATCTAATATATCTCGAGAAATAATAAATGGGGAAGATACTATATATAATAGAGGTATTGCTGCGTACTCTGAAACCCCAGCCGCAGTCGCAACAGGTGTAATAAATCAGACATGGTATACTCCAGAAAATGTATTAACAAGTAGGAAGATATATCCAGCTGGGTTAGATTATAGTTATGTATACGTTGATGGAAAATTACATCCGATTGATAATGGTTCATATTTAACTATTCCTGAAAATGATGAATCATATCCTGTTGTTTATTATCTAGCTGCTGTTGGATATCCGTATTTGGCTGGCGAAAATAATTATGTAATAGATACAGTTTCGACTTTATTTTCAGAAGAACAGATAAACAATTCATTTAGATATCTACCACAATTACTAGGTCCCTACTCTGCTAATCCATATTCTGGATCCGTAGTTGGAGAATTAGTTAAAGCTTATGACTTAGGTCCGTTTGAAATAGATGGGTGGCAAACAGATTTATCTGAGATAGATTCTGATGTTAAAGTGATAACTAAAGAACATGTTATTGTAGCATATGCTTATCATGTACCTGCAAATCATACTGGGAATAATCTTACAAATGTGCTTTCACATGATATAATTCGAGATGAGTTTGGAAATGGAAAATATGGGTTACCAGTTCAGAATGCACTCAGCGCCTCTGAGGACTTTTTTCCTACTTATAATATTGATCCATATTATATGTCTACGGCGTGGGAGAACGATGCTATAACTCAAGCCAACGTTCATTTTTCACCAAGAGCTACAATGATAAATTTTGATAGAGACATAGGTACACAAGATTATAATATAGATATAGATGTTATTTCCTATTCAGGATCCCCACACCAATTTGCTGCAGTTGAACCTGTAGAGAGATATAGAACTGGATTTTTAGTTCAAAGTAGGGGAGATGTAGATAAAATTAGATTTAAATGGACTGTTACAAAGAAAGGATTAGAGTAGAATGATCAAAGTATTTAAGAGAGGTAACCCGACTGTATTATATAAGATAGATGAAAATATTTTGACGCTATCTTTATATAATGATTTTTCCCAGTCGTTAAAAGTAGATTTAAATGAAACAATTAATAACAAAAGTCAAACGATTACAATATCTGCATTAAATTATAAACTAATATTAGGAACGAGTGGTGATTACATTGTAGGTAAATTATCAATTAATAAAAATATGGTACTTTCCTCTGACGAAAATAAAAAGAAATCAGAAGACATTATATTTCTTAATTTATTTAAATTACCGAAAAATATAATCATGGAAAGTTTTAATATGGAGGAAGAAGAGAATGAGCTTTAATATTTTAATTAAAGATCCATATAGATTAGCAGTAGAAGGTGCTAGTGGTGGACAAAATACAGTTTTATATGATGCAGCAGGAATACCTTCTCAAATGTATGTAATCCCTAGATTTGATATTATATCAGTCGATCCTACTGCGATGTATATACCATTTACAAGTGTCACCGCTAGTGGTAGTCCTGATGTTAATACTAGAGAAATAGTATATACTGCTCATGGATTAACCGCTGGCGATGTAATAACAATAGTCGGGGAAAGACCATCATCAGATTGGCATGGTCAAGATGTTGTAGTTAGTTCTGTACCAGATGTTAATACATTTAGAATTCAGACAAATCCAGTAGCAGCAATCGCATGGGGTGATATAAATGAGACTGGAATGTGGATACAGGGATTAATGGGTCATGGAATCCATCCAGCATTTATATGTGGTCCCCACGAGACATATAGCCCTGGATATAAATCAGAAATATTTGTAGGACAGTTTAGATCGTCTATAATCAATAATACTTTTCATTCTCTTCCACGTACACTTGTACAGGATCAAGTTGGATATGATTATGATTATATAAGACAGTCAATGATTGTAAAAGGTCCTGGTTGGCATGCTATGAATCTGTGGGAATGGTCAGCAATTGCTTTTCAAATTTTATCAAATGAAACAACTGTTAGAGGTATAGGTACATCATCTTCATATGATTATGGAGATAATAGATATTTGGGTATAGATAGATCGGTTAGAAGTCCAAATGCGAGTTACCCATATGAGACTGTAACCCCAGCATATAATCTTACATCAAATGATTACTATACAGGATCTGGTCCAAAAAGTTTCCGTCATAATAATGATTTTACCGGAATCTCTGATATCGTGTCTCCAAACGGAGAGTTTATAGGTGGGATTTTTATTCACTCTGGACAGATTCGATTTAATTCTTTTAATAGTTTTGAAGCCGAAAGAAAATATGGAATTACTAGTGCAGCCAATACATTAGAGTGGACTCAGGATGGGGTTGGTGGTGGTGGAAATGGATGGTTATCATTTAAAGAACCATCTGCTGGTGGGATCTGTGATATAATAGGAACATCTGATGGGTTGGCATCCGACTATAGTGGATTGGCTCATTCAAGTTCATGGAACCAATATCCTCCTAGTTCAACGCTTGATTTTCATGCAGAATCATTAGCAGATTCTAATTATGATGATTTAGTTAGACTTATGAGACTTTCCTTAATGGCTAGTGGAGGTATATGGAGAGCTGTATCGACTGCAAATCAAACAGCAAAAGAAGCAGTTATTACTGGCGGATTCCCATCCGACGAACTAGCTACAGCAGCAGGCGATTCAACCTTTTACTTCATGCAAAGAGGTGTAGGAGATTCATCTACCGGTTCTGGAACTGCGGATAATGTTGGTGGGCCTTTTGGATTTAATGTAAGAAAATATGACAATTTGGAAGCACCACGAGTTGCATTTATACCGTAAACTGAATAGTTTATTTGAGGAGAAAAGAACATGCCTAATATTTTTGTAAAAGATGGATTAAGATCTTCAGTCGAATCATTGACTGGTGGTAAGATAACAGTTTTATATGACACCAATGGTGTGCCGTCATATATGTATATATTGAATAGATTTGAAGTAGAGGATAAAAATTTTAACAAAATACCTATCCTTGATTATTATGCCGATGAAATACATCCATTAGGAATAATTAATTTCCAAATAGATAATAGAATTAAATCAGATGGTATTCGTCCAATAGAGGAGGGAGATTATGTTCATTATGTTCCTCCCGAACCATCAGTAGGTGCTACAAATACTCTTTACTCTGTGATGCCAACTCCGAATAGGTATCAGGTAGATTCAGTAACTGATGATTATGTATACCTGATAGATTTAGCAATACAAGGGATAGACGAGGGAACATTTACCTCTTATCCCAATCAGGAATATTTAATTAAGTCTACTAATTATTGTGGTAGTGGTTATCACCCTGCATTTAAATATAAAGCATCAGATGGTACTTTTGATTACCATGATGAAATATTTATAGGTCAGTTTATATCTGCATCAGAAGGAAATTCTTATTTCTCTATGCCTGGATTCAATCCTACTTCAGGAATTTCTTATTTAGATTCCGCTGCGGCAGCTTCTAATAAAGGAGTTGGATGGCATATGATGACGAATTGGGAATGGTCAGCTATGGTATTTGATGGTCTAGCTTCTGGACATAATCCAGGTGGAAATACATGGTATGGAAGATATGATCCAAATTTCGCCGGTGATAATATAAGTCCAAATTATAATTATCAGTCAGGAGTAAGAGTTGATGGATTAGTACCTGGAACAGAATCTGGAGATGGTACAACCTACACTGGTAGTGGCCCATTAAGTTGGACACATAATGGAGAAGTTACAGGTATAGCAGATGCAATTGGAAATAAAGAAGAATGGATTAACGGGTTTGCTGTTAATAATGGGCAATTATTTATACCAAGATATAATAAAACATCTACTATTTCTGCCGCTGCTGGAACAGACATAATATCTTCTGCGGCATATAATAAAGGCGGAGCATATACTCCACAATTAGATGTTTCTTCAAATTTATATACTATAAATGGTAGTAAACGATGTGAATGGACAGATATGCCAACTACGGCAGCATATGATGATGATAGTAATGTCCCACAATCAGATAAATATTTATTACAACAAGCTTTAATTGATCCTTCTTGGTGTAGAGATTTAAATGGACATAGTTATGGCCATACTAGTGTTTATAGAGGGTCGATCAGGCCTACAAGAGGAGGATATTGGAAGATACCTAGAAATGAGACTGGGTTCTTTAATTTACGTTTGGTTAGAACAGACGCCTCAATCGGGTCTTTAACAGGATTTAGATTAGCATATACTCCTAGTATCTCATAGAAAGGATAGAAATGAAAACAAAAATTATACATACATCTAATGGAAATATTTCTGGAGAGACTCTTTTTGAGGCTGTTTCAGAATATGTTAGAACTAATGGTAGGATACCAAAGCAACATTTAATTAATAAAATAAATATTAAAATTTCTGAACTAGATATTAAATGTAAAAAATCAAATCAAACTATTGAAAAATCTATAGTTACAGTTGAAAAGATAAGAACAGATGTAGCAACATTAAAGTATGAAAATTTAAAAGCCAAAGACCAACTTCTGCAAGAACTATTAGTTTAGAGCTTAGTGCTAAAGTTGAGAAATTATTTTGAGGACAAATTAACAAATGATAGTAAAGTCGCTAAATAGAGTTGATGGAAAATTAATAAGTAATGAGAATTTACTATTTTATCTTTCTCAGGTGGTATTGACAAAGACTGATGAGGAAATCGAGAGAGCTCAGTCGAAACTTGAGGAGGCGAAGGAAGAGAGTAAGAGCTACAGAGCTAAGATAATTGATATAAAAACCGAACTAACTGATCTAACTAAAGAATTTAGTAAAGAGAAAGCTTTGAAGCGGGTTCTATCCCTGATTAATACCTTAAATCGAGAAGGAGTTTTAATAGGGAAGAGCAGAATTAATATTGTAAACATGTTACAAGGAATTGATAATAAAGACTTTGAAAGTCTACGGAATATTGAGGAACGATTAAGTTTAAAAATTCCAGACAAATTTTAGAAAAATAAAAAAGGAGTAAGTAAAATGATGCAACATTTACTACAAGAAACATATAATGCTACAAAACGCAACACTGGTCTAGACGTACGTTCGCCTCAAGGTTTCCGTCAGATGCTTGCAAGCCCAGAGAGCTTTAAGTACTATGCAAAGAACCTAGCCGAAGGTCTACCTACGGACCAAGCTGATGACTTCAGTCAATTAGCCGAGAATACTCGTCTAAACCTGATGGAAAACAGCATGTTCCAACTGAATCCATATGAGACAATGACACTACCTATACTTCGCGTATTCTATCCGAAACTAGTCGCGAAAGAATTAGTTAATGTAATGCCTATTGATAAGCCCGATGTAATCAAAGGATTTATAAGACCTTCATTCAAACGTCACGTTGATAGTGGCTATGATCATGCATTCCCTTCAACCTCCACAGATATCTCTCGTGGTCCTTCTATTGGTATCAGCGTAGCTGCTACAGCAACTGAGGGTCAAAATCACGATGTGCTAGCTGAGGTCTCACTGGATAGCACTGACTCACACCTTGAAAAAGATTTCAAAATCACCGGTATTTATGATCAAACTGGTGGATACGTTGCCGTTGATTGGCAAGCCGATGTCGACGGTAATTTCTCTTTTGACGTTACCACAAATGCAGGTCCAGATACCGTAAGTGGTCATGTTGATTACTTAAACGGTCTACTGACCTGGAGTTCAGCGACAGGCGAAGTAGCTGAAATAGGCTTCCAGGGATATGCGTCTCTAGAAGAAAACACAATTAACCCGACTGTCAAGTTCGACGTTGAAAAGATAAGATTCAAAGTCGTAGACAGACGAATCTCTGCAGAATGGACAGTGAATATGGAACAAGACATTCAGGCTCTTTATGATATTAAGCTTCAAAGTGAGCTTGTAAATATCATAGGTGAGCAGATTGCTCTTGACATTGATAACCAACTAATTAGTACGCTTATTACTGCTAATAGTTCCAACAACCCATCTAGCCATACTGACTCATTTGATCTGAATCCTCCAACTGGATTCACATGGGGTCGTAAGGCATGGTATGAAAATATTATTCCAACACTGAATAAGCTTTCCGCACAGGTGTATAACACCTCTCTTATCGGTCCTGCTAATACATTAGCATGTAACCCACTTGATGCAGCAGTATTTGAATCCCTTAACGGCTTCGAATATGTTGGCGATAGTGTTGCCGGTGGAGATGTCGGATACCGTTCAGCTACAGTATCTTCAGGTAAATGGAAGATTCTTGTTTCTAGTATTGTTCCTCAGGGTACAGTAATTATGAAACACAGAAGCCCAGAAATGATGAAAGCGGTTTGCGTGTATGCCCCTTACGTACCAGCACTCTTAATTCCTTATCCTCTTGGTAACAATCCATCACTTACAATCCTAAGTCGTTATGCGGTTAAGGTAATAAGACCTGAAGGATTGGCTGCACTAACCATTACAGATTCCGATACTGGTGCATAATTCAATAAATTAATATAATACTAAAAATTATAAACATTATAGGAAGCCTGAGATCTTTGGTCTTGGGCTTCCTTCACATGTATATAGAGAGGAAAAAGTAATGATTGAAAATATCATTAAAAAATTATTGGATTTAGATTCGAAGATTAGTAAGTTAATTCAAACTAAGCAGGGTTTAAATCCAACGTTTACCAGAACCATTAATTATGATCTAACTAATCTAAACGAGATGGCAGAAATAGAGGGATTGATTACAGAACTCTCTTTATTTTTTGAGAAGATTCCAGAGTTGAAACATAATTTTGAGTGTTTGAGGAATGTTTACATCAGTGAGTTTGTTTCCAATAAAGAAGGCGATGAATAAGAAAGGACTGCAATGGAATTATTAGAAAAAATAGAAACCAAGAAAGCTAAAATTGGTATAATTGGACTTGGCTACGTAGGTTTGCCGTTGGCCCTTAAATTCGCAAAGGCAGGATTCAGAGTCAGGGGATTTGATGTAGATGAAAGAAAGATTAAAAAACTTAAATCGGGTAAGTGTGATATAAGTTATATAAGTGATGAAGAACTAGATATTTTAAATCACGGTGTGGAATTATTTACATGTTGGGAAAAGCCTCCGAAAAAAATCTTAGTAGATTGTGATTGTATAATCATATGTGTTCCAACCCCAACCATTAATAATAAACCAGAAGTAAAGAACTTAGAAATATTGATTGACACTATTCATAATAACATTGTAAGTTATGGGAAGTCTGATTTTTTAATTGTATTAGAAAGTACAGTGTATCCTGGGTTTACAAACAAAAACTTCTGGCGTTTTAAAGATGACAAGTTAAACCCAACAAGATCTAGAGGATTCGAAGGATATGTTGCATTTAGTCCTGAACGAGTAGACCCAGGAAATAAATTATATACTTTAGAAAATACTCCAAAGATTGTTGGGGGAGTTGATCCAGTTTCGACTGCTATTGCAAAAGCACTATATTTAAATATTGTAGATGAAGTAGTAGAAGCTTCAGGAACTCATGTAGCAGAACTAACAAAGCTATTAGAAAATATGTATAGATTTGTAAACATATCTTTTATGAATGAAGTCAAACAATTCTGCGATCAAATGGAAATTAGTTTAAAAGAAGTGATAGAATTGGCAAGTACAAAACCATTTGGATTTTCTCCATTCTATCCAACTGCATCTATAGGCGGAGAATGTATAGGAGTAGATCCATATTATTTTAAATATGAATCGAATAAACATGGGGTCGATACCCCCATCATAGACGCATGTACAGGCGTCAATAAAAAATCATTAGATATTTTAATAGACAAGATTAAATGGATTTTAGATTCTGCGGACAAACCTGTGAAAGGAGCTAACATTGCTATTATTGGATTGGCTTACAAAAAGAATGTGGGAGACGTTAGAAACTCTACCGGCACTGCTATATTGGAACAGTTGCTTTTCAGAAGGGCTAACATTACTTATCATGATCCTTATGTAGATAAACATTATAGTTTTGAATCAGAAGATCTCAAGACAATATGTAAACGATCTGATGCTGTAATAATTGCAGTTGATCATGATAATGTGGATTATAGTATTATAAAAGAATACTCAGATATTATAATAGATACAAAAAATATTTTCGAAGATGATGAATGGGTTTACCAGGTTTAGATATACTATATATATTAAATAGTGAGAACGATGATTTATCTTTTTTTGGGTAGTGAATGACTGGGTTACTTCACCTTTAAATGAAACAAACACCTAGTTGATTTTTTCCCAATGTTTTTAGCGAGTAGTGAAAGATAGAGTTACTTCTTTAAAATGAAACATATACTCTGTCGCTATTTATCTCGCGTTGATTTTTACAGGTAGTGATTGATTTGGTTACTTCATGGAGCTGGAACGCTGCTAGCCATCGGCTAGTGAGCGCCAGCGAAGACCAACACCAGATCGAGCTTTTCCTGTTTTTTCTTAAATTTATATTATTTATATATTTTTCGGGGTAGTGAATGTAAGGGTTACTTCATTTGAATAAGGATCAAAAGCGAAAAAATCGCCCTTGCGATATTCTCCCCATTTTTAAAGTTCGGGTCCGTGGATCCGAAGTGACGTGAAAGGATAGTTTGATGGCAACGATTAACAAGACCAAGTCGACGGCAGTGAGAAAAGATTCCCACAAAAATTTTATGGCTGGAACAAGTTTTGACATTACTCCACTAGTAAGATTAAGAGCAATGGCTGCGTCATGTTTCTTTGGAGAACCGAAGTATTACACTTCCTCTGGTTCTGGAAAAAAGAAAAGTTTTGATGAAGCAAGAAAATCATCCACATTATCAGACACCCAAATAAAATATTTAAGAGAAAGTTTAGATGCAATAGATAAATATGATTGGAGAAGTCTTAAGCCAACTGAATTGATGGAACGAGCAATTGATGAAGCATTAGCATTCGATCCAGAAGGAACTCTTTATATTGCAGCTGCACTTAGAAATGAAGACAAGATAAGAGTTACTCCTCAAGTAATAATGGTAAGAGCTGCAAATCATTTAAAAGTAAAAGGCACTGGCCTAATAAGAAAGTATGCTCCTTCAATTCTCAGGAGAATGGACGAGCCAGCTACTCAATTAGCATATCAGTTAAAAGCATTTGGAAAACCTGTACCCAATAGTCTTAAGAGATCTTGGGCAGATAGATTTCTAATAGCTAAGAAATATGAACTTGCTAAATATAGAATGGAATCAAGAGAAGTCAAAACTGTTGATGTTATTAATATGATTGACTTTCAATGGAACGATGATATCCGTGCTTTAGTAGGCGGTGAACTTAAACTCAATGACGAAACTTGGGAAGCATTAAGATCCAAAGGTGAGTCTTGGGATAAGTGTCTAGGCGTTATGGGACACTTTGCAATAGTTAAAAATCTTAGAAATTTAATTACTGCTGATGTGGATCAGGATCTAATTGTTGATAAGATGACTAAATCTGCTGAACGTGGAATGTTATTACCATTTAGATACTGGACAGCATATATGGCAGTAAAGAATGCACATCCAACTGGTTCTGCTAAGATATTAGATGCACTTGAAGATAGTCTAATGAAATCAATGCCTGAGCTTCCTCAGCTTCCAGGTAAATCTCTAATACTCACCGATAACTCTGGTAGTGCTTATGACTCAGGACCGGGAGAATACTCATCAGTAACAGTTGCGGAGATTGGAAACATGATGGGTATACTTACCGGAATGATTTCCGATGAAGGAGTCATTGGTGTATTTGGGGATAGATTAAAATACCATGATGTAAGAAAAAGAAGTTCTGTATTTGATCAACTAAAAGAAGTTAATAAGATTGGCGTGAGCATAGGTCACGGTACTGAGCATGGCATCTGGTTGGCCTTAGATGAAATAACTCAGAAGGAAATTCATTATGATAACTTGTTTGTGTATTCCGATATGCAAGCTGGTCATGGTGGATTGTATGGATCAGATAAATCGTCCTACTCTGATTTCATATTCCCGAACTCAGGTCAATATATAGATGTCCCCAAACTTGTAAATAGATATAGAACAAAAGTGAATCCTAATATTAATGTATTCCTAGTCCAGACAGCTGGGTATCAGGATACAATAATTCCAGAGTATTACAGAAGAACATTTATTCTTGGAGGTTGGAGCCACAGCGTTCTGATGTTCGCAAGAAAAATGATCGACATTTCTAACCAAATAGAAACACAGCAATCGTAAAAGGCACAATGCCTTTTTTTTCTAAACATTAAGGAGATATTGTTATGGAAAAAATAGTGATTCTGTTAATAGACGATGATGAAATGATCAGAGATTTGGCTGTTGATATCTTAGAGAGCAGCATGAAGAATATTGAAATAGAAGTAAAAACTGATCCAAGGGAAACACTTCTACATCCGTTTTATGATATTGTAATTTCAGATTTTAGAATGCCTGGAATGAATGGTGTAGATTTTATTAGGGAGATTAAAAGATTTAGCCCAACTACTGTAGGAATTTTAATGAGTGGTAACGATGTTCCTAATATGGATGTAGAAGGGTTTGAAGTAGTCGATATATTTGTACCTAAACTGGAACTCACATCAATACCGAAAATAATTTTTTCTATTCTTAGGAATAGAGATCTTGACCCTGATGTTTATAATAGTAAGGAGTAGATTATGCCATTATTTACCTTTGAATGTAAAGAGTGTACCAATACTTGGGAGTCTTTACAGAAGGGAAAGACAAAAGAAAAATGCCCTAATTGTGGAAGCTTAAAAACATCGAAAGTGTTTGGAACTTTTGCAACGAAGGTAACCAATAAAATTAATACTAGTACTCCAGTAGAACCCAATGATTATGGAATGACTGCAAGGGTTCCGATTATAGCAGATAAAATTAGTGGTCGGACACTAGGAACTGGACCACCTCAATTTAGAGAGGATTAGAATGAGACTGAAGACTTTATCATTTGATGCTTTGAAAATAATTTCTCAAGAATGTAAATGTAAAAATTTAACTACTGTCTGGACAAATGGATGTTTTGATATAATGCATGCGGGTCATATTAAGTACCTTAGGAGAGCAGCCAACGCTGGTGATGTACTTATAGTCGGCCTCAATACTGATGAATCTGTTGTAAAAAATAAAGGTCCTGGTAGACCGATAATGAACCAGGAAGATAGAGCACTAGTTCTTTCATCATTAGAATTTGTAGATTATATTCTTCTTTGGGACGGTAAAGATTTCGACGAAGTTCTAAGAGGATTGAAACCAAATTATTATGTGAAGGGTGGCGATTATACTATTGATACAGTAGTTCAAACAGAGAGAAAAATTGTTGAAAATTATGGTGGTAAGATATTATTATTTTCTGGAGTAGAAGGAATATCTACTACTGAGATAATTACGAAGATTAGAAAGGGCTCCAATGAGTAAGGAGATAGTTGTATATACTGACGGTTCATGTTTAGGTAATAATCAGAAAGGAACATTTCCTGGAGGATGGGCAGCAGTTGTTTTAGAAGATGGAAAAGAATTAGAAGTACTAAAAGGTAATAAAGAGAATACTACAAATAGCGCAATGGAAGTAATGGCTGCTTATAGTTCATTAGTACATATTAATAATAACTTTGAACCTGGAACAAATGTAAAGATTTTTAGTGACTCAAAATATGTTTGTAATTCTATAAATAGTTGGTTGCAGAAGTGGTCATGTAATGGTTGGATGAATAGTAAAAAATTAGAAATTGCTCATGTAAATCTATGGAAAGAAATAAATGAGATCCTCAAGAAATTTAATGTATTAGCAGAATACGTTGAGGCTCATAAAGGAAATAAGTATAACGAACTCTGTGATACTTATGCTAAAGAAGAAGCTAATAAAATAAAGACGTGGGGATCTATTCCACTTATATTTATAGACTTCGAGACCACAGGAGTGAGTGAGAAGAAAGATCATGTATTATCTGTCTGCGCTATACGAGCAATTGTAGATCTTGATAAGATGGAAGTAGTTGATTGTGATGACGTAGAACCATACATTAGATATTACTATTCTGAGTCAGGATGTTATGATCCAAGAGCAGTAGCTGTAAATGGATTAACTCATAAAACCATTACAGAATTTAGAGGAGATGCAACATATCCCGAATTTTATAGAAATGATTTAACATCTATAGAAAAATATTGCAAAGGTATAAAACATTTTGTAGCACATAACTCTACGTTTGATAGAAGGTTCTCTAAGATGCATTGGACATATTCATTTTGTACATGTGGAACCAATACAAGTGTTATGAGATTACCACTTAATAAATTCCACCCTAATTTTAAATATAAAAAACCAACCTTATTAGAGGCAGCTCATTATTATAATGTTAAATTCAATCAAGAAAATTTACATGATGCCGCATTTGATGCCGATATATGTAGACAAGTATTTGAAGGAATGTTATCTAACGAGGAAACTAAAGAAAAGGTAGTCGATTTCTTAATAGTATAATTTGCGGACAAACTGTTAAACATGGAGTAGTATCATATAAATGTATATTTCAGAACATTTTATAGAACTTGAATCTTTGGAGTCTATGGTATTAGATGAAGGAGTAGCAGATTCTCTTAGACAATTAAAGAAACTTATTGTCGATGTATCTGGGTGGTTCTCTGGTATATTTAGAAAAATGGATTTATCTATTTTTAAATTGCTTAGAATCACTAAGGCACATGCTAAGAAAGTCTTGCCAGAGTTTGTTAAATCAATTAAATCTGAAAATATAACATCAGCAATTAAAGTTCTTTTAAAAGGTTTTGGAGAATTATTCAATGAGGTGAGAACAGTATATGGTACTGGTCTAGCTTCTTGGATAATGGCTTCGCTATACGTAGCAACTCTAATTCTTTTTTTAATATCTTTATTTCTTTTTTTATTAATATCATCTCCAGTTCTTATAATGATAACAGTATTATCTGTCGTAGTATTTGAAATATTTTCTTTATTTAGAGATATGTTAAAACCATTAAAAACATTAGGAAAAACTGTAGTAAGTACTAAAAAAGTATATTCATCTATATCTAAAGCTGCACCAGACACATCTACTTCTAGAAAAGTAGCCGCTCTTTTAAAGAATGGATCTAAACCAGCTTTGGCAGCGTGTGCCAGACACGTATCTACTAGTGCTGCAAATTATCAGGCTATGGGAAGTGATTCTGGAGGCATGGCTGGATCCGTTACCGTGTCGATTTTAAAGTTTACTTCGGAGGCGTATCTGAAGTATTTTTCTAAGTAATTATTTTGAGGACAAATTATAAAGGTTTTGCTTTATAATAACGTAAAACAAAAATAAGTGCAAATATCCTGCAATTAAATAGGAGGAATTAATAATGAGTAAGCAATTTGAAATTTTGGACTTTTATCTCACTGAAGGCAGTGACGGAGTCCTTCAAGGAATAGAAGACGGTATTGATATTGACGAATCAGATTCTGAAATATATGCCGAGCTTGATTTTCTTACAGAAGAAGCGATGAGAGATTCTCTTCGTGGTATAGTATTGGAGAGTTCCACTCCAGCAGAAGATAAGCTTCGGCATTTGGAAGTCATTGAGAATACTGTATTTAAAGAAGAGCACATTGCCAATTTTATGAACGAAACAATTCAACCAATTCTTGAGATGATTGGAGCCCTTGAGCCCGATTATCTTGAAGAAGCCGACGCCCCCGTCTCTTTAGATCTTGTTACTTATGAGGTAGCTTTGTCCCTTGAAGAAGCCAAATTAAGATATGAAACTGAAGGCGAAGCATCATTAACAGAAGATATTAGTGACGGATATGTTACTGAATCTACTGGTCGTGTAAATGAGAATCTTATTTCTTATTTATCCGAAGGTGCTCAAGACTTAGATCTCGACGAAGATCTGTTAGCAGAAGACTACGAGGATGATGACGAAGATATATATGTACTAGAAGAAGGTGACTTAGATGTTGCTGGACTTAGATCATTATTTGAAAGATGGTCTATTACTGATGAATCAGTAATGGCTTACATTATAGATGAAGCAATTCAATATAATCTAGCATATGGTACTCATAATCTTACCCCATCTATCCAACAAGTTACTGAGTTAATAGTTGAATCAAACAAGATCTTTGAAATTGAAGGAAGCCCATCAATTCTTGAAGAGTGGAGTCAGATTGAACTATCCGAGTATACTGCTACATCCAGCCGTTCTGGTGGTTCCGTAACAGACTCTAAAGTTAGAGGTACGGTATGGAAGCTTCAGCTGAAACTTAAAGAGTTAAGAGCCAAGTTAAGTAAGGCAGCCGGTGCTGCTAGAGAAAGAATTGGTAAAATGATAGAAGCTGTAAGAAAACAGATTATAGCTGCTAAAAATCTTGCAGTAAAAGGTGGTAAGAGAGCTGCAGCACTTGCTGGTAAAGGCGCAACTAGAGCAGGTAATGCTGTATCTAGAACAGGCACAGCTCTTGGAAAACATAAAATCAAGGCCGTAGCTAAAGATAAAGCTGGTTATGTTGCTAGAAAAGCTGCTGGTGCCAAGAGTTATGTAACTGGTAAAATTGGTGCAGTTAAAGGAAATGAAAAAGTTGGTAAAATGAGAAAAGGATTGTCCAACGCAGCTGGTAACGTTGCCAAGGCTATGAAATCCAAAGCTGGTAAAGTTGGGTTGGCTGTTACAGGCGTGGCCGCAGCTTCTGCCGCAGGAGCTTTAGCATATAAGAAAGCTAAAGGTTCTGGTAAGAATCGTGGACAAGCTGCTGACCAAGCAATTAAAGCCCTACGCTCTCAGTCTCGCGCATGTAAAGATGCTAAGAATCCTGAGAAATGCAGACGTTCTATCCAGAACAAGATTTCATCTTGGCAGGCTAGAAAAGCCAAGGCATAAGAATAATAAGGAACTCCTTCCTTATCATATAATAATTGTTTAAATTATTGGAAGGGTCGGATTCTATTGAATCCGGCCCTTTTTAATAATATATAGAAAAAGAAATGTCCAATCTATTTGCGGACAAATTTTTGATAAATAGAAAGAGAGAAATATTATAATGGCATTAAATAATATATTACTGATGGCTGTCGATGTAAATATCGGGTATGTGGGATTATCAGAGATAATCTCAAAGTTGGTCAGTTATTATAGCCAAATAGAATTTATGGTGGAAACAATAGATACATTTATAGATTCATTCGAGGGAGACCCAACCACTACGGTAACAACAATAGCTGATTTAAAAGCGAATATGTCTACATTTATTTTTGACTTTGATGAAGGGTCCGATGATGCAGATGAGTTATTAACACGTTTAAAAGAAAATGCCGATACTGTTATTACAAATTCTAGAATGAAGCGAGCATTAGATTGTGAAACGGCAGCGGAGGTTGAACAATTAACATCTATACCTAGGATGTTTGCTTCTGTTTTAAATGAAGATCTAATGTCTGCTATAGTTTTAGCATTTATACTTAATTATGAATTAGAAGAAGTGAAGCTTGCAGTATTAATAACGATAATTAAATATAATATGATCCCATTTGGAATTCCAACAGCAATACAAGAGTATAATAGTATATATGAAAATAATCCAATGGAAGACCTTGAATTATATTCGGAACTAGATGAAGATTGGGCCACAGCAAAAACTCAAATATACCTAGACGAGAACGGAATATTTGATTATGATTTAGTGTTTCAATCAGCAACAGTACCTAGACCTATTTCAGTATCATCTGAAAATCAGATAAAGGAATTAGTTTCTATAATGGGAGTTATATTTAATAACAATCGAATGGCTATCTCAAGTAGATCGGGTATTAAAAAAGTATATATTACTATAAACTCAGCATTTGAGAAATACTTTAGCGATTAAAGGAGCATACAACCGATATGGCAACTAACTTTATACCAGAATTAGATTATTTTTTTAAGAGTTACTGGGATACGTATGGCGAAATAACAACGTATAACATAGCAACATCTACACATGAATCAAATATTACGGATGATATCCCAGATGACTCTGTATTAGAATTGTTGTTCTCTAGTTCCTTCAGTTCTTCTTCATATAATCATCTGTTTGAGTCAGTTACATTAACCTCATTTTCATTACCAATAAGAGATAGAATACATTTTAAAAGAGGAACGGTTTATTGCTATAAGACTAGTGAGACGGGCTCAGAGGACGTTTTAGATCTAGAGGACTCTTTACCCATGTTAGAGCTTTTATTTGATTACAGGACAACACAGACGTGTGATCTGACCACTGTGACCTATAGTACCTTATCAACCAAACTTTCTAAATTAATCTATCTATATTTAGATCTTATGATTAATAATGAATATGAAAATATAAATTTATCTACTATATTTAGCGATAGTGATGATGTGTTATCTAATCTTTTTGAAACATATCTGATAAACGAGGCACATAAAAAAATTAAAGCTTGGGCGTATCTAGTAGAAGGTGATGAGATTAATTTAGTAATACGTAGATACCGAAGAACTATTACCGAGAGCGACGTGACTCTTGGATATATAGTTGTTTCTGATTTACCATACACAGGAACAGATAGGTTTGTTTATAAGGATGGTGATTTATTGGAGAGTACAGAATATGGAATAGTAATAGGAGAAAGTAATTTTATTTTTGGATGGGACGGGTTTAGTTCTTCTTTCGAGGAGGGAGATGTATTGATAATTGATTATTATATAGAGTATCAGGGAGAGTAATAATGCCTCAAAATTTTGAGATTAATCTTGCGTCATTTCCACATGAACGCATAACACATTTCTTCAAACTAATGGAACTTCTTAGACAGGGAGAGGACATTTACAGTTACGTTGTTGATTCAGTAGAATTGAACGATGTAGTTATATCTGATAAATATTATTCTGTATCCTCAAGTGTAAACGAGATTATAGTATCCTGGCAACCTAAAAAATTTATTACTGTTATTCCAACTGTTAAATATTTGAAGTCAGGTACAAATATTTATAAAACATATCAAGGTCTTTTATTAGAAGCAGGAAAGAATACAATGCTTCTTAACTTTACTTCATTAGATCCTAATGATACATCGGTAGAATGGGCTTCGTCTAATTCTTCGTTTGCATCTGTTAGTAGTTCTGGATTAGTAACCGCTTTAAAGCAAACTAATATAGTTACCATTACAGGAAAGGGTACTAATAGTGGAGAGATCGGAACTATCGATCTAACTATATCTGAAGATCTAGCTAGAATTCCTATTTATCAAATTCAAGATGACATAGGTAAACTATATGTAAAAGAAACAGATGTCTTTAAAATTAGATACTCTGTATACTCTAGTGGAAAATTTATAAGAAACGCATATTTGGATTATGTTATTCCAGAAGCTGCCGCCCTTAGAGGCCAATTTACATTTTCCGATAATTCTCTTGAGAGGATTGTCCGCGAGTTAGGTATTGAAGATAACTTAGCACAACTAACATTCAGTGAACGACAAAAGGCGCTGGAGTATTTTAAAACTATTATAGATGTTCCTGCGTTTATGACAGAAGATCATAGAAGATTAAGGAGAATGATATTAGATTGGTACTCAGTTAATAAAACCAATGTCACCCAGGCCAGAGTAGCTACTGATCCATTCTCTTTATCTGGTCAAGAATTAAATGAATTGATTGAAAGTTTTGGATTCCCATATCCACATGAATTAGGAACTAGGGATAATAAAGCAACATTCCTTTTACAACTAATAGACTTCTATCATAAAAAAGGAACACCTGATGTTCTTAAAAAAGTGTTGGGGTATTTTGGATTACATGATGTAGTTATCTCAGAATGGTGGATAAGAAAAAGAGAGACCCCCCAGTCTGCTGTTCATCAACTCCCATATATTAGATTAAAATTTATATTTGTGAATTTTTTACTTCTCATATTGGAAGGATCGCTTATGGATCCTGTAGAACTTGAGGATTCCTGGACAGATATGATTAGTGGTGGTAGATTAACTGAAGACAATTTGGTATTTATACTATACGATCTGGACGGATATCCTGAGCATATTGTTCGACATTTTTTTAGAGAAGTTGACACTAATGAAACTGGATATATATCATATGATTCATTAATGGAATATTTACGAAATGAAGATGAAGATAATATATTGATGCATGGTGCAAATTACATGGCTTTCTTTAGTTACATAACATTTATAGTCGGTGGGATCGATCCTTTAAGTGATAGAGTATCATGGAATGACTTTTGGAATGAGATGGGTGGAATGCCATTTCCAAGAACATTTTTTGATGTATTAGATACTGATCATGATGGGGAATTAACTTTGGATGACTGCTGGAACAATATACCAGATTTTGAAGTATTCGGACTTCTTTTTCTATCATTCCTTATAGGACAGATGCTAGGAACTGACCATGCTACATATGCTACACTCGTAGGTGCGATGGGTGCAGATTATATTCCGGAGAGTGTATTCAATCGAATGGATCATGATGGAGATGGTACACTAACGTTTCCAGATATATTAGCAGATATATCAGATGGACTTGAAAATGAAAGCATGATTACTGGATTTTATTCATCATTCAGTATACTTAATGACATGATTGGACTTTCCCCACCCCACACAGTACCCGCCCCAGCAGTACCATACAATACTTATCCGAATGAAAAATCTACAAATGTTCGATCATATACATCTGATATGTTACACCCCGGAACATATAATTTAAACTTAAACTTTACAGTATATTCTGTTAATGGAGATCAACCAAGATGTCAAGAAGTTAGATTAAGAATATTTTCTAATGCATTTGATACTACTGGATTATCGTATAAAGTATATGAAACTATTATTTATAATGTTGGATTAAATGAAGAAGTTACATTTAGTGATACGTTTACATTTGATACTCCTCATAATTGTGCTATGGTCTTAAATTTCGATGCAGTAATAGAATCATATAATGGTGACGAAGTAACAATGGAAATTAATACTCAAGAATTGTTTCTTGTTTATAGTTCTTCCCATGATTTTTATGCTAAGTCTCAGCCTATTGTTCCTGCAAATCAGAGAAATAATACAGAGTATATGCGTGAAATGACATATGCTGATTTTATAGATGGAGACCCATATTGGAGATTAACAGAAGATCAATTAGAATATGGATATCTTACAAATGTAATTGGATTACCATCCATTACACCAATAATAAGTATCGAAGGTGCTGTCAGCTTATTAGATGTTACCCCTGGTTTGGCCATACTATCTAGGAAGATGCAGGAGACATATGAATATTGGATAGAATATGTATTAATCCCATCTAGTAATGTAACATCAGAAGTTACTACTCCTCCCGATTCTCCAACCAACGGAGACATATATTTAATTGGAGATAGTGCAGATACTAATTTCCTAGGAAGAGATGGTCAGATCGCAACCTACTCAGATGGTTGGTTATTTACAACACCAGAAAAAAATTGGGTTGTTTTAAATGTAGACACAGATACCCATTATGTTTGGAATGAAGAAGAATGGGTAGATTTGGGAGTGAGATTACCAGCAGTTTCAAGTGTTGATGAAGATACTAGTGGTAAATTAAACACATCTAAGTCTGGTGATTTTTATAAGAATGTTTATCTTACAAAAATAAATGGTGCATTTTCTTTCTTGGAAGTTATGTTATCAATTGGAAATTTATTTAATGATATAGTTCCAGAAGATGTTTATGGGTTTCTAACAGCCGACAATTTTATTAATGATTTTACACCTTTCCCCGCAGCCTCGTACGCAAATAAAAAATATATACTTCCTGAGGGAATTATACTACCATCAGGACAATGTGGTACTGGGTATTATTTTGAATGGGATGGTACCGATACTACTATATCAAAACCAGATAGAGGTGATGTTTTTATATTAGATGGAGTATATTATGTATACACTGGAGAATATAAAGACTCTAAATTAATGGATCTGTTATTTACATCTGATATGGATTTGGGTATAACTGGCCCTCCGATTGCCGGTCATAGATATTTGCTAGGAGAAGGTGTACAATGTTTTTATCCAAGTCCTGATCCTATGGATGGAGACCCGATTGCAGATGTATCTAATTTAATATTATTTGCAAACAATAATGGTACCTATAGATATGAGATCCCAATAGAAGGAGATATTATAAATTTAGACGGCGCTCATTATATTTGGACAGATGATGAATGGCAATTAAAAGAAATGGATAATTATCCCTGGAAAGAAATTCAATTTGATAATAAAAGATTTTTAATGTATAATGGTGCGTCTGCACCTTTTGATGAAGAAGATACATTAACAGGAATTAGGGATGATGTTGACGATGATCCAGAAGATAAATTTAGAAGAGTATTTGAAGAGTATGAGGAATTATCTTTTACTAAACCATTACTGTTAAGACATACTCCGAATAAATCAGATGTATCTAGATTCTCAGGAGCTATTTTAAACGACTCTACAGAATTTCCAGAGGAGGTGGGCGGCGTCCGTTCTAAATGGGATAAAACATATGGGTCTACAATTAGTGGGAATGTAAAAAGTAGACACAATCTACTTCAAGATAGAACTAGTAATTTTACAGAGCCACTAGACTACTATGATTCCACTAGTTTCTTTACATTATTAAAAAATCCTAGCACATTTTTAAGAGCAATGAATAAAGATTTTAAAAATGAATTAGAATACTTCAGAGGGATTAGTAATGATCAAGATCTTGTAGAATCTATTATGAAAGATTTCGAAGACTATCTAAAAGAAGTCCTCGGAATAATTGATGTACCTTTATCATATATAGTATTGGGTCTAGATTTTTATAGTAAATTATTTCCAATTATAGATTTCTTCAAACCATTCAGAGTAAGAGTAAAGGAATTTATTACTTCTTATAAAATAGATGATCCATTGGGAGATTATGCATTACTCATCGACGAATTCCATGAAGATTTAATTTCTCAATTTATGCTAGATAAAGGATTTTGGTCTTATGATGATCTACTAGATTTGTTGGGTCATGCAAAAGATGAATGGGATGAAACATGGTTAGACGTAATTAAAGATAGTTTGTATTCAAATCCATATAGGGAAGTACTTACTAGGGATCCTATTATATTCCGCCCAAGTAGATACCAATCTTTAGCAGTATATAATGATCCTAATCATGGACATTATAATAATGAAATATATAAATTTAGTCTCCAGAATAATGTTGGGGTTGATCCTACTGTAAGATGGACTTCAAAAAGCAACTTAAGATTTGATATAGATCTAATTACTAATTTTAATTATGGCGCAGGCCCAATTAGAGTTTTTGTAATGTCTAGATATAAACATGTTAGTGGAGATGAATCAATAGATTCTGAGAAGTCACTTGGATCCTCAGTTCTTTATTGGGATCTAAAACAACATTATCCATCGAGTAAGAATTTTACTTTAGAAATCCCCTGTGATTTAAGTAAGGTAGAAAATCTAAGTCTTCCACAAGAAGATTTAAATATAGAAGTTATAATTCAAGTTGCATATGAATTAGCTATGCATGATGATACATATCCTGGATTGAAATATAGATCATATAGACTTTATGATTTGGATTCTATTAATCATAGAGATGATAATGTTTATTATGATACTGATGATGTAGAGATGACTAATGTTGAACAGATTCTTGGCGGAAATGTTTACTTTGGAGGTAGAACTTCTCCATTAAACTTTAGTGATTTGGGTGAATCTGGAAACGATAGGGTTACTTATGGAGAGGTGCAGGAATATTTTCCAGAGCTCGGCAATGATCTCAATGCATTTTTTGAAATCCTTGATCCAAATGGAGATGGATATGTAAGTAAGGCAGAGTTTGAAATATTAGCGAATGCTAGATATATAGATAAATCTAGAGAAGAACTTATACCAATTAATAAAACCGTTGAAGTTAGAACAGACAACACGGATATGGTATATTTAGAACATCTTCCTACTGAGATAGATGGTGTCCCAACAACCATAAATGATTTACATGGCGCTGGATTTGATGTGGTCATGTACCCATCAGTTCTCCATCTCCTTGATTATAATATTTCAATATTAGATGAAATGTTTGTTGAAACTAGCCATTGGAATTTAGATGAAGGATTGTCTAAGGATTCATTAGTACCTCTATCAGATAGTTTAATATCTGATAATAAAACATTTACTATCAGATTTACAGATATGTATGACGAAGAAGATGGTGTCGTTGAACAGATAGCACAAGGTCTACTTTGGAGATATTATATTAATGATGATCAAGAAAGAGTTCTTATAGATGAATCAGAATTAGCAAATATTATTAATATGGATATAGAGGTTATATTACCATTTATTCCAGAAGTTAGACATAATATTATGAAGGTCGTAACAGAGACTATTGCGATTGGAGAAACTAATTTAGAATTATGTAATGATTATTTCCTACCTTCCCGAGAGCAAGCAGCATTCATGGCTTGGAATTCTTGGAATGGGTTGATGGCTAGTCATGTAAATTGGATAAACTTCAATGATCTAATTGAAGATTTCATTTTAACAAATTTAAATGCAATACATAGATTGGATGCTTTAGAAATAACTAGAAAGATATTCAGACACCTTGATAGAAAATACAGTTCGAACGGAAGAATTACATCCTCTGCAATGTTCGATAGGTTTCCAAAAGGATTAATAGCATTTGACCTAAATAATTATTTGGTTTTACACCACGACGAAATGGAAACCAATGGGTATCTAACATACTCTGAAGCATTAGTTACTATTCCAGGAACATCAGAACGAGCTCAAATATCCCAAGAATTATTTAATGATATGGATATAGATGGGGATGGTAAACTAGGAATTACTGATCTTGTTGGAAGCTATGGTCTACCCATATATGCATATATTTTATTGATTCCTTCGTTTGCTCAATTAGATGCAAACCATGACGGGTATTTATCATACGAAGAAACAGGTGCTTATCATGGATATACTCCTGAAAGCGATTGGTTATTATATTGTGATTCAAATGGATTAATGAGTTTAGAAAGATTGCAAGAGATTGTAGTGAATCCGAATGCTTATATATTAGAATCATTAACACAGGCAGATGATGTTATTTTTGAAGTAGGAAGAGGTCCAATTTATGGTCATACTCATTACTCTACATACCAATCTATTCCTGCTGGGGAATATGATTTATCATATGAGTTTAGAATGTATGAAGGCGATGATGATAAAGTATCTATGAGAACTATATGTACAGTAACTATTGATAACCCTGAAACTGGTGACATTTTATTTAGAAAAGAATATAGAGAACCAGAAGAAATATCCAGAATATTGGTAGAGGAAACTATAGATATAGAAGCAGACATAAATCAATTGCGATTTACTGCTCAAGCATCGTATGGGAAAGACTCAGCAGATGCACCTATAATTAAATCAATACACCCTAGTTTAACATGCTCTTCTTGTGTTGGAGAAATACCAGAAAGTAGATTATCATTAACCTTTGAAGAACCCATAAGAGAAGATATATATGGTTCATATTATTCAATGGCGTGGTTTACTTATAATAAAAAATTAGTAACCACATGCAGCAATGAGGATAGCGGATTATTATATCCTGGAATGACATATAAAATAGAAATAGATTGTTACACTATCCCAAATGATGATGCAGATGAAACGTTTAGTGTTCGTACATCTATGACTAAAAATGGATCAAGCCCACTATGTTATCTAGAACCTAAATTAGAATTAGAAGTTAATAAATTTTATACATTAACATATGAACAAGTTATTGTTAACCAAGGTGAAGACATATGCGAATACTCTAAATTCTATATAGAAGCAATGTACGATTCTACTACCCACGGAAATCCTGTTGCGCCAATTCCAGATTTTTATGTAAGTAGTGTAAAAATTACTCCTATTCTTATATCAGAAGAGGGAGATATATCATCAGTAGAAGATAGATTAACGACTGACAGGATAATAACATCTGAAGTAATTTTAGCCAAGGAAATTTCAGAGAGATCAACCACAATAATGGATGCTCTCGCAAATGAATTTTCTATTTACCCGACAAGAGATCTATTAATTTCTAGTGGTATTATAGATAGTACTGAAATTGTAGAATGTGGACCACCTGTAAAAGAAATTATAACTGCTTTACCAGACTCACCTTCAGATGGTGATAGATATATAATGAATTTACTTAGTATTCCTTCTGCCACTGAGCTTGGAAATAACATTGATAATTATGTTGTTACATATAACGAAACAACTGGAAGATGGTCTAAAGAAGAATACCCTAGTTATTTAGATGTTTTATTTAATGAGAAAAATGCAACATATTATATGTTTAATAATAATAGATGGGTAAAGACAGATGGACGGATTCCAGACGATGAGGAAATGGATTTAGTTGATTTAGTAATAGTAGATCAATGCCCAGGTCACGAGACTTTACTTGATATGTCGGAGTGCTATGATAGGGTTGAGATAGAAGAAATTGAAGTTCCATCTACAGCACCGACAACAGCAGAATATGCAAAAAGTAATTTTGCACATTATATTATACATCATTTTAATGGTGTTGATTTAGATGATAATCAGAAACTTTCAGTTGAAGAATTAAGGAGCATCATTGGTGAGGCAACTGGAGCAGCAGAACAATACATGAATGTATATGATATAAATGACGATCTAGTATTGACAATTTCAGAACTAGAAGAAAGTGCTATTGTACCACCACATAATTATATAGTGGCGGCAATAATGTATAGTAAATTTGGACAAATAGATTCAAGTGGAGATGGTAAAATAACGTTTGATGAAGTAAGAGAAGAGTTTCCCGATCTTAGTTGGATAGACTTTTCGGAATTTTGTACAAATCCCGATATAGGTGTTACAATATCGGATCTATCATCTTATTTAAATATAACATAGGAGAAAAAAATGGAAAAAAATAAAGTGGAAAGAATTTCCGTAGATCTTATAGATCAACATAGTGTATCTGATAAATTTATTTCAGGTTCGGGAACGCCCTTTCCTAAGAATAGAGTTCAGATTCATGAGAAAAAGAATGATGGAGTTTTGTATAGACCTAATACGGATAATATAATTCTTCCACGTTCTCTAGATCATGATCCCGAGTATGGTAAAATTGAAGACACTACTAATTTAATTGTTTATACTGGTCGCTCTTGGTTGATGCGAAGAGCGTTTAATAAAGCATTAAAGACAGGAGATGTTGATTACACTAGGTGGATCAATTGGTTTGGACTTGGAACTGGGGGTGCGGCATCTACTGATCCGCTGCAACCATATGAACCAGTACTATCAGATTATGGACTTGGTGGAGACAGACTAAGTCATGCTAGTGTGGGCGCTGGAAGCAGCAGGGTAACTGATACATCTAATAGAGAGTATCATGCGTTTGATACATCGTATCCGATATTTATATCTGATATAAATGTTGATGCAACTGATATGGAAACTGGAGCAACGAACTTACATACTGATCCAGTTACAGCAGAGAGTAGACCTGATGCAAGTTTCTTAATTGCTCTTGTAAGAGTAACTATAGAATCTAATGAATATAATGGTGGACTCACTGACGATGATTATCTTGATATAAACGAAGCAGGATTATTTACAAGCATATCATCAACAGTTGGTGAAGCATCCAGAATCACTCCAGATCCTGAAATGTTTGCAAGAGTATGCTTCTCTACGATTAGAAAGAGTAGTTCTCGTGAAATTGTTTTTTCGTGGTATATTTATTTTTAGTAGTAATCATACTATTATCAGATTGAAAATATATGAATAATTTTTATACATATGTCTTATTGGATCCGAGGGTACCTGGGAGATTTGCATCCCAGGTACTCAACGTTTCATTTTTATTTAAACCATATTATTTTGGAAAAGGAAAAGGGAATAGGATTAATCATCATGAACAAGATGTTAATAAAGGGTATAAGCCACGAGATGGAATTAAGACTTATAATAAAAATAGAAAGATCGTGAATGAAGTAGGACATATAATATCTCAAAAAATATTATATGGTGTCTCAGAATCAGATGCATTGAATATGGAAGAACAATGTATAAAAGAATTTGGATTAGAAAATCTAACTAATATATTGAGTAGGGGTTCATTAAACTCTGCCCCGAAGACTAAGGTGCGAAAGCTATCAGAGGAACATAAAGATAGAATAAAAGCGGCTGCCCCAAGAGGAGATAATCATCCGAATACAAAACTAAAAGAATCAGATATACCAGAGATATTTAGATTAAGAGAAGAAGAAAAATTAACACATCAGAAGATAGCGAATATCTTTAGTGTTGATAGAACAATGGTAGGTAAAATACTACAAGGTAAATATTGGAAAAGTGCCGTGTAGGGAAAGAAAATTATAATGGAAGAATATATAGACCCTTCGAAATATAGACATTTTACAATCGATGGTGTGGATTATGAAGAGGATTTACAACTTAAGAAATTTTTAGATACTGGAAAAGACTTTATAGAAAATTTTAAAAAATATATTGCAGTATATATTATGCTTAATGGTGAAGATTTTTTTAACACCTATCCAGATTTAGATATAGATAATAAGATTTCTCAGATTAAGGACCACTGTGAAAATGGATTGAGTGGGATAATTGAAACTAGCATTCCTATATCCGAAGATAAATCGATAGATGTTTGTATTGATGTAAAAGTTACATGTAAATAAAGGGAATGCTGAGAATAAATGTCTAAGAAATTAACCTATGAATTTGTAAAGGAATATTTCGAGCAACAGGGGTGTGAGCTGTTGGAGGAAGAGTATGTTAGGGCGCACGCCAAAATGAAATATCAATGTTCATGTGGTAATATCTCAGAGATAAAATATAATGATTTTCAACAAGGAAAACGTTGCGCAAAGTGTGGTGGTAGAGAAAAACTCACCCATAAATATGTAAAGCAATATTTTGAAGATAATGGTTGTGGGTTATTAGAAACAGAATATATTAATAATCATACTAATATGGAATATATATGTTCTTGTGGTAACTCTGCAGAAATAACTTTTAACAGATTTCAATATGGGCACAGGTGTATGAAGTGTGGATCTAAAAGAGCGGGCGAAAAACAAAAACATACATTCGAATATACAAATCAATATTTTGAAGATAATGGTTGTGAATTATTAGAAAAAGATTATGTTGATAATCATACTAAAATGAAATATAAATGCAGTTGTGGGAATATTTCAGAAATAACATTTGGCAGTTTTAAACATGGACATAGATGTGGAGAATGCGGTGGTAATGAAAAACTCACCTATGAATATGTTGAAAGTTATTTTAAAGACCATGTCTGCATTTTATTAGAAGATGAATATGTAAATGCAAACACTAAAATGAAATATATATGTTCGTGTGGTAATACTTCAGAAATAACATTTAGCCACTTTCAACAAGGTCAAAGATGTAATAATTGTGGTAATGAAAAGAGATCTGAAAAACTAAAACACTCGTTTGAATATGTGAAACAATACTTTTCAGATCGTGATTGTATTTTATTAGAAGATGAATATACTAATATAGTTACTAAAATGAAATATAAATGCAGTTGTGGGAATATTTCAGAAGTAACATTTGGTAGTTTTAATCAAGGACATAGATGTATGAAGTGTGGATATGAAAAAGTAGCAGAAAAAATATCGGGGGCTAACCATTATAACTGGAACCCTGATAGAAATGCTGTTAGAAATATAAGAGATATTCATCAATTAAGCGCAACATATAAAAATAACTACAGAAAAAAATATAATATAACATTGAAAAACATACATATAGATCATATAATACCAGTAAAAGCATTCGTGGAAAATGGGATATTTGATTTAGATATAATCAATGATGAAAGAAATTTACGGCCTCTTCCCGGTAGAGAAAATATGAGTAAAAATGGGTATTATGATGAAGATGACTTCATGGAATACATAGAACAGTTTATAGTATTTGATTAGAGATATAATGTGGTATATTAGGAATTAAAAATATGAGTAAGAAACACACATACAAATATGTTAGGAAGTATTTTGAAGATAATGAATGAAAAAGAATTCCAATTTTATATCGAGTCTAATAATATAAATTCTTAACAAAAAATTAAAGTGAAACGGGCGGGAAGGTGTTTAGCCTTCCCGCCTTATTTATATCCAATCCCCATTCCCATACCACAATTGAGTTCCTTTGTCTGTACAGCTCTCTATTATTTCTCCTCGCGTCTCCTCACAGAAGATAACGCTGGATATACTTATGTGGCCTACCAACTCTGGGAACTCGTTCGGGTTTACAAGCGATACTTCGCAATCGGCTAATTCGTCTACAGACTTCTCAAAAGGAAATCTCAACATAGGAACTAGTCCGGATGCCAACACTGGACGTACTAATTTAATTAAACATTCAGTTTCAGTATCGATCTCTGTGTATTCATCTTCTACATAGTATTTACATATATCACAGATTTCTAATAATTTTAATTCCGATTTTTTAACTAACTCTAATACTTTAGTCGGATCTATAGGATATCCTAGTTCGTCTAATTTTTCCATCAATAGCAATAACCAGAATTCTTTTTCAGCAGATAACTTATTTAAGAACTCTAGAGACTCATCCCCAGGATTATAAACATTTAATTCAATTCCTTCTTTTGTTTTAAATCCAAAACCAGGAACATAATCTATATCATATCTACTAGAGAAACTGGTCATAAATTCTGGATCCAACATAAAGTTATGGTTGGTAAAAGACATTCTAGGAGAAGTAATTATCTTTTTTTCTTTTGCTTCTAGTGCTACCCCAACTATATGACGTTTTGCACTCTCCATGGAATATGAATGTAGATGGAGGTTTTGATGGGGTATTTTCATATCATCTCCATGTGTTATGGTGCCACTGGGACCGCCTCTTTCTTTTCCTTCGGAACAACACTCTCAATTTTTCTTGTACGATTTGCCATCTCGGTCAAGCAGTTTGCAACAAATATCCCTTCAGTACGAAGCCATCTAACTGTAGCTATATCGTCTATTAGTTTACTTAGATCAAAATTTTGACCATCATTGACTTCAAGATCGCCTAATAAAAGTATTAATTCCTCTTTAGTACCTTCAATAATTGCTCCACCACTGGCCGTTTTACTTAAGACTTTCAACCGATTTTCTCCTTTTTTTGATGGCCCATTTTTTTGAGGACAAATTGTAAAGATGACCTCTTTATTTTCGTGATTTAATAATAAGTAACTAATAAATTTTAGGAGGAAACTATTATGGCACAACATATTTCTCCAGGTGTATATACTAAGATTATAGACCTGTCTGAATTCGTGCAAAATGTACCATCAACCATTGGTTTCATTTGCATCATTTCCGAGCATGGTCCGGATAATCAACTGATCTTCACTAATGCTAGAGACTTTTATCTAGACTTCGGTAGACCAGATATCACCTATGCGAAAAAGGCATTCGGTCAAGGACCGTATGTAGCAGATTCGTTCTTGAAACAATCTGATTCCCTATATGTAGTTAGATGTCTTCCGACAGACGCTGCATATTCAAACTTGATATTAATGGCTGAAAGAGCTGGTGAGTACGGCGCTGATGGTACAGCATCCGCAGTCGCCACATCTGAAGCAGGAGTTAATACATTAAACGAACTATCAACACTACTTACTAATACTTATGAGACAGGCTCAGAAGATACATGCTGTGTGTTTTATGGAGTTGGTCGTGGTGATTGGTATGATAGGTTTAGAGTTGAAATAACAAAACCAGCAAATACAACTGTCCAAACTGATAAACCAGACATTTATGTAATGGATGTATATGAAAAACAAAACGATGTAAATCCAGATACAGGCGCTGATCAATTTGAGATAATTGAAACCTATATGGTATCTTTCTTAAGCACAAGACTTGACGACGACGGTGAGTCCATGTGGATCGAAGATATTGTTAATAGATATAGTAGACATTTAAATTGTATTGCAGATGAAGTAGCCTGCTTAGCAGCAGTAGAAGGATCTTGTGAGTTTGATATACCATTCCTAGATGGCGCACTTAATCTAGAGAACGGATCAACTGGATCTCTATTTGATGCAAACGGAGCAGTAACTACAACTGTTGGTGATTCAATATTATCATTAGCATACACTGGTGACATTACAAACCCATTAACGGGTCAAGCATTAGAATCTGTTATTGATACAGAAGACCACTATTTTAATATAGTGTTTGACGGTGGATACAGCACAAATGTCAAGAGAAACATTGTAGAATTAACCCGCGATCTAAGACAGGATTGTATTGCTATAATTGATAATGGCGACAACGTTAACTATCAAGCAGCATACGATTCTAGATCAGAATCTGGAGGTGATACCTACGGTATTAATACTAGATACGCTGCGATATATGAACCATATTCAAAAATATTTGATAAGTTTACTGGACGTTATCTTTGGATGACTCCTGTATACCACATGGCAAATATAATTCCTTACACGGATAACATTGCAGAACTTTGGTATGCTCCAGCTGGATTTAACAGAGCGACAATTGCTCAGATTCAAGAACTAAGATTCAGCCCGAACCTGTCTCAGAGAGATCAATTCTACCTGAAACAGATTAACCCAATTGTTAAATTTAATGTAGGATTCACAGTTTATGGACAACTTACTTCACAGGTAAGACCAACTGCACTACAGGATCTTAATATTATGAGATTGATTCTTTATATTAAGCGTGCTCTAGAACAGTTCTGCAGATTCTATATATTTGAATTAAACGATACCGCAACCTGGGGTGCAATTAGCAATAACATCTCTGCTTTCTTGAAGACAGTTCAAGACAGAAGAGGATTATATTCATTTGGTGTTACTGTTGGTGCATCTGAGTATGACATTAAAGCGAAGAGAATCCAAGCGAATATTACTCTCAATCCGACAAGGGTTGTTGAACAAATTCACCTGAACTTCTTCGTTGTATAATCTTCCACACTCTCCCCTATCCGAACGAGAGGAGCGCATCTAACTTCCTGGATGCGCTCCTCTTTACGTTATAGTTCGCCTGATAGGAGGCTAGAAACTCTATGAAACATACTTCCTTTGACGTATGTCCAGAAGTGAGCCTTCAGCTCATCTGGATAAGTTGTTTCATAAATACCCGCCAATGAAATCCTACCTCCACCCATTCCTTGTTTTCCTCCACCACTCGCCTTTGTGTTGGTGGCCTTCTGGCAGAATGTATTAACATCTAACGATGAATTTTTACTTCTAACACTAAAGACAAGACTGGTTCCTATTATTCCAAATATGAATACCGTGTCGATTCCTTGTTTCCGAAGAAGCCTATCCGCAATCATAGGAATCACATCCCGCCTGGCATCACTAATAATCCCCGTCCCACCAATAAAAAACGTATCATCTTCTATAAAATTATCTGGCTCAAATACTTTTCGTTCAAGATCAAAGTAATAAGTAGGGAGTGGATAATTGAGAAAAGTATCTAACTTTTTCTTATCTACATTTTGAACTAGTTCTTGATATGCTGCCTGATCTCTATTGGTTACAGTAGGCTCGATTAGAAAATTAGTATCTGTAACTATACCACAAACTAGGGCAGTTCTTATTGATTGATCTTCATCCAATTCTATTAAATTGAGAGCTTTCATATGTTCCCACATGAAAGTACAAGTCGATCCTATTTCTTCTATTTGAGAATTGGCCGCGTTACTATCTCCAGACCTATGGTGATCTATTGTTAAAATTGACTCATCTGGAAATGAATTCTTTGTTGTAGTATCTAAAATTATTACAAAATCGAATTCATCTTTTTTATATTCTTCTACCTTGATGAGAGGAATTGATAATATATTAACCATCGTTTGATTTTGTAAATGACTAACCTCACCTTCTAAAAATATAGTTGGATGAATCCCAAATTTATTTGATAATATAAACTTCATACATATGGCTGCACCTAATGAATCAGGATCGGGATTTCTATGCATGAAAATTGCAGCCGACTTACCTACAGAATTTTCAAAAATCCCTTCTAAAACATTTTTGCTATCTTCCTCTATGACATTCTCCTATAATGGTTCCGCTCCAGCTAATTCTTTAAATCGTTTGTAATTGACAGTACCCTTTATCAACGTAGTTGCGTCTTCCTCATCTTCTAATCTCTTCGCAACAACTGCTGCAATCTTCATCATCTTAGTCATTATCATTAAATCCCCGCCACGGAACACTGCAGTCGGCTCACACAAAGAAACCTTCGCTTGTTCTCTCATACTTCTAACCCCATTTTTTACCACAAATATTGGTTTGGTTATATTTATTTCTCGAATTTCATTTGCTTCTGGTAAGTAAACTTTAAATAATATTCCGTATCTCGTTTTGAATCCGAAATAAGAAAGACTGGTTTCAGTTTTAATCGGTGGAAAAATCTCCGTCTTGGTTCCCATTGGCGTTGTCCTCTCGTTGTTGGGATAGTAATTCAAATATCCGTTCTTCAATTATAGGGGTGATCTCAGCTTCCATATCATCCATTAGTTGATCCAATAATAAAGCTGCTTCAGAAATATCTATTTCTTCATTATGTTCACTATGTCTTTTATAAATATCAATTATATCTTTTGGTTCAAAAATTATTATATGTGCCGGTCTTATTATTTTTAATGTTACTTCTTCCTCTACATCTAATGCAAGTTTTATTAATTCGTCCCGCTCTTTGTTCATTGAAAATCCTCTGGTTCAGTTTCATTCATCACCGCTTTAACCGTTTTTAATTTGGGGCCACTTGTTATTAGTTCTGATCCACACATATGACAATTAAATGGTTCCCCGGAATCCTCTATTTCTTTAGAGGTATATGGTTCATTACAATTAGGACAATTCATAACTTCCCTTCTAGTGACTCAAGATCTTCCTCTAGTACTTGGAGTACTGGGAATCTGAATCCAGTTTTTGGATCGAGATCGAAGTCCATTACTCTTGGACCCACTGGATGCTGGTCTCTCTTCCATTGATTTTTAACTAACATCTGAATAAATCGTTTACAATATTTAGTCAGCTTTCCAAATATATAAAAATCAACTTCGTACATCACCTTCAGAATTTCTAAACATTCTATTATTGGTCTTCTTTCTTTTATATATAATACTAGTAAATTATCCAATACTTGATATGGCATTAGATCATCTTCATCTGTTTGATCTGGTTCCAGTTCTGCACTTGGTTTCATATTCAATATTTCTCGAATGGCTTTTGAAATAGGATTCCCCATTGGTTTGTATACAATGGTTCTGTCAACTAGAATGGAATTAACCATAGTCTTCGGAACATTTGTTAGGAGTGAATACCCGCCTTGATTGTCTCCACCGGTCGTACAATATCCCACAGCAGTTTCACTCATATTCGCAGTTACTATTACTAATCCACCTATTGCATTTGCCCAGTTGAGCATGAATGCCCCACGAACTCTTGCCTGTGTATTTTGCATAGTGATTCGATCCAACGGAGGATTATCAAGATTAGAACTTTTCTTTAACATATCATGCGCGAATGTGTTTGATATATCAGATGCTTCGTCAATATTAACTACTTCAATCGGAATACATAGTGCCCCAGCTAAAGCAATTGCTGCTTGTTTTGTTCTGTCACTACTATTTCTACTATGATCTAAATACACTGTCTTTATTATTTCGGATGGGAGTTTACCCATGCTATGAACTGCAGTATGGGCAGCCAATAGACATAATGCGCTATCTCTACCTCCAGATAGACCAATTAGGATATGATTAAAACAACCAGCCTTAATAAAATAATCTCTTAACGCAAGAGATAATGCCTTAAATATTTGGCGTTCATCTATTGCAGAAGAGTAATGTGCTTCTTTGTATCTATCGCATTCTAGCATTTCTTTTATCAGTTGATAATTTGTTAAAATAGGTTTGGTATATTCGCTATGGATCCGCGACATATGTTTCGATTTTATAGATTTCCATGTATTGTTTTCTCTTCTTTGTCTTCTTATCTTATCAAAATCTACTACGGCAGTGTTAATAGTAAACGCAGCATCACTAAGTATTTTCCCAGCAGACAATATACCATCCGGAGATGCGATGATTCCACCACCATCGAATACAGTCCTGCCTTCGTCTAATCCTAATTGATTTGCATATGCATATACGCATATATTTTTTTGTGCAGTTGTCTGAATCAATTTCATTCTAGATACATTCTTTTGTGGTGAGAATGGAGAAGCACTACCATTGACAACGAGTACGGCTCCATTTTCTCCACTAACTGCTTGAGAAACAGTCTGGGAATTCGCCCAAACATCTTCACATATTTCCCCAAATATTTTAACCCCACCAATTTCTATAATATTATGACCTAAGTATCCATATAAATCATGATGTATGCTATCTTCTCCATCATACGGAGACCAATTTCTTGTTTCATAAAATATATTATAACTTGGTAGGTGGGCTTTTAGAAATCCCCCACAATACTTTCTACCACAAATACAAACCATTCCATTATATATTTTTCCATCTGCGAATATCGGAAGACCAACAAACACAGTAACTTTAGAACAATGCTCTTTTATTTTTCGCATAGCTTCTTCGCACTTCAATTCAATATCATCCCAAAGAACTCGGTCCCCCAGACTATATCCGGTTACTCCCAACTCTGGAGTTACTAGAATCTGTACACCTTGTCTCTCGGCAAGTTTAATTGCACTAATTATTCTATTCACATTCCCTTCGAAATCACCCACTAATGTTGAGATACATGTTGTGCCAATTTTACATAATTGCATATTATCCCTCCATATCTTGTGCCTCTTGCAAGAGCCGTTTCTTTGTTTCACCTAATCCAGTTGAAAGAGCTACCTTATAATATTCAGGATTTAGAAGTCTCTTGAATTCATCATCCAATCTATCTAGATGAAGTATTACATCGGTTCTTATTTGTGCAATAGTTCTAGTATCTACGTTGACAGTCGATCCATTTACAAAAACATCATCTAATAGATTCACCCTTTTATGGGCTCCTCTTATTTTTACTTCCTTCCAGAGATTGGTTGCGTCAGTTACAACAACAGTTCCAACTCCGGCGACATTCTTCGCTTCCCCTTGTTCGTATATCACATCCCCAATTGGTGAATCAGTTTCATCCAAAAATCGAACGACATCGTGACGCCCAGGGTTTGTTATTTTGTCTATATTTGATGAAACTTTTATTTTAGGAGCCCAAGTTTCTCCCTCCTTCACTGCTACCAATTTGTAGACTCCGCCAAGAGCTGGTTGATCATATGCTGTAGTGAGTTTTGTTCCAACTCCCCAAGCATTAATTTTGGCACCTTGTCTCTTAAGATCTGCAATCAAATGTTCGTCAAGGTCATTCGATGCGACAATGAGAGGATCTTTGAACCCTGCATCTACAAACATCTGGTGTGCTTGTTTACTTAGCTTTGCAAGGTCACCGGAGTCTAATCGTATTGCTGGTCTAATCATCGGATTGTGTTTTGCCAGTTCTTTAAATACTGTTATTGCATTTGGTACACCTGATCTAATAGTGTCGTATGTATCTACTAACAGCGCACAACTTTCTGGAAAGGTATCAGCATATGCTCGGAACGATTCAATCTCAGTATCGAAGATCATTACCCATGAGTGAGCCATTGTTCCTTTGACTGGAATTCCGAAGTATTTATGTGCAAGAGTATTTGATGTTGATGAACAACCACCAATGTATTGTGCGCGCGATGAAGATAGAGCACCATCGGGGCCTTGTGCTCTTCTCAATCCCATGTCAAGTACCATTTCATGGTTAGCTGCTCTTACCATTCTGGCAGCTTTTGTCGCTATTAAAGTTTGAAAATTAAGAAAATTAAGGAGGGCACTCTCAATTAATTGACACTGAATTAATGGACCTGAAACTTGGACTAGGGGCTCGCCAGGGAAAACAAGTGTTCCCTCTTTAGCAGCCCTGACCGTGAGTTTCAGCTCCATATTTTTCAAGTAATTTAGATATTCGCCTGTAAACATTTTAGTACGTTCTAAAGTATATATGTCATCCTCAGTGAATCTGAAGTGCGTGAGATACTTGAGAACAGATTGGATTCCACAGAAGACACCAACTCCATTGTGCTCAGGAAGACCTCTGAAGAAATATTCAAAGCATGATTCATCTTCTGCTTTGCCAGTCTTAAAAAACCCTGCACCCATTGTTAATTCGTAGAAGTCTGTAAGTAATGCCAGTCCGCGTCTATCAACCCATGGATTGGAACTTTCTCCACTCGTCGCGTCAACAACCTTGGAAGACATACCATCCTCCATACCAGGTGGTGCTTTCATATCCTTTCCTTTCAAAAAATGAGAGGCCCAATCAATATCTGTTTAGGGCCTCTCTCCTCTTGTCTTACGCATGTATGAATATCAATCCTGTGAGGACTCAATATTTTTAACGAGCAATTCCTGCAACTCTGCATTCTCTTGCTCGAGATTGGTAGTCTTCTCCTCCAGCTCCATCAACCGTTCTTTCGATAATTCTAGTAAACTTCTTAACTTATCGACATTAGGTATTTGTAAATAATGAAATGATCTATATACTATCCAAATTATTACTGTCGATATGGATACGACAGCGAACCAGGAGATAATAAAATCTGCAATAAAGTTAGAGTACGTAACTCTTAGTCCTGATATTCCTACTAGAAATAATGCCACCCAATGTGACATACAATATGAACAGTTGAACAATTCATCTATTTTACTATCCCGTCCAAATCTCTTCTCAACGAAATCTCTTATCGGAGAGAATATGACAGACTTAGTAATAGTCAGAGAAATTGAACCGACTGCTAGGCACACCCAAATAGCAGCTACTAAGTTTTCAATAACCATCATCACTGTCACAACAATTGCTACCACAGCAGCTGGACCTCTTCGCCTCCCACTCCCTGGCCAGCTCCTCTTTCAAATCCGAAGAACCTGACAAAGCTTCATCTATAGCACCAAGCACATCGCCGCCAGGTATTCCAGCCTTTGTTGTTTTGAATTGTCCAGTATGAGTAGATGTCTTAAGTGGAGCAGAACTTACCCCAGACGATTGTTTGGTACGTTTCTTGGTAGCTTGCGCCCGAGCCATAACTTATATCACTCTCTCTACGCTGGCCACACCACTCACTTTTCCACCCATTAATTCTTTAACTTCGGTCTTAAGACCCAATCCTTTATTTTCAACAATCGCATCTTCAATGGCTTCTTTAATATCCCCCTCAGTGATCCCCGAAGGTTTCCCTGATTCGATGTCGCGTCTGATCGCGATACCAGTTGCCTTCTCGACAAGGGTGGCGATCATAGCTCCATTCAAGACATGCTTCATGCGAAGGAATCTTGATCCGCCATCTTTCATCACAATTTTCTTCAACTTCAATTCGTCATCGAAAAGCATTTCGCATGCCAGTTCTACCAATGTTTCACTTTTAGTTTTCTTGGCAAGTGGTTTGTTCCGAAGATGGATTCCGAAGATACTGCTTGCTTCGGTTAATCTTGGTCTTGGAATCTCAATCTTTCTATCGACACGACCATCTCTTGTGACGGCTGGGTCGAGCATGTCGGGTCTATTAGTTGCCATTATTACTATTGCATGGGATTCATCGAGACCGTCCATCTCAGACAAGAACATGGGAACGATTGTTCTATCCATGTCCGAACTGATACCTGATCCTCTTCTATTCATAATGGACTCGGCCTCATCTATGAACAGAACGGCAGGATATCCGTGTTCTTTGTGGTGCTCTCTGGCGCGTTGGAAGAGTCCGCGAATGACTGCTTCTGATTCACCTACCCACTTACTGAGGATCTCAGGACCCTTAACATATATCAATGCCGTATTCGTTGTCTCCGCTCCATGCGTGGCAGCAATGGATGATACAGCTGCTTTTGCAAGAAGTGTTTTGCCGCAACCAGGAGGACCCCATAATAGGATTCCTTTTGCAGGCGACTTGGAGTAGTGTGCGAAAATTTCCCTGTATTGATATGGCAACTCGAGAGCTTCTCTCATAGAGAGTTTCGCATCTTCGAGCCCACCGATATCATCCCAGGTGACTGCCGTCTCGCCTGAGAACTTGAACTGCTCATCGTCTTTTCCAAGGTTTCGCACTATGATATTTCTTGTCAGATCTAATTGAACTCTGTCGCCTTTTTCATGTTTGAATAATTTATTATATGTTACTACTTTCACTGTACCACCAACATCAACTTCTACTGTGTTGTTATCAATCACTCTTTTAATTAATGCAATTTCTCCGATTGTCGCGCAGCCGGAAGGGCCGATGATTTGCTTCGACATGGATTCTACTTGTACTACGTCACCAATTACGATAGTGTCTTTCATATGGGCTGGAATCAATACGTCTATTATTGATTCACCTGTTGCTAATGAACAGACCCCACTCTCCAAATCGACACTCTGAACTGTACTCACTGAAAGAGGAGGAGTCGTTATCTCCACAAGCCTCGCCTCAAGAGCTATTATTGTTTCTTTGGCTTCTTCGAGCACACTTTCTAGTTGCTCGTTTTTGGCCATCACGGAATTCATTTGACTAGCCGTAGGCATATATAATGTCCTTCCCTACTTTGGGTTTTGCGTTTACATAGACAAAAGGATTTTTAGGTTTTGTTCGAAATCAGTTAATACATGAGGAATAATTCTCGGATCAAGGAGTCCTCCTAATTGATCATGTTCCTCACGCAACAGATGTTTTCTTATATCTTCTCCGGCTACATCATAAGAGCCAGGCCCAGTTCTATTTACTATCTTAAATCTCATATCATTATTAACAAAGAAACTAATATCAAATTCACTTCCACTATAAAATATTGGATGAACATCTTGCCCATAAAAAGCTAATTTAATTGTATCTTTTAGTTCGGCAAGCCACTCAGCCAAGTCATCAAGAAAGTTTCTTCCACCATGATCCCCCAATCCTATTAGACGGGCAGTTTCCCCATACACCATTCTAATGTACGATGTCCTCTGCCTGTAAGAAAATATGTTTCTATGAGTAATAATTTCATTTGAACTTCCTAGTATTATAAGATAATCTCGGCCATAGTCTAATCTCATTTTTTCTATAACATGTTGGTGTCCTAAATGAATAGGGCACATTCTTCCTAGGAACACTCCGACATCCATGACAATATCCTTTCTATAAATATGGCGGAGGAGGAGGGACTCGAACCCCCAAGCCCGAAGGCGGCGGTTTTCAAGACCGCTGCGTTACCAATTACGCTACTCCTCCTAGAAATCGAATTACATTTTCATCTTTTGTTCCAACTCTTCTGGTGTCAAAATATTTTCCAGGATGGCTACATAGATTGCTTTATATATTTCGAAGTAAGTGTCTCTTATTTTCTTGATGAATCTTATGAGGATATCCCCAATAAGGGTTTCGATAACAGAGAAAGGCCAGGTCGCTAACATATATCCTCCCTTACTGAGGTTTCTCCTGCTGTTCCATCTGTATTTCTAATTTCTTTAATTCGTGTCTCTGATTGTCACGATTCACATTTATAAATGCACAGGAGCCAATAAGCACAGAGATAACTATTGCATATGCTATATATTCTCCCATTGCTGCGAAGGCCGTGTACGCAGAATACTTATTATCATCCGACATTATTCCTCCTTAAACATTTCCGTTGGTGATATGAATGTCTTCATCGACATCTCTCTTTTGGATTAATATCATAACTTCTTTTAATTCATCCATTTGCATTTCTAGTAATCCTATATTGCTTGTCATTCTTGCAATAATTAATTCAGCTTTTTCTTTTAAAGAATTTAAATCACTCATTCGTATCCATACTCCTCTAATGCTTTTCTTGCTATGTCTGCTTGATCTTCCTCATAGCAGCCACATTCATATACTGGGGCGCATTGACAATTACAACCCTCTGTATGTCCGAAGGTAGTTATTCTTTCTAATGCATCTAATAACTTAGCTATTCTTTCTTCACAATCATCCATATTATGCTAACCCTATTTTTTTTGATCGTTCATATAAACAATTACCACACCACCAATCCACTCTAGTATCTCCAAATACTTCATACATATATGGGTCAGTAGTATGAGTACAATATTCTTCTTTGCCACAGAAGTTACATATTTCTAATGCAGTATCCTCGTCCATTTAAATCCCTTCTAATCTTTCTCTTCTTCTTGGAACAATTTATCTTGGTACTTAAAAAGATTATGGACTATTTCCCAACCTCCCCCCACAATGAGTAGAAGATAGAATAGTGGTGGGACTATTATTGCTATTACTTTAAGTGCTAATATATTTTCTTGCATAGCCTTTGCAGTTATTTTTGGATCTGTCTTTGATTCCTCTATCCAAGTCCGTGATATATATGTTATTAGAAATGTAGTTGCAATTCCTACTCCTAGCCAGAGGACTATGCCTCCGATCAAAGCTAAGATAATCATCGTGAATCGCCTTCAATTTTCACAGGAGCATCCGTTTTCTTTCGAACTGATTCACGCTGTTTGATTATTATGTTCTTAAAACTGATACCACTTATTATTGGTTCAACTACTTTTACAATCAGGCCAACTACAAGCAGTATATAAAATCCTGGTGGAACTGTTAATGCTAACCACCATAAAAATTCATAGTCTCCTTCATCTGGATTAGACATAACATATGAATGTTTCGGAATGTCTTTATTTCGTACGAGAAATGCTAGTAAATATGTGGAAGCTATTCCAATCACGATCCAACAAAACAATATACCGACTAACGCAAGAAATGTAACCATCAATATTTCTCCTTCACATGTTTGTGACCACCCACTACACCCTTAATAATCCAATTGGATCTACTAGTTTCTTAATCAATGCAACAGAATGTTCTATTGTATATATTACACCAGTAGCAAAAACTACGATTAATGAAACTGCTCCGAACAGTGGCCAAGCTATTAAGAACCCGCCCATCATGAATGAAAAGAATCCTGAACCAGAGAACTCATCCCCCATGTCTCCACAATAATCATTATGTATATCCCATATTTTAAATACTACTATAATCTTACCAACTAATATTGCAGATACAAATCCTATTATGAAATATAAAACCATCCCACCTATGTATGCGAACATTAGTGTTTACTATCTGTTGGGAAGTTTGCATCAGGATGTTGTACAACTGTTTCAGTTGTCATCAATCCATTTGACTCTAATTCTGCCACTATGGCTTTCTCCGTTTCACCATACATCAATAGTATTTGCCCGCCGCCTTGTCCAATCTCATTTAATTCAACTAATATGGGCTCACCCTTTTTCAATCGTTCCACATTTCCTTCGGATACGCCGAGCCCAATCAAAGGCCCAGTCGCTGTTTGTGTGGTAAACTTAACCACGGATACCTCCTTTTGTTTGTTGAGGGAATAATTAACTTCTCATTGTAAGTTCTTCCAGTGCCACTAAAACCAATTCAGGAACTTTATACTCATCCTGAGTTGTTAATATAAAAACATGTTTGGGTTTAAACTTAATATATTCTACTCGATTTTCATTCACAAATTTACCCGGCCCAACTTCAATAAACATATATTAATCCTTTATAGTTAACTTTCCTTTACGTGTACGGGTACACCTACATTTGTTTATATAATGTTTTATCTTTTCCTATATCAATAACCACGTTTTCTCCTAAAATAAAAAAGGTTATGGTTCATATCAATCATATCAAATAGCCTCTTTCCAATTTAGAAAGATAACTATTTAAGAACTATATCCAAAGTAGGTGGGCAATTACAAATACAAATATAACAAATATTGATTTCCCAAGTAAGAGGATTCCCTTGGAACCTAAGCTCCGTCCCAGTGTATCCTCATCAGATTCATTAAATATCCTTACTACATCCTTAAATTCAGATGGTTCCATTATAGTTGCATCACATGATTTAAATATCGAATAGAAACAAACTATTCCTAGAGCTTGTATGAAAATGATCGGACCAGTATACGGAGTGTCAAACAAATGAGGGAGTGTAAGATTCCAAGTGGACTGCAGGAAAAATGCATTGATGAAAACCATCGCAAAATCGAGTAGTATCGTCAGCATACTATACATACCGGTTCCTCCTCGTTGAGCATATCGTTTGTTGAGTAAAGAAGCCCGGAGCCGAATTCCCGTCGACTCCGGGCTGATTGCCATCTTTTATTATAAGATTTCATGTCTTACATGTTGATGGGCCCGTGTTGATCTCTCTCATTCTTCCTCTGCAAAACCTTCAGTCTTAGCGAGCATGTCCTACCGTCTAGACGACCAGGCCGATGATATTTATGGGGGCCTGGACGAGAATCGAACTCGCGTCTGCTCGTTGATTGATTTCACCAGGATATAAAGAGAGGGTTCTATGTTGAACCTGCGAGCTGAATCTGTGGGTCTCAATAATCTGACTCTGACCATGGGTTTTTAGAAGAGATTCGTAACCTCTCCAATTTCCCAATCGTTGAATCTGAATCATAAGACTTACACTAGACCCAGCCTCCACAGGGGAGGCTCAATGCCTATTCGGAGGATTCTGACAGAGCTTCGTCTCCATCCAGAATGTACGCAAGAAGTTTCTCGGAGTATGTCTGCTGATTCACTGTTGCAGTGTTCGCAGCCATTCGTGCGGCACGGGTTGCCGAGATGATGTCATCACAACGCGCCAGAATCCCTGATTTGGTGAGGGGCGTAACCGCACTCGACTGGTGGGACTTCAGTATCTTCGCTACACGAACGTCCTTCACCTGGGGTTGGACTTGTGCGGCATGCTTTTCCGTAGCCGGTGAAAGTTCGAGTGAGACTGTTTCCTTTTCCGTTCTTGTGGTCAGCTCCTCTGGGGAAGAGTATACCCCTTCTTCCGCTACAGTTGTCAACTCAGTCCAAACCTTACCCGGAGCAAGTGTTGGAACTTGATGAAGCAGTTCGCGAATGGTACTCATCCTCTTCTCTAGATACAGAAGCTCCGCCGCTGGCACGTCTTTCGCCACCGTGACCCCATTGACGATCAAGTCAGCTGTGGCTATGGTGTTGGTGCGTTCTTTGGATGTACCGAGATTGAATGCCTGTGCAGCATGTGCGAACACATACCGAAGCTTTCCGTAGACGGTCTCTTCCATCCGCTTCACTTCGGTTTTGTTCTCTTGGAGCGCTCGCTCATCATCGTAGAACTCGACCGAGGTGGTGAGTCCGTCGAAGTGGCCTCGCCGCTCCTGGAACGTCTTTTGTGCTTCTCTGAGAAATCCGATAAGTAGTTTGGATTTATCGTTATCGGCTGCAAGAAGCGCATGCAGCTGATTTCTATTTTCATTGCTTGGCATATTAATCTGCCCTTTCTTTGCGTTAAGTCTGAAACTAAAAAATCGAGATGTGTTCCCGATCCAACCTAGGCAGCGGAATGCTACCTAGGATTTTTGAAAATTGGTGGGCCCTCTCGGACTTGAACCGAGGACCAACGGCTTATGAGGCCGGTGCTCTGACCAACTGAGCTAAGAGCCCTAGAAGCAATGGGTAAAGTTAGCTGCCGATTCGAACGGCCTCTGCAGATTGCGTCCGCCGGGGTACCGTGCTCCCCCAGGACTAACAGTTTCTCCACACACCTTGCGAGTATGTGGGCCCACTCCCATTCGCTTTCGTTGTTGGTACTGCGCGGCGTCGATATGCCCACGGCTCCCAACAACAGGATACGACAATTCTTTCCGATTTAAACTTGATATGAGTGCTACAACACTCTACATGGGCATGCCCATTTCCCATTCGTTCTCCTTTGGAGGGAGCAATTCATTGGTGGACACTACGGAAAGAGTCACCCATGGGTGTGCTTTAAACGGGGTGATCGGTCCCACATTGTAGAAGCACATACATGAACATCAGAGGCGCGGATACATTTTAAAGTGCCATGTTTGTTTCCAGCCCCGAAGGGTATAGGAGTATCCGAGGTACACGCAACCCAGTTACCATCTGAATATTGGTAGCAGGAGTGAGATTCGAACTCACGACCTCTTGATTATGAGTCAAGCGGGCTGACCAACTGCCCTACCCTGCGTCATAGAAACTGAAACCCGAGATTGGGGGAAGCCCACAACCTCGAGCTGGAGAACAAGATCTCCCTGAAACGGATGCAAATGTACAATAGGAGTTTTAAGTCACCGCGTTGACGGCCAATCCCGGATGTTCTCATCTCCTTCGCCGGGCACGCTTATTGTACATGAAATATTTGGTCGGGTAGGTGAGATTCGAACTCACGACCCCTTGCTCCCAAAGCAAGTGCGCTAACCGGACTGCGCTACTACCCGATGGTGGAGGTGGCGGGACAGGTGGATCCAATGCTTTCGCAAAGGCCTGGACTATACCTTCATCTCGAAGCCCTATCCTAATGAGGACAAACTATAAACTTCAAGAGGAGTGCGTATTATGAAAGATTCACAACTGAATGATTCCTATGCTGCTGGGTTGTTTGATGGCGAAGGAAGTGTAACGGTGACCAAACAGAAACGATCAGATCTATGGAGAAGACCCATTGTTTCTATTGCAAGCACAACGTATGAACTACTAGAGTTCATGAAAGCCAATTATGGTGGGTGCATATCCCATAAGAAAACCTACAAAGATCACCACAAACCGTCGTTTGTTTGGGCAATACAAGGTAGGAAGGCCATACAATTCCTAGAACAACTTCGACCTTATCTCCGAGAACCGGATAAGATCCGACGTACCGATCTTCTGATAGATCGGTATATTGAAGTAACCCCACGGAATGGGAAGTACAACAACGCCGCCACTATAGCAAAGGAACAATTTCAGGAAGAATTTTTCCATCCTAGTACACCATGTCTCAGTGAGAGTTAGGTGTCTATAAGTCTCTACAGGGCTTTTGGAATTTCTTCCTCAACCCCACGGTATTGGCTTATCGTATTGCACGACTTAGCTTTCACCGTATGAGCACTCTTTAATCGAGGGAATTACTTCCCAAGTCGACCAGATTGATCGAACCCGCGTCCGTCAGTGTATCCGCACAAGCGTCTACGTACATAGCCTTTCATTTAGTTTCAGCTCAGAACCCGTCAGGCACGGTTCCTTTCGCCTATACCACTAGTAAGTACTCTTCTCGGTTACAAGTGATTACATCTTACCGAGTCCAGTCCCTCTGTCGTTGTCTCATCCCATAGAGGGCGTCTAGAACGAGACAGCTAGTTCATCCGATTAGGCAGCAAGTGCGAACGCGGGGGCCGGAGCCACAACATCTGCGATCTTGGAAGCCACACGGCTAGCGAAGTCTACTACGTTTTTCGCAATTAAGCGTTTTCCGATTTTTTACGAGGCCATCGGAGTCCTCGGTACGCAACTCATCCTTCCATTCACCCACGTCGAAACCAGGTCACCCCCACAAAGATGAAACCTGTTAGTCACTATTTAATATATTTAGTTGATGGGAGATTCTTCTCGAAGTCCATCTTCTCGTAATGGTTGGCATTCATGTACAACAACTCTACGTCTGTTGCAATACCTACTTACCAAACATCCATTTGTGGATTTTACCAACAGATCAGCCGCATCTCTACAACTGAATTTAGCAGCCTTCAATCTATTTAGTGTAATAATCAATTCATTATTTCTTGTACTCTTAATCCAGAAATCTCCAATTCTTACTTTCCACCAATCTTTATATTTGTCCTCAGCTTTAGGTGCCCATAATAGGCTGATCAAATTTTTCATTTATATTCACCTATTGTGATTCAGTTCGCCTGAGCCGTTAACGGTTTTATTCCAGGAAATGGTGTTGCTGAAATGACATTTCTGAACCAAGACATATAGACGAATCGTACTCCCCACACACGAACTTTGAAGAGGCCATATGGAGATAGGATGTTATCTACATCTGCAGAGTTCCACTTAAAATACGCAAGCGAATCTTTATTGACAAATACCTCCGCTTTCTCATCAGTGAGGTTGTAGCTTGATACTCTGTAAACAGATGTACCATGTACTGCATCAATTACTTTCTCAGTTTTGTTAACATTGATAACCAGTTCTTCCGACATGAATCCATAGAATCCCCAAAACCCAATGAGTATTGTAGCAATAACTACACCTATTTTTTGTTTCCAATTTGTATTCATAAGAAATTTCCAGAACATTTTTGCACCGCCGATGGTGCCTTTACACAGTCCAATGGCTGTTGCCCAAAGCATCCTTAGACTGAACCTTAGAAACTTCACAGGCGTTCTCCTATGGGGTCTTCATGGAAATGGTATAGACCGTCTTGCCTACAAATGCCATTGCCTGAGTCCCTCTTTTCGTTAGAGTCATCCCGCCATGTACGGCTGGGTCTCTTATTTCTTTTCGTTTATCTGGTGCATCTTTCTTGAAGAGTACCAGTGCGTCATTTGAATCTATATATGCAACCGTTCCATTATCAAGAACAGTGAAATTTATATCGCTTGGAGTAATATCCTTTTCTTCTATTGTAGTGTGTGTGCTGTGTTTCTCATCGAACACAAATATATATTTGTTATATTTACCATCCTGGTCTGCACCTATTACAAATGCGACACCTGATTCATATTTGGCGTCTGTAATTTTGATCCCGTCAAGTTCTGGGAAGTGTCGCTTCAGACATTTTCCTACAGCATATGGGATTGTAAGGTATGGTTTGCCGAATATGTCAGAATATATTAATCCAGAATATACTGTACTTGACAAGCTTTGAAATGCCCACTCTTTATTAACAGCAGCAACTATCTTACTTCCCATTTCACGAATACCTAATTCAATTACTTTATCTACTGAGAGAACATATATTCTATTACCAGCAACAAAGAATCCTTTCGCAGCCAAGGATGCTCCACCTATAGGATCATTTGTTAAGAAATTCACCAGAGAAAGTAGACCGTATCCTGATGGTAATCCTGAGGTAGTTGAATCTTTCTTAATAGCGATAGCAATTGGTGTACGTGATTCATCAGTTACTACTACATCTAAATCATTCCGTCTAATTTTTTTGCTTTCATTCCCTACAATCAATGAGTTCTTTGTAATACATATCACTGTATTATTAACGGAGCGCCATTCAATAACATCAGAAGTATATTCTGACAATTTTACTATTTCAAATAAGTCACTACCAGTAAGTAATTTCACTACGATGCTCTCCAGACTCATCAGTCCCAACACATCAGGAGGAGGAAGTCTCATTCCTTTTTGAAACATTGACTCCAGCCAGCTTCTATACTGATCTGGAATAACATCGAATGATCTTATATTCTTATTAAGGGTTACGCCTGGTCCAAATATGGAAGCGGTTGCTGCTTGTCTTGCTTTGATATCTCTTGCAGCGAAGTTCGGATGTCTTCCTCCGTATGGACCATCTCCTAAGAACAACATAGTAGATACAACTCCTAATGAAAACCAATCTGTTAACTTTGAAAACTTACTGGTCTTATGATCTATTATATGTAGCATTATAGCAGAAGCAGGAAAGTTCTGTGTCTGCCATGAATTAACATCAATTGCAAATGGGTCTGTTAACTTCAATTCATTGACTAGGAAATTAAATTCATTAAGATCTACTATCAAAATTCCTGGATGAGAATGAACAAACTTAACCATCTTAACTAAACTCTCTACTAATTCTACAGTTTGTTCTGCACCAAATCCTTGTTTGGTTCTGAACCCATTCGAGACAAGCTTAGCAATAGGGATAGAGTTTGGTATGAATTTGGAAGTATATCCTATTGGTGTTCTTGCCTTATTGGATGTTACAAGAATATCTTCTGGACAAGCAATATTTCCATGAGACGACAGCGCCCATAGTTCCTGTATTTTTTCTTTAGGTATCATATTAGATATATCATGGCATACTTTATATATTACTCCATTGACTAGAAATACTTTTCCTTCTCCTCCAGAAGCCAAGAATTGTTTATCTTTCAACTTAACTGTTTTACCTGTCGCCTCATTTATAACAGATATCGCAGCCATTATTTATCATCCTTATCTTTCCCTTTGAACTTCTCAAACAAATCTTTGAAGTCTCTTGGAATCTCTTCTGGATATGTAACGAAATAAGATACTACAAGAAATGCTATTACGCATAGAAAGATTTTAAACATCATACCTGATCCTCCCTCCATGTCATACCGGCGATAGAGACATCGTCGTTGTGGACTATTTGATCCTTTGCAAGTTCCTTGAGAACCCGCTTAGCTCTTCTCTGAATGAACTTCCCATGATTAGGCATCCTATCAAATAGTTTTGCAACTATATCATCAACTGGTACTTGCTCTCCAGTTGGAACATGAATAAACGAACCTAGTCCATCAGATGAAATTAATGTGGTTGTTATTTCTTCGAAGGAACCAATATCAACATGGATAAGCTCGGATACATTGAATTGAAACTTACCACCCTGGTACCCAAATTCCCATCCATTAAATTCTATTACTGGTCCCCCATTTAGTTCCCAGGCTTTCACTTTAATGGCTGCCTTCGGGACTTTACTATTATACATGTCCAATCTCTCGGGCTGAGTTTGATAAGAAAGATACGGAGGTGCACCTTTATAGCAACTTAGTTCAATAATTATAATTCTTCCACTTGTGAATTGTAGAATAATATATCCGTCTCCGTAAACATATACAGTTTTCATACCAGCCATCATTATTAATGTTGCGTCAAGACATTGTTTTGGAGTTACAGTATTACCAGCATTCAGCTGATTGGCTTCGTTAGAGATTATAAATCCTAAGCTACGATAATCGGTTCCAAATGAAAGAGCAGAATTAAGTGAATGAATAGTTTTAATTGTTTTCTCTGCAGCAATTGTTAAGAGTCTTGACCCTATGTCTGTATTTGGAGAACCTGAACATCCATCTGAAACTATGGCAAATGGTACATCTTCTCCTATGTGTTGTCCAATGATTCCAGTTCTGATGTAATCTTCACACATTGCGTGAGTGGCACCAATTGCCAAAAACGCATCGCTAGTTATCACGGCGTACCTCCTAAAAGATGGTGGAGGCAGAAGGTCTTTCGACCCCCCACCCCCAAGGATCTGCGGATTATATCGAGAGACTCACTGAAGCCCCACCCGTAACAGGCTGGGACACTGCGCCGGTAAGTGGGTTGATGATCTGAGAAGGACCACCGTTCCCAAGCGCCTTGCTCTGTGAGCTGATCGACTGCGAGATGAGCTGGACCAACTTGCCGAACGTCGCCTCGGTCATGTCCGGGAACGGCAAGAAGTGATCGATGCCAAGGTCCGTGCACAACTTGGTGAAGTATGCTTTGTCGGTGCTGGTGTCGCAACCCATTGCAACGAGGATACTGATGTTCGACTCCATCGCCTCGTTTTTCTTCATCGATTTGATCCGATTGCGAACCTTCTTGTTGCTTGATTTGCTCGAGTTCTCATAGCCGTCCGTGATAATAACCTCGATGCCGTTGGTATCACAGGACTGATCAAAGAGTTGGACGCATTCGTCTTCCACGGCACCTACCGAACTGAACACGGCATCATTCAGTGCCGTACCTCCACCGGGCGACGGCACTGCGACATCAGCAGGGGTAATCGTGTGGATCGGTTTGAACCCGAAGATTTCCTGCACGGAGTTGTTGAATGCAATGAGCCTCAGAAGGATGTTATCGGCTGTCGCAGCATTTTGACATGTCTTGATAATCCGCTGCAACGCCTCATCGACTTTGGCTTCTTCCCCCCACATACTACCGCTTACGTCGGCGGAGATGTTTGCGACCGTGTACTTGAGCTCGTCTAATTTGTCAATATTTACTGAGGAGAAATGGAATTCGCTTCCCGTAATGTTTTGGTCTACCATATCTTCGAATGAAGGCATTTGTATCTGTCTCCTTATACGTCTGTGGTTTTGGCGGACTGCATGCCCCGCGCAGTCATTTTCGCTTTGAAGTCAGCTTCCAGGGCATCGAATCCGGGAACGGGTGAAGTCGCATCTTCGAGAAGGATGAGCTTGTGAATGTTCTCGTCACCGAATTCATCTGCGATGTCCATCACGGAATTTGCCACGCAATGGGTGGACGCTTGCCCGGCAAGAAACACTTCGTCTGCGGCAATCAAGATATCGATGAGCTTCGTGTTGACTTGTGTCGAGCTGTCGGTGTCATCGGGCACCTCAGCCTTGACGATACCGAAGTGTTCGGTCCAGATGTTGGAGCCTTTCACGACTCGCTGGGCTCTACCGAAGATCTTCTGTTCCCAACCAAGAACGGCATCGAAGATGGATTGGGTTATGCTGTGACCCACTGATCCGATGATGCAGTGATCCGGCCAGATTGTGTGACCATACCGCCCGCTCTTCTCGAGAGCTTCCAGATAGTCGAGAGTCCTCTGCGCCGCGAAGGGAGCCGCCGTGATGAGTTCGCGTTCCGGTCCAAGAGAACCATCCGTCAGGTTGATCTCCATTCCGTATATCCGACCATGCCGCGTAATGACTACGGTGAACGGCTTGACTGCTTGGCCATCCACATACTTCCACCACATAATATGGGAAATGTCAAGTTGGGTATGCGAATCCAGTGTAATGTGGATATCTTTGATACCGGTTCCTAGTCGGTCGATCATTGTCGCAAGGCGGACTGAATCTTCCACAGCGCCAGGTACAAATAGGGCTCCGGTCGGATCACAAAAGTCCACCTGTGGATCGATGACCAGGAGCTGAGTGTTTTTCCCTCTAATTGCCACTTGTCTTCTCCTTGGGTTCGGGGGTTGTGTTGGATGAGGTGGGAGGACTCGAACCTCCAACATCCAGATCCAAATTCTGGTGCTCTAATCCAATTGAGCTACACCTCATTTAGCTACAAGCTGTTTACGTATGTCTTAACCATTATATCTATTATAAGTGTAAGAGAGAATATGATGGGACTTATTATTCCGATAACACCAACTAATACTTTGGGAACAAGTTTCATTGGATCTTCTCTTTCTTGATCTGCATACATACATGTGAATAATATAATTACCCCAACTAATACACAGAAGAGGACACAAGGTAATACGAAGAAAGATAACATCTCTGAATACCTAGCCCAGTATACAAACTGAAGTAAATTCACACATATCAATGCAAACGATATAGCAATCATTCCATCTGTACCATTAGAAATAAATTCTTTTGCTTTCTGAAGATACCCCTTCAATTTTTCATTGTTGTTCATAACGAGAAGCACTGCAATTGCTAAAGCTACGATGCCTAACAGAATTACTTTCATACATTAGGTTCCTCTTCAGTTGATATTACCTCTTCGGTTTGTGGAGAACGCTTCAGTATATCTGGATTACTCGCCGCCATAATATATAATCCAATTCCAATAATACATATTACTGTTTTAACAAGAGTCACCACATTAAGAGAATTATAGAATTTTGTAAAGCTCTCAACAAATAAAGGAAATAGTATCAGTTCGTCTAAACTTAGAGAGAGATTAATAAAAGAAGGGTTTAAATTGTATGTATGTGAGATGTGTGGACTAACCGAATGGAATAATAAACCTATCTCTCTGGAATTAGATCATATTAATGGCATTAATAATGATAATAGATTGGAAAATTTAAGAATTATATGCCCGAACTGTCATGCACAGACACCTACATATAGGGGTCGGAAAAATGTGATCAAACAAAAGACATCTAAAGTAAGACCTAAATTACAAATCAATGTGTGTATTGATTGTCATAAACATATATCTGCAGGTGCAGTTAGATGTAAATCATGTAGTGGTAAACTTCGCCCAAGAAAAGTATCACGCCCAACAAAAGAAATATTAGAACTTGAAATTCGAAATAGTTCTTTTTCGGCGTTGGGTAGAAAGTACAAAGTCTCAGATAACGCAGTTAGAAAATGGGCAACTGGGTATAATATAAAATGGTAGGGATGGTGGGAATCGAACCCACACGATCTTGCGATCACGAGATTTTACATACCTCATTGGCTTTCACCAACCAATCTAAAGACATCGATTGTTGAAGTCTGGACCATATCTTCACCATATCCAATCTGGACGTAGGTGTTCCGTGCATGGCCTCTGAACCTTCCTCTTGCTCCTTATTAGGAGTTTAGAGGCTCGGCTGCTGATTGCCCAATATCATCTATTTTTAGAACCTTCGCACTCGACGTTTCCATCCATGCTTTGGTTAGATGATCTCTAAGGGGTTTCCAGCAATCCTCGGAATACTTACTGTTCTCTTTCAGGAACAGCGACCTATGATACTGTAGATTTCTGTGTAGGGTTGTGTGTGACGACCGCCTCACTGCTATCAAATTCCCAAGATCGTTATTATCTGGATTTTCGTCCAGATGGTGAACAACGAATTCGGTTGGGACATCGACGCCAGCGTCAATCATCTTCTGTCGACCCAATGTTCTGCCAGATGGAGACCTCCCGACTAAGTTATAATCCCCAGTCGTTTTAGGTATACATGTAGCATGCGTTGCCTGGGTCTTTCTCCACATTGTCATGGGTTTTCCACATATAGGACATGTGGATATACCATAATTGTGTCTTCCCAACCGAGCGTGTCTTTCCTTCGCACGCGCTCGATTGTATTCTTTAACACATTCCTTACACCGTCTTCTTTCTACAACACCCTTTTTATCACAATCAATACAGCGTCTTTCTTCTTTGGATTTCCAACTCATTCGAGAACTCTCCTTTTAAGAGTTTGTCCTCAAAATAATAGTCCAAATCAGGAATACACTGATGATTGCGATAACCGTACGAGTCTCGCGTGTCTGCCAATTCCACCACACCCCCACTGAGAAATCTACATTGTTGCCTTTGGAATTGTTCCCATATCAATAAGAGACCCAACGAAGATACATAACTTTCCAAGTATCTTCAAGTGGTCGACTGGGAACAGCAGAGCAAGTTCGCTATTTGACAGACCATTCCCATCAACAAGATGAAGTTCCATGCCTTTGTCTCCAATCAATTCCACAATCGAATCATTTTTATCTACTCCGATTGTTATAATTTCCCCGTGGATCTTTCTATGTATTTCAGTGCCTACTGCTTTCATTTGCTCCTCAGAAAGCTGGTACTTGAATCTCCATGGCCCTGCCTCGTTCATACTTATCACCTCTTGTTTCTTTTAAACAACCCTGCCCAATCTCAATCCGTTGATTCTGGATGAACATATATATTAAAAATGGAGCCGAGGGTAGGATTCGAACCTACGATGCGGCGTAAAGCCATCCGGATTACAAGTCCGGTGCAATCGACCAACTATGCGACCCCGGCTTTTTAATATGTCTTACATTAAATGTCTTCGAATACAATTCCTTTACTTAGGAAGTGTTTCATAATTACATCTGTACTTCTTCCGTTTGAAAACAGTAGTGCTATATTTCTCATCTTATCCATTACCTCGTAAGCACCATAGGCACCAAGAAGAATTTTACTAATGTAATAAATGCCTCTCATATTTTTTACATGTGGAGCATATTGTGGATGTAGGCCGCGCTCAATAGCATCGTCTTCTATTCTTCTTATAACAGATCCATATATCTCAAATAATTCTATATAACTCTTACATCTTGTATTCAACCAGTAATTATTAGTTGCACCTACTATATCTTTAAAAGTATATCCAGTGTATGTATTATATGTATTACCGGGTACTGATTTCCATACATTTGTTTTACAAGCTTCAAAATTCTTAGTTTTAGCATACGTTTCGAGCGCATGTCTAAAAGCTAGATGGTTTATTAATAATGATATACTGGGTTTGAAGTATCTTACTGCTGTCGCATAAGCATTACAATTAGGAAAGATTGTATGAAAATGTCTATTTGCTGCTGCTTCGATTAGTGACCCACCGAATATACAATCGTGTATGAATAATTCAAATGCTGTAAATATTTCCCGATCTCTATCATCTGCAATGGTTGGGGCGTAAAGAATATCAGACATTTCCATTAGAGTATAGCTCCGGTTTCGTCAAGAACAGATCTGGGAACTTCACAAGATCTATGTTGACTAAGTTGTTTTGGTACGTCTCCAGAGAGATTATATACTTCCATTATCTTCTGCATACCAACAGACCTAATTCTTTTTACTTCTGAAATTAAATGAGCTTCATCGTTTACTCTAACTGGATAATCTTCCCAATCAAATGTATCACATACAATCATTAGAAATTGGTTATCACCTGATTCGTCTATCCAGCTTTGGATATCTTCTCTAGTTGTAGCCATAACTCTCCAATCTCCCTCTCTTTAAAAATGGCTCCGGGAGCAAGGTTCGAACTTGCGACCTGATGGTTAACAGCCACCCGCTCTACCAACTGAGCTACCCCGGATCTTTTTATTTGTCCTAAAAATTTTTAATATAAAAGAATTTTAAATTCTTTTAATATATTATTTAAATAAATTGTTTTGGAGGAGACCAGACTCGAACTGGCGACCTCTTGCTTTTTGCGAAGTAACCCTGTTCCTCATAACCCTTGAAGGGGAAAATATCGAATAGGGCATTTTTACGGGCATGCGCTCTACCAACTGAGCTACTCCTCCAAAACAAAAACATTAAGTTCCTCTAGATGGGAACCTCTTCGTCTATTGAGTCTTTATCTTCCGCCATGATTTCACTAAGGATCTCAGTATCGCTAGGAGGATTAGTACTCGTTACTAGGACTTCATTGGCATCATCTGCCATCAACTCTGCTAGTAATTCACTATCTTCAGGTTCAATGTATAAAGTATGTGCAACCGATCCATCAACTTTTCTCAACTCTATTGAAATTTTTCCAGAATCTCTTTGGTCTACTTGATGTAGAAATCTACCAGCCATCGCTAATTCGATAAGTGATTCGTTATCACTATCATCTGATTCTAATTTTCTAACCAAAGTAGCCTGTAATTTTTTGTTAAATTTTTCTAAATCTGCGGTCATTAATTTTGCCGGTCTACCTCTAGGCATTCCACTTTCTCCTCATTAGTTTCTTTTATTTTACATTTTATACAATTCACAAATCCTTCGCGAATTGGTAATCCACAACCAATACAATACTGCATTAATCTCCTTTATGAAAGAATGAACATAAACAATATAACACCAGCGACAATTGCCCCGAGTGCTAATATTCCAAGGATGGCAACAACAATTATCAATTCTATTAATGTAAATCCTTTTTTCTTCTGGACAGGATGTATATCCATCTTTCCTCCTAAATTATAAGCCCTGCGTTTTCAGAGATCAGTCGGTGTAACTGATCCCTTAGAAAATCCATTCGAACTTTTTTATCCCTCTTGGGATGCATTTCAGAAGGAAGAAATATTCTTAAATCGTCATCAGTCTTATTATCAATATATCCTAACTCAATAGCATTCCATATTCTGTCGTGCCATGTCTTTAATAAAATTAATTGTTGTCGTTTATAACTCCGGTCATATGTTCTAACGAACGTCAATGTATTAATTAATGTCTCAAGGAGCCTATAGGCTTTGCCAGTGGAACAAGTACCAGAGATATAGTAATCCACTACGAATTTTTCCCCCAATGGATAAACATGATCACTTCCCATGGTAAAGTATTCCATCTATCTATCTACCCCATCTCCAGAATTTCCACCATCTTTTCCTTGGTTTTGGTTCTGGAACTGGTTCCGGATCCGGTTCAGGATCGGGTTCTGGTTCAACTACTTCAACAGCAACCGCGACTGTAACAGTAGGATTACTCTTATCTAAAGTAAGCGGAACCTCTACGTCTTCTACCAATATTTTATAATTGCCACGGAACCCATTAAATATTACTTTACCTTCACTATTAGATTCAACTGTTAATTTAGTATACCATTCATTTGTAATAAGATTTTTCAATCTATCGAATGCTGGCTTCGATGTACCATTCGTTCTGAATAATCCAATCGTAGGTTTCCAAGGATCTCCATCTGGAATGCTCCACCAGGTAATAACTTCTACTGAGGGTATTGAGAAATACAATCTATATAATTTCTCTGCATAGTCTGCTTGATTGGTTTCATTCCAAATTCCACCAGCGGACTGAACAGATACTTCACTAATGTGAATAGGTTTTCCAAGATCATTAAATTCTTCTATCTTTGATTTTATATAATTAATATCATATTCTTTATCGTCTGGAATATGAGACTGAATTCCTACATAGTCATAGTCAAATTGGCTTCCAACACCTTTCAGTATAGTAGCAAGATTCAACCAACCACCAAGGATTCCATATTCATTAATTCCTATCTTCAAGTCATTGTATGGTAATGTTCTTATATAAGAATGAACAGATCCTATATCTATTCCAGGATTATTAATAGGTTCGTTCACCGTATCCCAGAACATAAAGTCATCTGCATATTCATTTAATAGTTTATTAATATGTTCTATTTGTGCTTCTGGCGTAGCGCCCCATGTTGGTTGTGCTATAGTATAAAGAATTGGATGTCCTTTCATAGGCCACCCTCTTGTCTTGCACCAATCTACCTGGATCTGAAGTGTTGGAAACTTATAGGTACCTTGTGGGCTTTCTAAGCTAGACCAATACAACCCGAGTGTAGCATTGTTGAAGACATCATCAACTTTATCCAGGAGTTCTGGTTTATAGAATACTCCTGGACCCATACCAAATAGGAACTCGTGACCGGTCTGTGTGACTTCTACACTCACGCCGGGCGCAGCATTACCACTCAAATCTGTTACCTCGATGGTAGCAGATGATTTTCTATGTGAGTAATCATATGATTGTGCTGCAGCAGTTAAACTGATTACCATGAACGAAACTAATACCAACGACATAATCTTCTTAAACATTCTTTCTCCTTTTTTTCAAAATCTAAATCCCTTCTATATACATACATTTTACAGACGAATTAAAAAAGTTGCTGAGACGTTGAACAGCAATGAGCTAGGAATTGGTCTCGTCTACACCTTTTATTGGTACCAGTTAAGTTCCGCTCTTCAAGAATCATGCGGGCTGGTTTGTGAGCATCGGTGATACGGATGACCAGTGGAGGTATATTCCTTTGACCAAGGAGGTTTTCAACGTCTCAGCGGACTCGTCATCATCCAGTAATCCTAGAGGACACTGAACAATGAGTCGTCAAAACCTACGAACTCTCCCTCTCCGAGAGTTACAGCGGTACCATTTGCTTCTGCAATAACAGATCTACAGGCACTTGCAAGTTTAGAAAAGCTTAATGAATTATTTCTACATGCCACGATTGAGATTCTCCGTTTGGCTACCATGTCGTCTACCTTCCTGGTCTCGGCACCGCCTCCCCCAAATCGTTCTCCAAACATGCCTCTACCCTTAGAAGTAGACATGGAAGTTTTCCATAGTTTTTCAAATCTCCCCATATACCCAGCTATTTTTATGGCTGTTGCCAATGGCATAACAGAGCGATGTTGATTAGTATCTTTAATAATAACCTCAATACTAAGGTTATACTTTTGTTGTAATGTTTGTAATCTTACAATTGCTGATTCTGCCTCAACTATTTCTACAAATAAATCGCTTGGATCTGCTTCCTCGTCGCCTTCAAATCCAAAGATTGTTGTTGGGAACTGTTCACTCAATGCTTCTAATTTTAAATTCCAATACTTTAATGCTTCTCTTATGGTATAGCCAGTGACTTCCATATTTCCTCCAGGTTAGGGGTTTTATCCCACTGATCTCTCTCAGTATAAATAATCTTTCCGTCTTCCGATATCCAACACCAGTATCCAGTAGGTAGGATCGGTACTGGTTTCTCTGGTGTTAGTTCTGCCTTAGGTATAAGTTCCCAATGTCTTTCATTATTTACAAGAACGTATCGAGCATATCCTTCATCTCTTAAAAATGGTGGGCGGAGAAGGAATTGAACCTTCGACCTCGACATTATCAGTGTCGCGCTCTAACCAACTGAGCTATCCGCCCATGCTTCACTCACATGTAACTTCTACCGAATCGTCCCTTCCTGTGAAGGATCGCATCCGTATCCAGCGTAGTGATTACCTTCTTCTTGGGCTGGACTACTACATCTTCGACACCTACCCCATCTCCCTCAGCGATCCCCGAATGATCATGTGGTTCATCGTCGATAGGTTCTTCTTCCCGAAGCGGTTCTACGATTCCTCTTAATGCTGCCTTTGCGGCCAAAGGATATTTATTTTTTGCGAAAAAGGAATATGGGATATACGATCCATCTCTGGTGGGACAGACTCCCGTTTCGTTGGAGAAGCATACAATTTGAGTATCCTCAATTGCAACTTGATCGTCTGTTCCATCAAAGGGAACAACATTGATCTTACCAACTGTTTGGAATCCATCCACTTGTCCATGAATTATGACGCCTCGTTCAGCGTCGAAATATCGAACGAACGTTCCTACTTTAATTACCTGCACGATATCCTCCTTCGTTTGTTCTTCGAAAAAAATGGCACCCCAAGCAGGGCTCGAACCTGCGGCCTACGGCTTAGAGGGCCGTCGCTCTATCCAGCTGAGCTATTGGGGCTAATTGAATAACGAGGGGAGCGGGGTGAAAGTATGTTAATACTCCGTGTTTCACCCCGCTCCCTAGCGGAACCTGCGATCTCTTCGAAACAGCCACCATCCCCTGGAGCCATTCCGGGATCGCTGGACTATGGGTAACCTAGAAAGCCAACGCGAGCATGTCCTGAACTACTTCGCTCGCTTCCATTTCTTTGGCCAGGATCATCGCAAAGCGCTTCTGATTCTTATTAGCCAGAGCGACGACGTCCTTGTCTTTGGGCCAATGTGCCTGCAATTTGGCAATTCCTTGCCGTGCCTGCATCACTTCCTCCAGCTGCTTGCGCGTCGGTTCGGACAGTTTGCGGATTGCCTTGAGTATACTGCCAGGGAGCCCGCCCTCACCGATAGATGTCGGAGCAGAAGGTCTTCCACGTCCAGTGGATTTGATCCCATCCTTCTTCATTGCATTGACGTCCCAGGCAAATCGCCCCTTCTTTCCTGTACCTACGTTTCGTGCATACTTTTCCCGGAGCTCTGTCCTGGCGGCAAGACAAACATAAGTCATACCCAATGCCTCTGCTGCTTCGCGGGTTGATGCCGAGAATTTGTCCGTATTTCCCATAGTCCTCATCCTCTTCATTGTGTTGCGATTTCAGAAAGTGTAACACATACTAAAAAACTGTACTCATGTTTTAATATATATAGTCCATATCAATATGAAATCTGCGGACAAACTATTGCGGGAGTCGCCTTCCCCCCTCAATGGTGGCTCAGGATCGGTTTCTAACATGAGACCGGTCCATTTATTTTTCGAAGAATAAAAAGGACTTAATTCTCATAGAGAATTAAGAAGAATTCGGCTACCTCACTATTTAATATATTTAGTAGGAATCGAATTTCACTTCATATTTAGTATCACATATCGAATTTAATATATTATAGAAATAAAGAAGTAGACGCCCTCATATAATGAGGACAAAATTGTAAACAGCAAGAGCTGAGTTTTAACAATAATCAAAAATTTGGAGGATTTAATAATGTCAGTTTCTAATAGTTTCGCATCACTACACGGATTTCAAAATAGATTTACAAGAAAGTTTGGTACTACTAACAGTGCAGTAGAACCTTTTATCTCAGGTTATTTTTTCATCCATTTTTCATACCTACCTAAGCAATTGGCCAATAATGTATCCCACGCCGCAGGCCCAGATGGTATTGGTAAAGGTGACGATGGTCTTAAATCTATTGCTAGTACTCTACATTCAACTTGTTTATCAGTTACTATTCCTGGTGGAACAGTAAACACTACTGATATTGTTGGACTAGGTGGAGTAAAGTGGGCAGTCCCTACTAATGTAGAGTGGGATAATACTGTAACACTTAGGTTCCTAGAACTCTCTTCACTTCCGATTCATGCTATCTTCCATGGTTGGACAAGAATGATTAGAGATTACAGATCTGGAGTTACACCTCTAGACTCTGGTGGAAAAAAAGATGGGGATGGTGCATATATCAAGACAGAATATGCTGCAACAATGTATTACTGGGTTACTAAACCTGATGGTCATCTTGTAGAATATGCATCTTGTATGAGTGGTATGTTCCCGAAGAAAGATCCTACTGATTTACTTAGTTCTGATATTACAACTAATGATAAATTAGAAATAGATATAGACTTTAACTGTGATTACTTATGGCACGAAGATTGGGTATTAAGTAACGCTCAAGATCTATCTGATATATTCTATGGTAAAGCTTGGAATGGTGTCACCGATGGTGGTGAAATTGGTAAGGTATATGGCGAAGCCGAGTCAGGAGATTACGCACCATACACATCATAATTTAATTAATTTATTTATTACAATTATTAATGCTGGATCCTTGAGGATTTATTTCCTTGAGGATCCAGTTATATAATATTAACCCTTAAAATATATACGGACAAATTTTTGAAACATGAGGGGAATAAGATATTGTTATGTCTTGTTTAAGCTTATGTAATCAATGGAAGGAAACTTTTAAAATTTAGTGGTGCAAACTGCGCCAAGACAAAAGAAAAATAGGAGAGAGTGTAATATGAGTACCCCATTCAGAGGATTTAAATTTAAGTACCCAACATATTCTGTTGTAACCCCACAAACAGGAACGGCTTATGATGTTAGGAGCTTGAATGTTTCAGAGGTTTCAAAGCTGAAGAACTCAGCCACGACCCCAACGAAAGCTACAGAGTCAATTAATAAATGTATATTTGATGCATTAGAAAATAGTCCACCGGAAGTAAAGGACTATGATTCATTTAAAAAGCAAGTTACTGTAAGAGATAGAGACGCACTATTATATGGATTATATCATTCCACATTTGGAAACGAAACAGATTTTAATGTTACATGTAAACAGTGTGCTAATAAGCAAGACATTAAAGTAAATATTTCACAGATGTTTAATATGAATTCGTATCCTGGTAGTGACGGTTTACAGGAAAGTTATAAACTTTCTCAATCAAATGATGTTGAACCAGATGATGTAATGGAAGAAGCCATTAAACAGAAGAATGCTGGAAAGGAAACTACACAACCGCTCGATCTTCCCGAACCTCCTGTAGAGCCTTCTAAGCCTCTTACGCTATCTCAACCACCTGGTTTGCCTGAATCTAACATCGATGTCACTCCTGGGTCACTCAGGGGTCTTCAGGAGGCACCAGAAGTATCTGAAGAGCCAGTAGTTAGAAACCAGGAGCCTACTGAATTAGATCTCGCTAGAACTATGGATCTTGGTTCAGATATACTATTAAAGAAAGTTCAGTTTGAACTACCAGTATCCAATGTAGTTGTTACGCTAAGACAACCAACTCTACATGATGAAGAACAAATGATGAGTAGTGTTCCTTTTTCTCAGAGAGCACAGATTGATATCATTTATGAAACATTAATCATTGAAAGATTTGATCAATATGCTCCAGGTCAAACTATCCCTATGATCAGTGTTACTGAAAGACAAGAAATTATAATGGCGTATAGAAGTCTCCCACCTAGAGATCAGATTAAACTCATTGAAAAATTCAGAGATGAGTTTGGTCAGTATGGTATTGACCTTAAGGCTGTTTGGAACTGCACACAGTGTGGTTCAGAAAACGATCTGGGAGTGGAAATATCAAGTCAATTTTTTCGAATGGTCGCACTCGTCTAATCAAGAAGAATCTGAAAGATTTCAAAAGAATTTAGAAGAAAATATTAGATCTATGATGGAGCTTATGAAGCAAGATTATACTGATATAATGATTATGCCATATAAATTCTTTATTGATACCATTAAATGGAAATTTGACCTAGAAGAAGAGAAGCGTAAGAAGATGGAAGAGTCCACACGCCGAAAGAAATAGAAGGAAATAGAGGGTATTTTTACCCTCTATTTTTTTATTAATCATTTCCCTAAAAAATTACGGACAAATTTTAAAGTAGTTACATTATGATGAGGTAAGTTCATATGAAAGAAGCATCTACAGAAATATACGGAGTCAAGTAAATGAAGAAACATTCTCAGGAATATATAGAAAAGTATTTTAAAGATAATGATTGTAAATTACTATCTTTTTATAAGAATGCTAAAACTAAGATGAAATATAAATGTTCTTGTGGTAATATATCATATATAAATTTTGATAAATTTAGGCAAGGATGCAGATGTATGAAATGTTCCGGAACTCCTAAATATTCACAAAAGTATGTATCTCAATATTTTAGAGATAATAACTGCGAGTTATTAGGAATATATAAAAAATCTCACGATCCTGTTAAATATATATGTAAATGTGGAAACATATCTAAAATATCTTTTTCGAATTTTAAAAATGGAAAAAGATGTATGAAGTGTGCAAATAAATATAGATCAATAATAAAGTCAGGTCGAAAAAATCATAATTGGATTATTGATAGAGAGTATATAAAATTAAAAGAAAGAGTAAGAAGTTTATCAAAATCGTTAATAAGACATAGTTTAAAATCTACAGGTCAGTTAAAAAATACTAAAACATATAAATTACTTGGATATTCTGGAGAAGATCTTTTAAACCATTTAAGGAAAGATCCTTTGTTTGACGCTTGGAAAGAGGATTCGTATCATTATCACGTTGATCATATTATTCCAGTAAAAGCATTTGTTGAAAATGGAATTACCGATCCTAAAGTTATTAATTCATTAGATAATTTACAACTATTATCAGCTAAGGAAAATCTAAGCAAACAGGGAAAATATAATTCAACTCAGTTTAAAAATTACGTTGAGGAAAAAGTATAAATGAATAATATAACTACAAGTGATTTTTTAAAAATAATACCTGGTCGCAGAGATGGACCTATAGATGTCCACTCTACTATTACAAAGACAGGTGATTTTAGGGAGCTATCTGGGGTAGATGTAGTGGTGCAGGGAATAAAGAATACTCTATTAACTGCTAGAAGGACGTACCCATTTGATCCAGAATTTGGATCCGATTTATATAAATTAATATTCGAACCATCTGATACTGAGACAAACATGAGAGCAAGGATGGAGATAGATGATGCTATTGCATATTATAAACACCTTGCCACTATAACATACTCAGTTAAATACTTCAGTAATAAGAAAGGCTTCCGAGTTAATTTTTTAATATCATATAAGGGTGAGTCTAAACGAGTTTCTATTGATGTAGACGAGACTCTACTTACTACAATGGAGAAATAAAATGTCTACAGTACAACCTTGGTTAAGAAGATATAATTATATAAGTGATTACTTTGAAACAGCTTATGAACATTATATAAAAGAATACCCAGCGTTTCCAGTAACATATTATGCTACAGATCACGATGAAACTGTATGGGAGAATGAAAATTTATTAGGTGGTTCATATGAGAAGCTAGGAGTGGGCGAACTATCTGGACAACAGTGGATAAAAATATCATTGTTACCTGTATTTGGATTAGAACAAGTTCAACCAACAGGAGACTCTGAGGAAAAAGGATTAAGATTCGGAGCATCTATTAGTACACAATTAGCAATCCCTTCTGTATATGGATTAAAACCAGCAGAAGGGGACTTCGTAGATATTAGTTTTGGAATAAAAACTGAGTCAGTAAATGAAAGATTGATGGTTGTTACTAATGTTAACTTGGCACACTTCGGAGATTTTTATAATATATATCAGTGTCAATTAAAAGGTGCTCCGCACGCAGTGAGGGATTTAGAACTACAAGTGTCTACACATTGGAAATTTCTAGAGTTTACTAAGACTATTTTGCCGTTAGAGAATGCTAATTTCTTATTAAGATTACAAGAGAGATCAGCTTCTATGTCTACACGACTTAATAGTTTATTTGATAACACATCTGGATTTTATTTTATAGAGGATTAAAACATGAACAATTTATCAGAAAGCTTTCTTATTTTTTTAGAGTCAGAGAGAATTGATACGAATGACTTCGATTCTTTTTTAGAACATCTCAATTATGAACAGCTAGATAGTTTAGAAAAAAGATTAGAAGAACAATATATTAATCTACATAGGGATGAAATGTTAGATGAAGGGAAGGCGAATCTAGCTAAAGATATGTCTAGAGGATTAAAGGTAATATGGAATAGGATATCTATAGCTATAAGAAATTTAATTAAGAGAAGAAAGATCATAGCTGCAAAGATTAAAAGAACTGAGATGAGTAATTTGAGAACGACATTAAAAGCAAAAGACAAAGAGCTAGCAGCTTTATTAAAATCAAAAAGATCAATGCTCCAAATAGTTAAAGAAAAAGGTAGGGCTCAGATAGAAAAGGCCAAAGATGCTGTCGTGACACGCGTGGCGAAGCACGCTCCAGATTTTTCTAAGAGTGGATAAATAATATGGGTAAATGCCTAGGTTACTATAAGATAAAAGAAGAATTTGAAAAAAGAGGTGGTGTATTATTAGAAGAATATTCCGATAGTATTACATCAAGATCTAAAGTAAAATATATTTGCCCATGTGGGAACGAATCTATTATACAAGTAAGCTCATTTATACATAACGAAAAAAGATGTAAAAAATGTCATTATAGAAACGTAGGGTCGAAGCTGAGATTGTCTCAAGAAGAGGTGGAGAATACGTTTATAGATAGTGGTTGTGAATTGTTAGACATATATGACGGTAACAATGCAAAAACATTAAGATACCGTTGTTCATGTGGAAATATATCTAAAACACAACTTAAATCATTTAAGGCTGGTCGGAGATGTATGAATTGTTCAGGGAATGTTAAATATACACAGGAAGAAGTGTTTAAATTGTTTGAAGAAAGAGGATTTAAATTAATTGGGAAATATGTACGATATAATGATTCTGTAGATTCATTATGTTCATGTGGAAATCCTACTAAAATATCACTTAGTAGTTTATTAAATGGTGTTAAATGTAGAAGGTGTAAAATAGAGGCATTGTCTGGATCAAATTCATATATGTGGAATCCAGATAGGAAAAAAATAAGAATAGTTCTAGAACTACAAAGTTTAAGTAATAGTTATAAGAGAAAACTCAGAAAAAAGAATAATATTAATAATCCAAATATTCATGTTGATCATATTTTTCCTATAAAGGCATTTACAGATAATAATATTTATGATTTAAAATTAATAAATCATGAAAGCAATTTACAATTTCTTCCAGCTAAAGAAAATTTGAGGAAGAATGCAAAATATAATAAAGAAGAATTTAAAAAATTCTTAGAGGGATTGGAGGTACAAACCTGTGTTTAACGATAGAAATATTCAAATTTACTCGAGCAGAGATAGAATTAGAGAACAGTTATTAGAATACAGTAGAGATTATCTCGAACTAGAAAACTTAGATTTTTCTAAGGCATCTTATTTATCATATATTATTAACATGCTTTCTATTCTTACAACTAACTTAATGTATTATAATACAAGTGTATATAGAGAATTCTTTTTAACGAGAGCAATTCAAAAAGAATCTGTATTGAACTTGGCAACAATGCTAGGATATAATCCTACATCTGATGCTCCACCCCTTCCTGCAGAAGTTCCCATAATGATGGAAGTACCTATTGTATTTACACAACCCGTAACCCAGTTAGTCTTTCATGGACTAAGAAAAGACATAGAAGATCCAGAACCATTTAAATTCTATGCTGGTCTTGAAACAGTATTTACTACAAAAAATTCAGTGACTGCTACAATATATTCTGAATTACAAACAGCTATAGTTACTGAGAGTCTTGAGAGTGGCGGGACAAAAATAATCCCATCTAATATTAGAGATGGTAAACTTATTTTTCTTATCAATACAATTCAAATAGAAGAGATAGATCCTGTTGAGGAGTTTACTATCCCAACATTAAAACCATATGAGTTCCTTACACACGAAATTAAATTTGGTAAACCTGGACAATTACATCGTGTAAGATTGGTAACGGAAGAGAAGCAGACCACTGCGACTGATGCTAATAAAATTAGATATACATGGGGAGGACCAGATGACCCAGATTCTCCTATAAAAGGAAACTCTTTATTTATGATCCCAAATAATTATAGAGGGTTTGTATATAGGATGACAAACACGAATCAAAATTCGGGGTTAAAATTATTCTTTGGTAATGGTATAATTGGAGTTCAACCGACTTCAGGATACCTTGCAAAAATATCATATTCATTGACACAGGGAGAATCAGGAAATGTAGTTGCTGGTTCTATCAAAACTGGAGATAGATTTGCTGTAGTAGATACAATTAATAATGCTCCAGTTACTAGGTACTTACAATATTCATGTATAAATACTATCCCTGCTATGGGGGGAAGAGATGAATTATCTATTGATGAAATAAGAGCGAACGCTATTGCAAGAGTATCATCAAACAAAAGACTAGTATCTAATCAAGACTATAAGAATGCTAAGAAAATAATAAGCGATCTACCTATCAATAATGTTATCCATGTCCTCAAGCGAAGTGACATTCAGTGTAATGAGATATCTCTTTTCACAGATCTTATCTTTGAGAAGGCCCTGGTTCCAACTAGAAATGAATCATTATCAATTGATACTACCAGCGCAGAAGCACTAGATGTATTTACTGGAGACGTGTTTAGTATTGGTGGAGAAGAATATGTAAGTATGTTTAATATAAGTATAGATATAGATCAAGAAACAGCCATATATAAATATTTACTTGATGATATTACAAAATCACTCGTTCTAGGAAGAAGTGATAATACAGAATCTATAATACAACCCGAGGGCGCTACTTTTACTTTAGATAAATCTGATTCAACTGATCCAAAGATAGAGGTTTATTTTAATTACTATCCATTGAAGAACATATACAGTCCTTATCAACATGATGCTACTGATATAGATGTATTAAGTCTTATAGATCTTACAACAATTAGATGTTTAGTTGTTCCTAGTTGGTCGGGCGAAGAATTATATATGACTTCACAATATTCACATAACGATTCCGAACCTGTGTTTAAATTTAAATACGTGTTCTCTTTATCAGATATACCAGAAGACAACGTACAGTTTTTCTTTTCTACTTATGAGGTTGTTGATGAAACACTTGTGACTCCTACTGATTTAATATCTAAGAAGTGGGTCCAGAATCCTACATATGGTACATGGGAACAATTCGGAAGTATAAATAAATCCGAAGCAACCATAACTATCCATAGCAATCTATCTGAGTTTATGTTAAGTAATGTAGATATAAGTGGAACAGAAGGGAATGAGAATGTAGTAATATATAATGTTCCTGTTATTAAAAAATTATACTATGACAACGTAGATCAAGATAACTTTGAGTTATTTGTATATCAAAAAATAATGACATTTGATGTTGCCAATTATAAGATGTTAACAGATTTTATAAATCTTAAATTTAGTAATACTACAGGTCAACTAGATAATATGTATCTCAATCCTCCAACAAGAGAACCAGTCATAGGAATAAATCCAGATACCCTTCCTATTGTTCCTGTGAATGGAGATAGATATGCTGTGAGTGAGGCACCAGATGTTAATCCATGGGGATATCCGACTAATACAGATGGAACATCTGATGGATTTATTGCAGAGTATGACTCTACTGCTAGTAGCGGATTTGGTGGATGGGTGTATGAAAGATTAATTGTTAATGATCAATTTAATTTAGTAGTTGATCAAGATTTAGGAAACCTCTCAGGAAATATAATTCAGAAATATATATTTAATGGAGAAACATTTGAAGATCCTTTACAGGAAATACCTATCCAACTTCATATAGTTATATGGATAGATAGATCTAAACCATATACTGATTACGCTGTAGTAGAAACTGTCAAAACAAATTTAGTTAATAAATTATATAATATATTTGGTTACGACACTGGACTATATATGTCTGATGTTACAAAGGTAGTACAAGAAGTAGAAGGCGTTGATCATTGTAAAGTATTAAAACCTTCACATGATATATTTTTTAAGTATGATCCGCTAAATGATTTTTCTCAGTCACAGCTACTCACATACACTCCTGAGCTAGTATATTTCGATAGGAATAGTATATTGATAGAGGTTAGATAATGGAAAATATGAGCAAGTTCGGTCTCAATATGAGCAATTCTGATGACAGTAAATTCTATAGACAGTTATCAAAGATAGTCGCTTTCGAAGTGTCTAACATATCTGGGCCATGTTACTTCCCAAAATTTATTAAATACTGGAGAGATCTACATAAGACAACAAACTTTGATGCTAAACAAATAAAAGAATTCAAAAAGTTTATGAGTCCTGAGTTTAAAAAGTTTGCTATATTTAATGATAGCTTTAATGTATTTCTTTACATTTGTATAATACATTATACTAACAAAAATAATAAGAACTTTGTAAATTTAATTTACAAGTTCCTAGCTGTAAAACAATACAGTCACTTGGTTCATAAATACTTTCCAGAGTTTTGTAGGAATGATTTATGGGAGTTAGCATTGAATCAAGTTTCCCCTCGTCATTTATTTAAGGTACATAAAGGTGTTCCTAATGCTGTTACATTTATATCTGATGCAGAATTTGCAAAGATATATCCTAAACTATTAAAGGCTACAACCGATAAACAAATATTTGATTTTGTATATGCATTAAGAAGTAGAATAGAACAATCGATGAGATCGTTTGCCAATCTTTATTATGAATTATATGAGTCTAATGTTAAAGGTATTACATCGTCTGATGGAGAAGAAGAAGGAGAGGTTATTGAAAGACTAGCAGATAAATTGAGTACTGTTATGTGTACATATGAGCAGATAGATAAGATAGCATTATTGAAGGCCATATCAATGAGTGGATTAAAAAAAGAGACTTGCGTCCCGTTAATATCTGAATTATCATCTGTTGCCTATAGAGATAAAATCAAATTTATTTTGATTTTGATTTGTAGAATAAGAAATCCAAAGGATGTTTGTTTAGAGAATAAGAGAAATTCTCTGGTTAGAAAAATAGAATCAAAAGTAAAGGTTGTTAACTACGAGGTGAGAAAAGAAATACTAAAGGTCCTCTATGAAACAGAAATGGGATATCAATTAAAGAAGTTAAATTCTTCTCAATTGAATATGTTCTTCTGTCATTATATTACTATGTTCATGAGGTCAAAAATATGTGTATAATTATTTAAGATAATTAACAAACGTACTTAGTTCCCCGGCTATTGTGTCAGATAAATTTGACACAGTAGCCTCAAATTTTCGTAGAAACGAATCGTTTATCGTTAGTTTCATAATATCTATTTTAGATTGAATCCGTTCTGGGGTGGGGGATGTAGAAATAATTAATTCTATTTCGGAGACACCTTCTAATATAACTGACTGGAATGTTGTAATTTTTTCAGACAGATCCGATACTTCTGATTGTACAGATCTATACATAGTTCCAAGAGGTGCTGTTAGATCTGCATTTTTTATGTTCTTCAATTTTTCTATATTTCCAGCATTAATATTATCTAACCCTCTGGGAATATCTGCTGGGAAACTAGTTATATTACTAATCTTTGGAATATGAGAAGATAGTATTTTTATATAAATGTCTATCGATTGTAAAAGATTATATACCATCCCAGTATATGAATGGACTCCTGTGTTTTCATTAACACTATAGATTCCTAACTCTTCTACTCCAAATATATTTGGTTCATTCCCATTGATTGAATTTGTCATATTGGATAGTAACCCTATCACTGTAGTAGAATTAACCCCGCCATCAATTTCTCTTTCCAACTCATCTATATATCCTAATATAGATATCATCAAACTTCTAAATCCAGAAAGCAGATCATGTAAATTTCCATACGTTACACTTTCACCTAGTGTCGATAGTCTTGATAGTTTTGATAACTTCCATAAGTTTCCTAGCTTACCAAGGTTAGATAAATTTATTAGATACCCTAGACTTTGTTTAAGTCTTAATGTTGATGCATCATTGAGAGTTGGAAATTCATATGCTGATAATGTTCCAAGTACTCCAAGAACCTCAAGATTTTCTAAATTTTTTAATGAGACTAAGTCAGCTAATTCATTTAGGTTTGATAGATCTCCAACGTTAACGTCAGTTCTATGTTTGCTAAGATCCCACAACTCATCTCCCATATCTCCAAGATCACCAAGGTAACCCAATGTTCCTAGATCAGCGAGTCTTTTTATATCAATATTATTCCCAAGATTATTTAATCTACTTAATTGTCCTAGCTCTCCAAGCTGTTCTAATTGACTTAGAGCAGATAGTTCTTCCAATCTGTAAAGATTATACATCTCACTTATCCCTGTAATATCTCCCAGCTTACCTAGCTCTCCAAGGGATGCTAATTCTCCAAGCTGTCCTAAACTAGATAGATCTTCTAGTTCAGAAAGGGCCTCTATATCTACATAATAATTTGCTGTCATTTTATTCCTTCCTATACGCTCTCGCCGTTCCAAAAGCTAACTTCATTTTTTGCAACCCCGAAGGATGCATTCGCAACAGTCATTGTATCTTTCATTGTACCTGCTATCTCTCCAGCTTCTTTAATAATTGATGTTGCTCCGCATATTGCTAGCATATCATCAGCATCCACCTTTCCAGCGCCAGTATAATATGTTGGTGATGTTGCGGACGCTGCTAAATCTGTAAAGAATATGGGTGGTAATGCAGGGGCAGCAGCGCCCGGAGCAATAGGTAATAAGTCTGCATAATTAGCATTGTCGAATGTAAACATCTCCGGCATTTGTTTATCAACCCAATCCATATCTGTTTCCATACCACCAAAGAATGATTCAACGTCTATAGATTTGCTTATACATTCATCTAAGTTATCCAATATACTAGAATCTAATCCAGCATTGCTTATTGGATCTTCTATAAGACTAGATAAGTCAGTTGTTATACCTCCACTTAAGGATGTAATGGTCGACATTAATCCTTCGGCATCGGCCAATCCAGATATATTAGAATTTAAAACCGCCGTTAATGGATTAGATCCACTTACTCCACTAAGAAGATTAGTAGCTTCTTGTAATTTACCTGATAGATCTCCATCTAGGCTACCAGTTAATGCGTCTAGACTAAATGCATCTGCACTAAGTCCTCCAGTAAGTCCACCTAATGCTCCACTTAATGTATCGCCAAATCCATTATCCAATATATCCATGTTACCCATTAACCCACCTAATGATCCGGTCAGCATATCTCCTACACCATCTCCCATAAGTGAACTAGTCAATCCATCTAAGCTATCCAACAACCCACCCAAGATATCAGTCAATCCTCCAGTTAGTCCTCCTAATCCACCAGTCACTAGAGATCCTAACCCACCACTGGCGACGCCAGCCACTCCTGTTACTGAATCTAGTCCACCCATAACCCCACCCATCGCGTTTCCAAGGCTTCCTGTTATACCACCACCCCCACTTAATATACTTGTAACTGGAGAGAATATACCATCAGTTACACCACCAAGATCTCCTAATCCCCCAAGCTGTCCTAGATCTCCTAGTCCTCCTAAATCTCCTAATCCTCCTAGGTCTCCCGCAGAGTTAAATAGATCTCCTATACTATCTGTCGCACTAAACATTCCACCGAGTGCTTCATTCTGTCCTAGGAATGATCCATTGTTTAAAGATAATTGTTTACCTAAGTCGAGGTCATCTACATTCAATCTTAATGGGGATTCTAATCCTCTTGTGTCTAATCCTGAAGCCCCCACAGGTGCGAGTGGAATCAAATCATCCATTAAATTGATACCTTTATTTGTAGAACTACTGCTACCATTCGGACGTTTTATATCTGGTGGAGTAGTACTCTTTCTTAAAGTATCTATATATTTTGCAAAGGTTGGTCTCAACGGATCAATAGTGTCTCCTTCTTGCATAGACATTATTACACTATATACTTCTTGAAATGTTACTTTTAGATCTACACTTCCTGCTCTTTGATCAAAAGAAATATCATTACTTTCCCCACCTTTAATAACATCTATTCCAGATATGTATCCTGCATCTATATGAAACAATCCAGGACAAGTTACTTTACACATTAAAGGATAACTGTATGTAAAGTTTGAAGATGATGTTGGTACAACCATTGCTAGTAGTCTAGCAACAGGAATAACTATATTATCCTCATGGGCAGTCATATCATTCGGATAGGGATTATATAATCTTACGGTAACAGAATAAGATGGAGTATAAGATACACCTTTCCATATTTTTGGAAAGTCTACCTTGTCTCCCTCAAGAATATTACCTAGTCCTTCCTTTAGTTCATTTAACCCACCACTAGCCATGTTCATAATCCCGCCAGCTGCACCTAATCCAAACTTACTTAAAGCACCCATCACTCCTTTTCCATCTTCTCCAATTTGAGACAATGCATTCCCTGATTCTTTTTCACCAGTTACAAATCGTAACTCCTGAAGTTTTTGAGAAGCCATATTACCCATACTCTCAAAAGAAGATTCTCCAAAGTCTACACTGAATGATTCTGATATAGATACGTCATTTAAAAATGCAACTTGTATAGGTATCTTAACCCCGGCACCTTCTATCCCGCACTTAGTTAATATCTTTTTATAATCCGCACCCGCATCTTTTAATCCGTATAATGTAGCGCCTGCTTGTGCTCCACTAGACTTCGAAAATACAGGAAGCATGGGATGAATATCTAAGACAGGCATAGTATTTAATACCATACCCTCCATTAATCCAGATATATCAGGAGTCGATCCTCCTCCTCCAGTATTAGGACCAACATTATATGAGGCCTGAGGAGGGAGTCCGATAATCCCTGCCGCACTCTCTTTGCTAGTATTTTCTATTAGTTGGTTCTGTCCAGAGCCTGCCGATTCTGGTACATTCATTGCAGGAGACAATCCCGGTCCTTTATCTGCACCTGTAATTCCCTCAAACGATCCAGAATTTATATCATAATCACCTATTGGCATTCTGTTATCTCCTATAAGTTACCTGTTAATATTGCATGTAGATCAGGATCTGCACCTTCATCAAACTTATCACTATTTCCACCACCACCCGCTAAACTACTAGCCATAGAATTAATAGATGATACCATATTATTTATTACTATTAATCCTTGCTCTTGACTTTTCTTCATTGTTTCTCCTACACCAGCCATGCCTTTCTCAACTGCATTTCCGGTTCCTTGATCTCTTGCTAAATCATAGCTCACACTATTATCTACTAGGGCTGATCTATCTCTAGTAGGTATTGATTGGTTTATACTAGCACTTGGAGGATCTTCTATTCCACCTACTGCTGCATTTTCTGGGAATGTTAGGAACTGTCCTGGGTCTCTGTTTGTAAGACCAGTCATTGCAAATCCAGATTTACTTAAGAAATTTTCTGGATCATATTTAACTCCGTCTTTTGATATCTCATAGTGTAAGTGAGATGGGTATGAATTTGGTCCACTTGGTCCACGACCGCCTGCCATTCCTATAACTTGCCCGGTAGATATCTGCTGGCCTGGTCCGACATTTATACTAGACATATGAAGGTATCTAGTTTTTAATCCGCCTCCATGATCTATAACCACACCGCCATATTTTCCACCAGCATCTACTACTACTCCACCCATAGAAGCATAAATAGGATCGCCTGTCTTAGCTCTAATGTCTACAGCTTTATGATAACTACTTCCACCTCTAACAGATCTAGGACCCCATGGAGAAGTAATATATTTATGATCTGATGGAAATGCAATACCATTTGATATAGAAGCTGCACCTATTGATGCTGTCTTATTATTAACTTCTGCATCGCCGCCAGCAGGAGCATTGTCTTGCATAAAGGAATCAGATATACTTCTCTTTTGCTCATCAAAGTAATCGCTTCCTGGAGTCATACCAATGGCCCCACCAGTAGCTTCATCTAACAATCCAGTAGCGCCACCAGCTACCTTACCAAGAGCACCACCAATTGCCCCGCCTGCTTTTTTACCAAAGCCGCCACCAATTGCTCCACCTACTGATCTTCCAGCCTTTGCTCCAGCCTGCTGTCCTCGTTGAGCTGATCCCGCCACATTACTAATTGAACTAGAGACAGCATTGGATATCTTATCAGCCATTGTATCTGTATCTGATGGTCTATTAACCCAATCAAATACAGCTTTAGTTAACCCTTCGTCTACTTTTTCCCAGTTATTAATAGCCCAACCAAGAGGAGTAGTTGCTATAACTTTCTTCATCATATCGTCTTCACTTAAGTCCATAGACTTAGATAGGGATTTAGATTTCATCCAATCTTTATTATCTGGGTGAGAGAAATCTCCGATGGCAGCCTGTTGCTTTTCAGTTAAGACTGCTTCTCCTGCTTTTAATATAGCAGGAACATCTTTTCCAGGTTGTCCTTCTACGATTCCACCTGAGTGGAATTTTGGTGGGGCTGCACCCATTTTATTATCTTCTCTTTCCTTCAGCAGCTTCGTATTTTTTAATCTCATTTCCAACTGTCTTACTTTGTCTGGGTTCCCTTCTTTTTTTGCAGCTTCAAGTAGTTCAGATATATTTTTTATTTTTTCTTCGGGTGACATACTACCGTAATCAATACCCTGACCCATTCCCTCTAACGCTCGTTTTCTTTCTTTCTCTTTAATTTCTCTTTCGAGTTGTTTGAGTCTTTTCTCTTTTCCTTCATCTGTTTTCAACTCTGCTAATTTTGATTTTCTTTGTTGGTATACAGAGCTCTCTCTCCAACCAGTAAATACTGAGGAATTTGAGGAATCCATTTCTGTCTTTGTATTTCTTAATTCTTGCCTATAAAGGCGACCAGCTTCTTCTTTTCTTTTTCCTTGAGATTCTTCAGACTCTATTGCTTCGGCGGCCTTAGAATCTAGGCGTTCAAGTTTTCCTTTTTCTTTTCCAGCCATCACCCCACCCATGGATCTAACCGCTTTTTGATTCTGTGTAAGTCTCTTCTCGCTTTCACTTGCTGCCTTTAATTCTTTAGCAGTCTTTGCTGCAGACATAGCTAACATAATCATAGGTCCTGCTGCTGCACCTGCTGCTGCACCTATTCCAGCACCTGCTGGACCACCCATCATGAAACCTAAAATAGTACCGACTAATGCTCCGGTTGCCATTGCTGAGGTAGAATTCATAGCACCAGATGCAAATCCACCCTTAGCCATGTCTTTATCGTCACCGCCAAATACACCTATCATTTTTTTAATAGTCCATACAGCACCGCCAGCGATAGCTCCAACTGCTAGTCCAAGAGCAGCACCAAGTCCGAGACCTATAGGTAATCCAATTGGACCACCCATTGCAGTTCCAACTATTCCACCAAGTATTGCTCCGGCTGCTGCACCCATACCAGCACCACTACCTATCTCTCTCGGAAGTCCTAATTTTTCTGCCATGTTTCCAAAGAACCCACCTGAAATTCCTACGACTGTACCTACTGCACCACCAATGGCAGCACCAGCAGCTATACCAAATGGGATTCCTGCAAGCGTAGGAGCAGCAAGCATACCACCTAGGATACCACCGAGTACTGCTCCAGTTCCAGCCATTGCTGGGACCTCTGGTCCAAATGCATCTGCTAATTTTGGTATAGCGAATCCTGTTATAGCTCCACCTAAAGCTGCACCAATACCAACACCCCATATGGTACCAAGTACTGGTACGGCTGATCCTAGGAATCCACCAAGGACAGCACCAACAGCTGCACCAACACCTAGGCTTACTCCACCCATTATAGGATGTTCACCTAATACTTCAGATAATGGTTTAACTACAAATCCTCCAAGAAGGCCACCTAATGCTGTACCTACTGCAAACCCAGCAACAGAACCAACAGGTCCTCCTGCCATTCCAATAATACCACCGAGGATTCCACCTATCATTCCTCCACCACCAGCAAACATTGCTGTCTTAACATCTCCGGTTATTGCTCCAGCAATTATCATCGGAATAAGTCCAGCTAATAATTTGGGACCTATGCCTCCTAGCATGCCGCCAAATACTCCGCCGCCCATTCCACCGCCTCCACCTTTCTCATCTTTCTTCTCTCTCTTCTTTTTAATCCTATCCCATATTCCACGGTACCTACTTTGTTCTTGCGCTTCGTCACTTCCTTCTTCTTTACCACTGAAGTGTGCAGCCATCGCACTTGTATTACGTTTTATTCCTACTAGGTGTCTAATTATTGCACCTGGCCATCTAGCTTTAATGGGTTCGCCCATTGAGTCCACACCAATAACTTCGTTACCTAACAATTTATCTTTAAGTTTGGTTACACCTTTCTTCATTGCTTCCCAAGGTTTCTTAAGAAAATTAGAAATGAATTTAAATGGTGCAGTTATTACTGCTTTGAATCCTCTCCACCCGACTTTAATTGTTTCTCCTACTGCTTGAACAGCATAACCTAATGCTTTGAATCCAGTATTAAGCGCTGATCCAATCGCCTTTGACGTTGCATGTATGGTTGCTCTTACAGCTTCTAGTCCAAGATTAATAGCTTTCATTGGGAACTTAAGTGCTTCGCCTACTGCTGCACCAATGTGCCCGGCTATGCCTCGGAATCCTGCAGCTATACCAGCTGTAACTTTGAGAGGAATACTTACTATCGCACCTATGATTCCATGACTCTTACGACCCTTACCAGAATAAATATTAGTTGTTTCTTCAATCAACCGTCCAAGTAAACCAGTATGTACTTCTAGTTCTGCCTGCATATGTTCTAATATAGTTGTAACAGGTGAAAACATTTCTTTATTGTTTTGACCATCTAAAGATAGAACTCCTTCTCCTGCATGTCCAACCATATCCACAGGAGCACCGGCTGGTTGACCTTCTCCTATCACCCCACCTTTAGCATGGGACTCAATTGGTTTCTGGGGCTTAATCGGTTTTTGATTCATCGCAGACACAGTAGCTTCATCTCTACCCATAACAGATACACCCCAGACATCTGAAAATCTATCATGAATATCATGAGAAACATTTATAATATTAGTCCAAGTATCTAATACATCTCCCATTACACTTTTAACAAATGATACTATGCTTAGATTTCCTCCAGAGGATTTACCTCTAGCATAGAATTCTACACCAGCCCACAGCTCTTTAATATTATCTTTTAGTCTAGCTACAAAATCGAAATATGGTTTCGCACCAGCCCAAGCAATGTTTCCAAGTCCTGCCCATATTCCTTTAAGATTTGGAAGGCCGAATCTCTGAATGTAAGCTTTTCCTTCCTTCTCTTTCTTAGCAGCCTTCTGCCATACAGCTTCTCTATACGCTACACCAGCAGTAGCAGCTCCATCTTTTGATCCAAACATTGCTCCGATCACACCCTCAAGTGAGTGGAAAGAAGACAGTGCCCAGTCAAACATTCTTTCTTCTATTGCTTCATATATATGTTGAAATGGATCAGACAAAATATTTTTGGCTAGCTTAACTCTCATGTCCTTCATTATTCTTTTCATTTTAGCTGGGACATAATATAGTTCCATCTGGGAATTCATTATTTCCATTAATCCAGATCCAACTTTAATGGTACCATCTATGAAGTCCTTTAAAAGAACTGGTATCTCTGTGAGCGGAGCCATAAGTTTCTTAAAACCTCCGGCTTCTTTATCGTTCCATATTTCCTTTACAGAATCTTTATACTTAGATAAAGAATCTCCAAAATTTTTGACAGCATTAAAAAATGTAGTACCTGCTTCACCAAATACCTTAGCAGCTTTTAAACCAGCATCAAATATGCCTTTCATTATTCCAAATATACCAGTGGGTTTTCCTTCTGCATCTGTATCTCCGAACAGAGCAGAGGTTACTGCTTGTGGTACTAACTTCTGATAAGCAAATATGAGTCTCTCACCTATAGATTTATTAGCAGGATCCAATTCTTTATTAATTGTTTCCATTAATTTACTATGACCAGAAGATATGGCGCTTACAACAAAGTCAAAGAATCTAGCAATAAATCCCTGCTTCTCTTGGAACCCTTTGAACTTACCTTCTTTCCATTCAGTATCATCCCAAAGAGAACCTAGTCCTTCTTTTAAACCCGTAGCCATTGCCACTATCCCATCTTTAATTCCTATAAGTAAACTTATTATTCCGCCTTGTGTATTTCCTTCTCCATCTATTTTCCCGAATATAGCATTAGATAGGAGAGATGGGATCTTCTTAATACTTTCCCACATACCTAGTAATGATTCCTTAATACTTTTTAAATTAACTAAGGCTCCAAAGAATGCTCCTATCTTTCCAAAGATTCCTTTAGCTCCACCGCCTCCTTCTTCGCCTTCCTTGTTTTTAGCTAGACCTTCATCTCTTATTTTAGACTTATCTTTAGCCTGTGCAACATTTGATTTTTCTTCTTGTGCAGTTTCCTGAGCAGATGATATCTTTTCTTTACCTTTCTCTCCAGCAATGATTAACTCTCCACCGTGTTCGCCAACAGTACCACCATCAGCAAACCTTTTTATATTTAAAAAGAACTCTAATTGCTTTTGAAGTATATCCCTTATGCCTATAAGTATACCTGCTTGACCCCCTTCAGCAATTTTGAAGTCGGCTTCTCGTCCATGTTCAATATATGAATCTACTAAGTCTCCAGCCATCTTTTGATACTCTTCACTCTTAATAAATTGTCCCATTATTTTATTAAGTTGAGAGTCTGGATCCTGTTTTTGTTTAATTAACTCTTGAGCTATTCTACTTTTAATAGCAGAACCAAGCCATTGACCAATAGATCTAGACTTAGGTCTTTTTAGATTACCTTCTATTCCAAATCCTTCTTGTATTAATCTAGACTGTTGATATACTAAACCATTAATTTCATCTGATGCAAATCTAGCATGCACATATATAAGAGATAGTACTTTATATATTGCTGGAATAACTCCTATAGATCTGGGGTTAGGTAATTCAGATCTATAACCCATACCAAAGAATGGAAGAGCATAACCAATAACAGATTTAATACCAAATATATTAGAGAACTGTTCTCCAAGGAACCCAGGCATCTCTGGGGATTTCGGTCCCTTGTCATCTTTCGATTCTCTTTCATTCTGAGTCCATAGTATTCTACTCTTACCTTGTCTAACTCCAGGCATTCTTCTGAGTTGAACTCCTTCATGCGCGGCGTGGGCAACAGCTACTTGTTTTATATCTTCCAGTCTTTTTACGACTGGATCATCCATTTCACTACCACCATCAATATCTTTTTCTTTTGTAGAGAGGATTATATTTGCACCCCTATTATCAGATTTTATTTCATAATCATCTTCTGGTCCTACTATTTCCCCACTAGATGCTAATCTAAATGATCCTTTTGCTGCATCTCTTTTTAAATCTTTGGCCCATTCATTGCCATCTCTTCCTTGCTTAGCACCAGGTATATTTTTTATCCACCCAACCATCTCACCCATCGTATTCTGTAGACCACCAAAACCAGCTAAGGTAATATCTTTAGATGCCCCGAGTATTTTTGATATTGTTCCAGAGCCACCTTCACCTTCATCTCCTTTCTTTCCAAATATAGAACTGAACCCAGTTCTTACCATTGCATTTGCATCCGCAGCTACAGGACCTCCCTTTCCACCTATCAGTCCAGCGCCCAGGAGACCTTTAAAATTATCTACTATATTATCTGTTTCTTGTCTAGCGGGATCAAGCACCTTATCTCTAGCTTCACCCATGACTCTCAGAGGAGCTCTGATTGGAGCAGTGGCTATACGTGCAGCCTTCTTTGTAGCAGCCACACCTGTCTTCGCACCATACTTAACACTTAAAAAACTAATAGCTTTAGTAGCACCAAAGACACCCTTCGCCAACTTCAGGGAAGATGATTCAAATCCTTTCATCACATAGTCTAATCTATCAGAGTGCTCTGCAGTCATGTCTCCAAATTCAGAAACAGAGTCTCCAATATCTGAAGATGCTTTAGCCATCTTTTCAGATGAATCATTTATTGTTTCAAAATTAGTAGTCATACTATCTACTGAAGTGAAGAGAGAATCTGTAGCCTCAGTGATAACTTTCAATCCCTCTTTGTTTGCATTTTTTACTTTACTTACTTCAGTGTCCATAGATTTAATCATGGACTTAGTAATTCTATCCTTAGCCATCTTACGTATCTCTTCCATCTGCTGGGTGCCTTGAATAATTCCTTTATTCATAGTTATAGCAGCTTTTCTAGATGCACGTTCGACTTCTGAAGAGCTTTGAGTAATGGTCTTACTTAGCCCACCGAGACTTTTTGCTAGTTCTTGTTTTTCTTTTTTGAAATCTTCTTCTGACATATCTTATCCTACAGTTTAAGATTATTAATCATAGTTATTGTAAATCTTGAAGGTTTAAATTCATTACATATTGCTACTATTTCTGATGGATAAATAGCTTCTTGACATGGAGTGGTTATTCTCCCATCCACACCGAGCGAATCATACGCTTTAAAATAGTGAGGCAATGTTCTTTTGGCACATATACGATACTTAGATTTTCCCATTACAAAATATGCATACGATCCTATCATATTTGTTGTTACTTCATCCGCTCTATCCTTACTTAAAAATGTAGTTAAAAAACTATTCAATATAGCTGCGTGGTTTTTTAAACTAAATACACTTTCCATACCATCAGATATAAGCGTTAATTCTATTGCAAACTCTCTAAGTCTTTTCTGATCTATTTTTTTATATTCATTGGGCAGCATAGATCTAAAAAATTCTTTATAGAATGGTGCAATATAAGGACCCAATGAATACTTTAAAAATAATTTGGTGTCTATGTTAGCAACAAAGTGAACGAGCTCATGTACTAATATTGGTGGTAGTTCTCTCATAGCCTTACCAAAAAATGTAACATTCTTATCTAATACTAATGCAATGTTCTTAGTATTGGATGCATAAAACCCTAGAGTAGTAGTACCTCTATTTTTATATAGAAGTTTTTTAAATAAAAAAGAAACTGTACTTGAGTCTAAGTATCCAGGTATGATTCTTTTCTTATCTATTCCCTCTGATATTTTAGCATTTATATCTTTTGTGATTTTTGATTTGCTGCACCAATCTTTAGTATTCTCTCCAATCTTTTCGTTGGAGTGTATCATCTGACTCCCAACTATCCCATATGGTTTTAACATAACAGGAGAGAGTTCTAAAAATTCATTAATATTTACCGGCTTGCTCATTATCTTGTCTCCAAAGGTCCATTACATTTACATGACCAGTAAGTTTGGTTCCTACATTTTCTTTAATGTATCTCTCTAATGACTTTTTAAATTGTTTAGGTTCTTGTTCTAATGAATCTAAATACAATGATCCATTCGTATTATTCATTTTTATTATATTGTCTATTGTATTCTCTAATGGCATAGTCTCTAGTTCGCTCTGGGTTACAGTGGATGTGTTTCCTAATTGTACTGAACAGTATTTTCTTACGTAACAACAGAAGCCCCATGATAATGCTAAGTCATCATTGAATCCTAAGTCAGCTTGAATCTTATCATTTTTATTTGTGAGTCCTAATAACTCCATGGCTAATCTCTCAGACTTAATTGTATTTGTATCTGTAGTTACATAATCAAATAAAGAATCTAAAATCAATGGTCTAGATTTACCATTAGTACTTAATCCATATACGAATTGTTTATTTTGTTCTTTCTTATGACTTCTACTGCTACTATGATTGGGTTTATTCTTACCTCTAAACTCACCGAAGATGTTAAACTTAGTTTGTGTATCGAATTGTAATTCATTTATTACAGTTAATCCAAACCCACCTGTATTTTCTACAACTATTATATTATGTGGTACCATTCTGGCTACCATCTTAACTACTTCGGAAAACATTTTAGGCTCTAGCTTTCCTTTATACTCCATAATCTGTTCACATGTTTCAAAGTCCATCACCTGGATACCAGAGAAGTCATCACCCGCAGAGGAAGCAGTGTCCACTCCTATGATATAAAATTTACCATGTTGTCTTTCACTAAATATAAAAAGTTCTCCACCCCATTTTAATTTCATTTCTTTTAATGGAGTTCTGTCTCCTTCCTGTAAAGCTTCCTGAGTATCTGCATCAAACAATGTACTATCTGTACCAATGAATTTGAGTTCTAACTCTTGAGCAATCTTTCTTTGATCATTATTTAATAGATTGCATTGTCGAACATACCAAAATGGATCATTTTTAAACAGTGGAATCTCAGACCAGTGGATCTCATGAGGAATAAATTGATTTTCTTTTCTCTTTGCCTTTTGATAGTTATTAAAATACCACTTACCTATACCCTCTGTTTTATTTGGAGTAGAAATAACTATGTTTCCATATGGAATTCCTGCTGCCTTTGCATCCTGCTGCGATCTATTTACTGACTGAGAAAGAGCTGTCCATGCATCGTCTATGTTTCTTAAGAAGGCTGCCTCATCTACAACTAACATAGTAATTGCTTTACCACGAAGAGTAGAAGCTGGGTTAGTGGTAGGTATAGTTGCTGCATATAGTGCTGAACCGTTTGTTAATACAAAATATTGTATCTGATCATTAGCATATTCTGGTTTAATCCAATCAGGAAGATGGAATAACATGTCCTTTACTTTTCTACAAAAGTCAGACGCCTCAGCATTATCTCTAGATACTAATCCAATTATACAGTTGTCAAAGAAAATACTTAGATATGCTATCATAGCTTGACAGATAGTACTCATACCAATCTGTCTGCTTTTTAATAGGATTAAATCATGATTTATTAAAAAATCCTTTACAATTCTTTTCTGTGGTTCATACAATTTAATGAATTGGGAGCCACCTGGAACAGGTATTTTAATACACTCTTCCATAAATTTAATAGGATCCTTTTTATATTTAATTATTAAATTAGCTTTTTCTACTGAGTTAGTTGTTACAACTGCCATAATCTCCTCTGCTCCAATCGTTTATAGTTTGTCCTCATTTTTCTTTATATTATCAAATTAAATAAAAAAAGAAATAAAAAATATACGGTACTGACCCTCATCGGGCCAGCACACAGATAAGGGTATTGATATGATTAAAGCCCTTTGGGCTATTTGAAGAGTATCTTTCAGTACGAGTAGCATCTTCTTGAATGATATAATACCATCCCATGCAAGCCCCTCGGCAGGGAGCTTTCCATCTGTCATGGAAGATGACTCTTCATCTCGTACCACAATACGACCACCACATCGAAATCTTGCCGAACACTTGTCTGCTTTCATGCAGAACCCCTTCCTGGAATGCCTCTTAAACATCCCTCAGTTGCACATCCATGTGAACTCTCGCCTTTAGGAGATCCATTTTCTAAAGGGCAACTTGAAGTTATAGAAGTGTTTCCGGATCGGATACTACTTAGAACTTCTATTTTTCCGTCTCTCCTTTCTCTGTCGTGATTTGTTCCGCTTACTCTTAGCAGCTCTTATGGAAAGAGGTACTTTAGGGCCAGATGTCTTCTGGAGGGCTTTGCCTCGAAGAAGTTTTCGCATCTTCTTCTGAGCCTTCAAAGCTCCAAGCAGATTGTCATCGACGTCTGCAGGATCTAATCCCGCTTCCCGAATTGCATTCCAAATACTACCACTCATGGCTCTCCTTTCGGGGTGCTTGAAATGATAGTGACAACGTGTGCTGTCACTATTTAATATATATAATCATTTCAAAAGTTACCCACTCTTTATTTTACCACTTAAAATCTTCTTCTATCCCCCACCTGTCTCTAGAACATTACCCCTGAAGCATTTATTCCTCACATGACAATCATACATTGTTCCAGAAGATCGTTCGAATACTGCGTATGAGGAGCTAACTATATATTTTCCTTTATATTCATCGTACTCTGCTACATGAGGTTCTATTAATATAGGAACCCCTATCTTAATTAGTTCACTAATATCCATATTTCTATGCAATTCAAATGTAAGGTATGTTAAATTAGATATACTTCTTGCTAGATCTGCTCTTGCAAATGTCTCAGTTGTTTCATATCCAGTATGATTTGTGTGTACTTGATATCTTTCTTTTACATCGTCATTATAATAGAAGTCTCCACCGGACGCGGACTGTACAGAATTGTCATTATACACATCATCCACAGTAAAATCTATATTATGAAATAATTTATCCATAGGTAGAGATACATATCTTTGTTTATATGCGTTCTTCATTACCTGTTTATTACCTTCGTATTTAGATACCATTGGATTATAAACATAAAAAACATTATTAGTAGGATCAGATTCCTCATATATTTTTGATTCATCTCCACCCTCAGTTAACAAATGGATTTTATATTTTTCTTCATCCTTTATCATATGACTAAGATCAGCAATAGTTAATACTATGTCTCCATCTAATACTGTACAAAATGAATTCATTGGTCCATTAAATATTCCAAAGTATTCATCTAGATATTTTATACTCTTAGATAGTGTCATAGGAGGTATAATTATTTGATAAATCTTTTCTGTATTTTTATTTTTATCTATTATATTTGGAGAAATATCTGTACAGTTATCTATTATATCCTGCAATGCTTCAATGGGAGTGAACTCTTTTGACTCATCTATAAGTCTATTTATTGTTGTATTCATTGCTTTAAATGCTTCTTTTATTACACATGTCAGCTTAACATGATTAGATTCTTGATGATCAGATTCTTGGTTCTGTCCCTTAGGTTCTATTGTAGATTTAATATCAACATTAATTAAATTAAATTCAAACATACCTTTCTCATCTTGATCTTCAGTAGTTAATTTAATTGATAATGTAATAGATTCTTGTCCATATATTTTCTCTAACACCATCTCTGCCGCATCTATTTCAAATTCAATAACTACAGCAGGATAAACAGACGCTATTGAACTAGCTAATTTAACCGATGTTACATTTAATGATAGGTCCATATCGCCTACATTAAAATTAATAACATAAAATGGTCTCTCGTTTCTTGGAATTGACATATTTAACCCCTATAGTTTAATTGGTTTATATAAAATTTGTCCTCAGAATAAATACAACCAAAAAAAGAAAGGGTGTTGCAGTGCACCCCCTCTTTTTTATTCCTCATCAGCATCAAGGTCTTCCTCAGACTGAACCTCTGGGAAGATTTCTTCAATCAATGTACCAGTTGCCACCGCGACACCGGCAGCGACTAGTTCACCAACACCGCCGAATTCATTACCAATCAATGAAGAAAGGAATACGTGCATAGAATTGGCAACTACCGTTTGGATGTCACCTTTTCTTACTAAAACGCCACAAACACTTCGAGCTGGAACTGTCGAGCCCTGCTGGAGACCCTCAACCTGCTTACGCAAAGCCGCATTTTCTCTGAGAACACGCTCAGATACCTGCGTATTTTTGGAATTTCTTAAACGGTTTATCCTTTCGTCCTGGATGGTTGGCAACAATACTCCTTTCTGAAAATGTGTTCTCACTATTTAATATGTATAGTATTATTTATTATCTTGTTTACCTAAATTAATTTTAATAACTGGAGCAGAGCCAGACTTTTCTAGACTCTGCTCCAGTTCAACGTCTGCACACATGTCTGATCCGTCATCGATGTTCACGGACAGTGAGTGCTTTTTATCTGCATCGAGCTCGTAACTAATTTTTGTAGTCTTTAACAACTCCGAGAAAAAACTTGCTATTTGATTCTTAGATTTTTTATTCTTACCCATTTGACCTTTCGTTTATATTCTAATAATTTGTGAAGTCGCTATCTGTTCCATTCATTACTGTAGCTGCTTCAACTTGTTCATCTGATAATTCTTCTTCTATTAATTTAATCATTTCATCTCGGTTTCTTAGCTTGTCACTATGGAACAGACAAGCCACGAGATTCTCTTCTATTCTTGTTTTCAATGCCATCACTAGCCACATTGTTTCAAAGCTCTCTCCGAGCTTCTCATTGGATGAGGAGTCAATGTCTCCATCATTATGAGAAAGCTCTTCAAGCATTGCTTCTGCGCTCATGGCTCTCAATTCATCTGATTCAAATCTGAAATAGAAGTCCAGTTTGTTACCGGTTTTGTCTTTAATAATGCCTACGAAATAGTGATACTGATGTTTAACCCAATTGACATTACTATCTTCTTTAGAAGTCTCGTCTTTTGCCTCGACCGTGAGCGTCGAGGTGGATTGACTTTGTTCTGCACTCATCTAGGAATACCTCTTCTTTGCTGTTTAGAACCCATATGGTTTCGTAATCATGGAACCATCTGTAATCTGTATGTATATGTTGTACATCAGAATAATAATCTGTCAGAAATAGTATTGTACTTACCCGTTCTTCCTGAACTATATTTTGAATTCTATCAAATGGTTCTCTGTGACTAGTGCCACCTCTACCTCTGAATGATTTGACATGCTCTGCGACACCAGCTTCTGTAAGATTACTAGTAATCATTAACTCATCTTGTATTGCGTGGTCATGTACAATCATATGAATCGCTTTATAATACTGAGCACTTCCTATTAATACTCCAGCAAATCTCTTCAGATCATTCTTACTGATAGATCCTGAACAGTCTACTGTTGCTATAAGATAGAAAGGATTTCGTTTATTTCTTTTACCTGGGACACGAGGATGCCGAATGTAAAAGTTCTTCTCTACCCAAGATCTGCTCTGGGCGTTTTGAACATTATACAATACAGCATCTTCAAGTACATCGTCCCAAGGAATCTCCACTTTAAATAAAGTGTCTAGAAATTCTATCATTGATCCAGAAAGAGATCCTCTTGCTTCGGTAGGAGTAGCGTACCATAGGGTACGAGCATCTTGTGCTATATCTCCAAAGGCTTCTTCTGCCTTTTTCCGATACTCTTCATCTTCCATTTTGGAATCATATACCATTGTTTGTTCGTCACCAGTCTCTATATTTTTGACAGTAACTTTAATTTTACCAGTACTATTTCCTTCATTGTCTTTTAAGTCTTCCCAGGTGATTTCATATGTCGGATCAGAACAATCTCCAGTACCATAAACATTTGTTATTTTATCTGAGTCTTCTCCCTCTTTAGAATTCATACTTGCTTTCTTGCACATTATTTCATATAGTTCTTCAGGAATTATATCTGGAAACTCTCTGTGGATATCCTCAAAGAATATACATCCACCATGGGGTTCTTTAATATAATTTTTTCTATTGGCTATCTCCCTTACAAATCTATTCGTGACGTGATCGATTGCAAGGTTCCACATCATAGGGTGCCTGTTTCCACGCCGCCTAACATGTGAACAAATGATATGAATTATTTCATGGATAGTAATGAATATAATTTCTGATTTAGTTGTTTCATTATCTGCAAGAAATACTATACATTCGTGATCAGTATATCCAGCCGATGGTATTCCACCACTATTTGATTTATATTGTTCCTTATCTAAAACATGAAACGGAATTCCATAGGCTAGAGTGCCAAAGAATTCCGTGTCTTGTTTGTTGAGAAGAATGACAAGAGCGTCTTTTAATTCCTCTCCAAATCTTGATAATGATGGAGGTATCTCCTCTGTAGCCTCCTTGGGAACCTCGGGGGCTGGAGTTTTTTCTGACATAGAATTGGTCCCATCTATTTATCTGCGTTTAATAGAGCTACTGTTTGTCTCAAGTCATCAACCAGCTTAAGATCAAGGATGCCTGCTTTGATGATCTCTGTAAGGATCTCTGCACCAGAGTAAGCCTTAGCTCCTTTTATTTTATCGAACTCTTCAACTTTTGGTTTCTTTGCTATTGTTCTTAATGTTTTGACTGCAATCTCTCTTGAGTGAGTCTGAAGGTCATTCATAATACTAACAAATAGGTGAGCAGCTTCTTTCTTTCTTTTACCAGAAGTGAACCGATGATAGAACTCAGCACATATGGCAGAAGCGAATGCAAATCTATTAATGTTCTTTTCTGGAATGACATATTTACCAGTGTCGAATATTTTTGTAGCATTTACTTCTCGGTATATTCTGTAATACTCTATGAATTTTGCAGCGGCTTTCTTACTTACTGATCCCTCTAAGATAGCTTGAAGGTCGGCAATTGGAAGCCCAGTCTTCTTGGTTCTAGGATCTACTGCGTGGTACTTCTCATTATTTTCAGCCCAAGTTAACTGAATGAACGCATGGGTCCAAGATCTCGGAGAACCAAATTGATGTGAAGTGGCCTCTTCTTCATGGAACAATGTGAAATGATCCTTTGAACTGAAGAAGCTTATTCCAATATCATGAATTCCTTTTGGTGCTGCATAATTATCAATCCAATATTCTGGATCACTGAACACTCTGTAATTCACACATCTATTTCTTATGGCTGAAAGCTGAACTCTTGCTCCTGCAGCACTGGTTTCATTACCAGCTAAGATGAACTGAGCATTTTCAGGAATCTTATGACCATTGAGTGAATGATATGTAAACAATTCAAAACCAATTTGCTGAATCTCTTCTGGGCAGAGATGCCAGTCATCAAGAAGAACTACCGTGGGCTTTCCATTCTCTGAAACTTTTCTTATTTCACAGATCAATTGAGGTACTGACCATACGGTATGAAGATCTCCATTTTCCATATGAACTAGATCGGGAATTCCACCGAACTTCTCTACTCGTTCAAGGGCAGGAGAAGCTGAGATGAAATTGTATCCGCGTTCAAGAGCAAATTTATTGGTCATTTGAGTCTTCCCGCCACCGGGAGTACCTACTAGATACGGAATCGCACATTCGATTCCCTGCATCCTCATTTCAACACTATCCAATGCATACATAATTGCTCGTTGAATGGGCATATTTGTTCTTGATAGTTCGTCGTCTATTTTGCTACCTGATGCCATTTGGTACCTCTTGGGTGTCTACCCTATTTAGTTCCTTGCCTATACTGACAAGGAGTTCTCCAACCTTCTGTACATTCTCCATTGGGAGATTACCTTTATTCGATACGACTTCGGTGTTATCACCTTCATCAAACCCTTTGGATTTTTTATAGTATCGTAGTATATTTACTTTTGGTTTACTTCCGTCGTAGGTATATACTCTTATCAGTGCTCCTGATTCTGCTCCATCCCACGGATCGGGAACTCTAAATTCTTTAAGTACTTTTAATTTACCATCATCAAAACTAGTTTCATCAGCCATTATCTATTTCCTTATTGCAAGGATCTTTAAATACCAATCCCTACCTTCTATTGTAATATGTTCCATGTCTTCAACTGTCCAAAGCCCTTCACATTCTATATAATATCTAGCAAGTAAAGGTGTCCATGCTGATTGATGAGGATCTTCCTCATCGTTAAATATTTCTGTATCTACCCTAACAAAATCTCGTTGGAATTTATCCGCTTGATCGTCAAACGGATTCAACCGGCGAAGGGAATCAAATACTTTTTCAAAGTCTGGAACAACTATTTCTAACTCTGCTCTTGGTGCAGACATACCATATAATCCAAACAGGGTATACATCACTGCCATATAATCCAAATGTTCTAGTACTCTCTCAGCAACTATGTAATCATATGTCCCTTCTGGAACAGGACGCTCAGAATAATCTCGTATACTTTCAGCATACAATCTGATGTCAGTTGGTCTATTATCTCCAGAGAATGCTATGTTACTAGTTACATCAATTGAATCTTTATCTACTATATCAATTCCATCTCTTTCTTTGTAAGTGTATGCGTGGTTACACCAGTGTACCCAACGTTTCCCTGGTCCTATTATAAGGGATCTAGCCATGGTGATCCATTTTCTCCAACTCGTCGAGTTCGGCATCCATACAGCGTTTAATTGCTGCTCGCCTTCTCCTTCTACGCTTATCGCTTGGTTTCTCAAAGCTTTCTTTTTCTCTCAGGTCCTGTAAGACTCCTTCATTGTTACACATTCTTTTAAATCTTTTCAAACCTTTTTCAAAATTTTCACCATGATTATTAACTACTACTTCTACGCCTTTTAAATTAGTTATTGGATATACTTTTGGTTTACTCATCGTCTCTGCCCTCAGCTTCTTTTTGTAGCGACTCAATTACTTCAGGATCATCCCAGTCATCAACATAATCAGGTGGAAGCCCCTCTCCAAACTCCTGGTCGCTATACACTTCTTGAGAATTATCTTCTTCGATTAATCTATCTATAATACTCATTTCCTCATCGGATATAAGACCATGATCTAATTCCTCAACTAATTCATTATCGAATATAGTTCTTTTACGTTTCTTTAATAGCACATCTATTAAATCCATTAATCCTAATTGTTGTTCAGCACCACTAAGTCTAATTTTAGCACATTCAATTTTATACATTGCAAATTCAGTTGCTAATTCCTCATGTAGTTTCATCAATGATTCAATTTTGTCATTTAATTCTTCTACCTGTTTACTTTCTTCTTGTGCTCCGCACAAGTATCTACCGATCTTTTCTAGATGTTTCATATTTTATCCTATTATATACACAGAAACTAGAGACTGGACAAATGGCCATACGTATTTATCCCATAACAAATCTTTATCTATATCGTTTTGATCTATTGAATGTAGGCTAGACTTTCTAAGTTTTATTTCACCTTCTCCTTTTACAGGAATAGAGTATTCGTCTTCTGATTTACATGCAAACCATTCTACGTTCTCACTGCTTAGTATTTTTCTTCTTATTATTTCTATCCCCTTCACTAAATTTTTCTTATTAGTGAAGTCTAAGTTTCTAAATAGATTATAGAAGCTGATGTCTACTGGCTTATTTGATACTCCTTTTACATCTACTCGTCCATCCATGTAAAGGATAAGCCATTCATTGTATGTTCTACTTATTATTAATTTAGATACAACTCCTCTGAAATCTATTGGTAATGTTAGATTAATTCTTTCTAGATTTTTAGTTAGAATCACCCCATCTTTTTGTCTCACTGCTACCTCATTGGGAGATATATTATTTTCCTTTAGGTAGAAATCTATTATGGATTTAGTTGAGTCCTGAAGAAAACGGGATAACTTTACATTATCCCGCTGCATCAGTCCCAATTGAATATTTCTAGTTATCTTATCGTCTTCGACAACCTCGCTTAAGTCCCAACCAATATTTTTAAGTATTCTATAATAACATGAAGAGATATCATATTCAAATAAATCAGATAGAACTAATGGTAAGTTTTTATTAACCATAAATTTAACCGAATGATATTATTCTATTAGCGTCCATTAGCTGATAGAGATAGTTGGGATCAATTATTTTATTAATAGCATGATTAAGAAATTCTATAGTATTATATTTTGTATTAAAATATCCATATCGTTTACAATGTCTAGCCAACTTAGGATATAGTTTTACTATCGCATTATATTCATCTATCTTCAGTCTGTCTGTAAGTTTCTTTGTCTTCGCTGGGATATCTGTTAAGGTTGGCACTGGTACATTTCCACCACTATTTGAAGTGTAATAACAACACCGACTGCTACTATGTATAGTAGTTTTAAAGTCTTTAAACATACCGAATACTCTGACTTTACCAGAGACAAGAGGGATCATTGCATATGTTGAATATTTAGTAGACCCTATTTCAAATGAAGTTCTTACCTCTACTCTATTCTTTAGAGGTCTTTTTCCCTTGAAAAAGGATACAGCTATCGATCCATTTTTATCGAGAGCCTGTTCCACAAATGGTACAACTACATCTGATGGTTCTAGAACGATTATGTCTTCTAATCTATTATCCACCTTCATGTGATATACTGATTTATTTCCTTGATATGCAGGAACATCAACCACACTAATAGATGTTCCTCCCATTAGATTTTTAGAATCTTGTATGTATTTTATAAATTCTTTAAATGTTAAATTAGAAATCATAGGAAATTTTCCAGAATCTTGTTCTAGAAATGATTTCGTTATAGATCCTGCTTTCGCTATTGGCATTCTTCTTCATCCTCTTCTAAATCTACTCCAAGTATCTTGAAGTATGAGCTAAGTAATCTTAATGATTGTGGTCTAATATCCAGTTCATCTGATGATATCAAATTCGGATTTTGTAAAATCTCAGATAGTAATCTATTCTTTAGTCCAGGTGAATCTGAATGTACTGTCAATAGATCTCTCAGATAATCCATCGATCCATGTGACATAAGTGCCCAGACTTCCATCTCACCTAATCGTTGTCCACCCATTTTACTTTTTCCACCAAGTGGTTGTAACGTCTTCTTACTATATGGTCCAATAGATCTAGCAGCCATCTTCTCGCTTGCTCTGTGGACCAATTTTAGAAAGTAAATGTATCCCATTGCTATTGGATTTTTAAGTTCTAATTTAGTTTCAGGATCAAATAATTTTGTTTTATATTCTGACCCAGTAAACTTCATTATATTATCTAATTCTTTTGGGTGTATACTTTGAAATGGTGGTTGCATAATATAAAGATTGTTAATCGCTATCGCTCTACCAACACCCTTAAAGTCTTTCTTATATTCTTTTATTATTTTATTTGTCGCCCAGGCCTTTGGAGTTTTATCTACCAGTGCCATGAACTCTTTTATCATCTTAACATCATTTCTAATAGACTCTTTCTGAGCCCTTAAGTTCTGTCTGAAGTTATGGAATGCTTCATTCAGATGTAATTCAAATAATTGCCCAGCGTTCATTCTAGATATGATGCCTAGTGGATTTAATATTACCTCTAATTTTCTTCCGTCGTCTAGAACCGGCATCTTTTCGTCAGGTATGATTCGAGATATAATTCCTTTGTTTCCATGCCGGTTAGCGATCTTATCACCAATGCCTATCTTCTCTTCGTATACAGCATTGACTTTAATATATACTCCAGTTACTTTTTGTCCTTTAAACGAATACTTACCTTTTCTACTATTACAATCTAGTCTAGACAATCCATGTAGAGTAATAAATTTTTCTATTTCATCTTCATCCATAAATGCACATAGTTTATTTATTAACTGAATAAATCTATCGCCTTGGTATGTCATAAGCTCTTGTATGAATAGATTATATTCTGATACTTTTTTATTCCATCCATTTGGATATATTTCTATAGATGTGACCGTACAATTAGTAGGTGAATATTTCTCAAATGGATCTATGTTAATTGCCTCGAATCCATCATCACTATCTAATGTTTTTATCTTAGCATAGACTTCACCCTGCTTTAACTTCTGCCCGATCTTTGGTATCGGGGAGTATCCGTTATCTCCTAGACTTAATAATATTTGGCCGGGGTCTATACTGAAACTCAGATCTACAGAGTGAACAGAGACAAGCTTTTTAGATGCTGTTTCACTTAGCACTATACCATCTTCGTAGTTATAACCTTTCCATATAGCAATACCTGTCGTTAAATTTCTACCTAAAGATAGTTCCCCATCTTTTAAGAATTTAGATTGACATAATATATCACCTTTCTTAAATGTTTCCCCTTCCTTTTTCATAGGCTCAAGGAAATCTATTGTATTCTGATACAAAGTTCTATAGTATGTTTTAAATACATCCTTCTCTCCGTTATCATATAATACTACCATGAATGTAGGATCTAGATGTACAACTTTTCCATTGTCTTTTGCGTTATATAAGAACGTGGTCTTATTCATATAAGATCCTTCGACACCAGTTCTTATTAAAGGCTTCTCTGATTTCTTAAGAAGAATCGCCTGCTTAGTTTGGTTACTTGCCATTTGTAATCTGGTCTGGTCATCGTTCTTCATGAACGGAGTAAGTGTTATCGGAAAACTAGTTACAATTTCTCCATCAGTATCCTTAAACTTACCTAACTCATTAAGCCCTACATTTGGAACCATGTTTAGTATCACACCGCAGCCGTCTCTATCTGGAGTATCTGCTGGACATATAACTCCGAATTGGCTATCGTCTAACGTTCTCAGATGTGCGGGGACATTATCTTTTTTAAATCCACCAGGACCTGTTAACGAGCATTGAATCATAGACGCAATTTCCCCAACAGGATTCATAGTAAAGTTAAAGTGTACGATGTCACTTATGTTGCAACCATCTTCTATTATACTTTTAGGTATTTGAAACTTGACCGTCTTATTATTCTTAAGGGTTACTAACATATCGTATATCTTTTTGACGAGTGGAAATAGAATGTACTCGGAGTATCTTATTCTCTTATGCTTGATATTAGTATCTGATCGTTCACCCTCTTGCATAGCATTCAACAACTCTAGGATGAGTGATGATGTTTTAAAGAATGGTCTAGAGAATATGTCTACTTCATATGCTGCTCTGAATGAGAATATAACACTATTCCCTTTTTTACTTTCATCTATATTAGAAGCATAGAAATAAGAACCTAATTTATTTACTCTCTCTTCTTGTGTAGTATCTTTCCATATAGTTTTACAAGTACCTAATAGATACTCTAGTTCTGGATTGATGTCTCCTTTGAACTGACTCATGAACTCATCTATTTCTTCTTCAGTATGTATAGCAGAAACTAAATCTGCAAGTTGTATTTTCTTACCGAACACAGAAACAACTAGAGGTCGTTTCGATAGTACTATAGATACACTAAGTGTATTTGTTTTAAGTTTTAATAGATTAGTAGTTCCTTTAGATGCTCTAAATATTATCGGGTCATCTATTAATTGGAAGATAGGTACCTTTAGATACCCACCTATATAAAAGAACTGACCCTCTATTAATTCTGGTAGTTGTATGATGTATGATATCTCTTTATCTCTTGGGTTCTTGACAGTTATTTTAAGAGATTTCATAATATGTCGTTTAAGTTCTTCGGCTGATTTACTCTTAAATTTAATCCATTCGGATTTTACAAACTCCCACCCATCAACCAAATTTATCTTTTCAAATAATTCATCTATTAATGATTTAATTCGATCAGGGTTCCATTCAGTTTGACGCCTGTCGAATATAGTAGCTTTCTTAAATCTTGAATCCATTATTTTCTCCTAAAATATTCAATTGCTTATTTGCTTCTTTCTCTGTTTTAAATATCATAGTCTCTTCTACTAAATACACATCTTGAATTGTTGAAAATTCATATAGGTATTCTTCAGGGGTTAATATTTTTATACAATCAACCCTCAGTGGACCAATTACTTTATAAGATACATTGTGCTCTTCTATTTTACAGATACCACGTCCGTCACATCTATGACAAGGCATGTTAATCTTTACAAATTTTCCATAACTGGCCCACTGGGTTTTATTTCCTTTGCATACAGGACACTTTTTTATAGTAGATGATTTATTATACTCATCATATATAAAATATAATTTAGCATCTGCATTCCATTTAGTTGTTAGATTGATATCCATATTGTTTTAACTAGTGTAAGTTTGTTCCTCTAATAGACCGTCTCTTATTTCTTCAAGTTCAGATATCATATGATTGAGTTTATCTACAGTTATATTCTTAGCTTCTAACTCAGCTCCAGTTCCAGATTCCTCATCTTTAATTGAAATTCTTAAAATTATAGATTCTGTGAAGCTATCTGACCATTCAGCAAATGTAAATGGACATTGTATACTAGAGTTCATTTAATCTCTCCTATAATCTAAATAGACTCGTTAATGAAGTTCCTACATCTACTCTATCTTTAATCACACCATCTATTATTTTGGATTTAACATTACTGAATGCTGCACCAAGTAACCAAGAGGACTCAGAAGGAATCTTAAGTATACTTAACCACTTGTACATCATAGATCGTCTGTCTTTTTGTAAACGCCATAGTCCTTTTCTGGTCCACATCATAGCAGATGCTACGACTTCATAGTGAACTAGATGCATAGAACCATACTGTCCAAAGATTTTATAGATCATCATCACCATATCTTCTGGCTTGTTGATGTCTCCTAGATCCTCGGGCTTATGGAATAACTTATTCGCAAGGGTTATCCCAGAGATAATATCTTCATTGTCTTGTCCATCAGCACTACTAGATGCCACACCACTTATATGGAATGTTCTGAGTACTAACTGAGTTGCTCTTTCACATATGGATTGAGTAGCAATTATACCTATTTGTTGACTATGTAATATCTTATGAAGATTACCGTAACATGTTTTACATATCTTTTTACTATTACATGTTATAGGTGATCTGATGTTAATTTTCTGTCCAACAATATTATCTAATTCTTTTCTAGTAATAAGAACTTTCTCTCCACTACCATTTATATAGTATCTCCATAGTAATGTTCTTGCTAGATTGAATGAAGCTCCTCTATCAGATTTACCATTCTTTATAACATCTAAATCAATACATATAGTTTCTTCTGTACCACAGTCATCCACTTCTCCTAGTTCCATGAATACAGTGCTGTATATCATTTGTCTAGTAAGGTATCCAGTTTCACCTGTAGATAAGGCAGTATCTAGTAGACCCTTTCTAGATCCCCAAGAGCTATTAAAGAATTCTTTTGGATTTAATCCAGTCACTAAACTAGATTTTATTACATTATCTTTTCTTATCTTATTAGAAGCATCTGCAACATACCCTCTAGATAATACAAGTTGTTTTACTTGATCCCAGGATCCTCTAGCACCACTATTAATAAAATCTGATACAGAAAGAGACTCTAGTTTATCACTTACTTCTTTACTTCTCATCTTCGCCATGTCTTTATCGAAATCACCTTCGAAAGAAGTAGCAATATCTTCTAGATCTTCTCTATATAAATCATCAAGACTCAGAGTATATCCTTCTAGTGTAGAGAGATTGAATCCTAATGTTTTAATTTTATCAAACGATTTGATTACTTCATTCGGAGGATAAGATAAAGATATCTTATTGAATATAGACTTTAAGTCTTTTTTATTTAGTGCTTTATTTATTATTGGGAAATCTTCTGGCAGACATTTATTAAATAGATATCTTCCTTCTGATAATTTTACTCCCTTTAATTCTCTTTCTTCTCCATCTTCTTTAGTGGCTGCAAATATTCCTAATATTATATCTTGATTAGGAGCAGGGACTGTACTTATGTCGGTCGGAGAAACTAAGTTATGTTTGATGTGAATTTTATCTCTGACATCTTTAAAAGATTTTTTAGTTATTGGTATATATACTGCCATCGCGTCACCATCGAAGTCAGCGTTATACGGATGACACACTAATGGATGTAGCTTAATAGTATTCCCAAGGTGTACCTTAATATTGAACCCTAAAATTCCTAATCTATGTAGGGTTGGTTGTCTATTGAGAACACATAATTTACCAACGCAGAACTCAGATACTAATTTAAACAAAGAAGGATCTCTATTCTTAATGCACTCTTCTATAATAGAACACGCTTGATTATATCTTCTACACAATTTTCTATTAATCATGTAAGCAACCAACTGAGGTTTGAATATCTCAAGTATCATATAGTATGGTAATACACATTCACTGAGGGATATTTCTGGTTCAGGAGAGATGACTGCTCTACCAGAGAAGTCTATTCTTTTTCCTAGGATGTTTGATCTTATTAGTCCTGTCTTCTTTGACAGTTTCTTTAATACAAAATCATACAGTTTTATTGTAGATATCTGTACGTTCCAGAAGTTCGCATGAAATATTTCATCGTCTGTTGACACAGTGAATGGAAGGTTCTTCATGTTATTAGATCTAATTATGATCTGAGAATATAGTGCATTTATTTCATCTGCAACTTGACTCTTCTTATCTGTTTTAGTTAGAGGTCTAAAGTCAGGAGGGATTACTACAATGTTATCTACCTCAACCTTATCGAAATGATCATTTATAAAATCGAATATAGGTTTGCCTTTATTCTTTTCTATTAACCATTTAATATAAGTCTTCACTCCTTCTAATCCATCCAAGAGTTCAGGTTTATTATCTTCTATTTCCTTAACTACTTCTTCTACTTTGGCTTCTTCTGATTCATCAGTATTTTCTGCTTCAAGTTCTTTTTCTTTATCCTTAGCTTCTTTTGCTTTAGAAACCCTTACTAATTTTTTATCATTCTCTATGTAATATTTATATCTATATGATAACATATCCATAATTATTCTCTTAGCTGACATCTTACTATTTGATATCATATAATAAAACAAAGGATTTAAAATTTTAAATGGAAGTTTTACCCTTGCGAATCGTTTCCTTCTGACTTCAGAGGATGAGATTTCGACACCACATACCTTACATACTTCGCCAGCTCTCATTCTGCTTGCATTACAAGTAGGCTTTCTGAGTGCGCACGAGTAGCTTTTGACAGGACCAAATATCTGTTGACTAAATAGTCCTCCCTTAGCAAACTTCCCACTCTCATATATCTTATGAGAATCTATTTCTGGTAAATCTTTTACCCAATTATCTGTGTCAAGTACTTTTAACTTCATTATTAATCCTCTTTATATAATTCATTATTTTTTCTGGTGCGAAATAACAACTTGATAAATTATAAATATGCAACAACTCTATAATAGATTCAACCAAATCAACATTTAATTCCCTGAATCGTAGTTCACCAAGACAAAAACTATGGTTCTCTGCGTTAGGATGTTTCCCATCTATATCTACTGATGTTAACTCTCCATTTGGATTTGTAATAAATGATATTTTTCCAATTGGATAAACTAAATGACTAGGCAGCATGTGTATTCTACCATCTAGTACACACTTATTCGGTCTTATATACTTATGTAACGTTATACCGTGTGAATTTATTTCCGATTCAGGATATTTTATTTTAATTTCCTTCAGACCATCTAGACTTTTATTTATATATCTATCTATTTCATACTTAGCAATCCTAAAGTATATTGGATCGGGTCTATATGCTTTCTCTATATATTCCAACATGTCTTTCAATGCTCGTACAGAAAATAGTACAAATGTTGTATCTAGATTATCGTCTACAGCAATTATTAAATCATGTACGATTGCAACCGCATGTTTCTTTGTCAGGTGTTTAATAATCTTTTTCTTATGGATAGCCTCAGCCAAAAACATTTTCGAATTAATTGGCAGTGTGCTCAAAAGATGTTCAATCATTACAGATTCAAATTTTATCAGATTGTTTTTTATTTTTTTATTAATCTTCATCCATATATTATTCCTTTACTTATCATCCTTTGGTTTAAATTCTACTACATTATCTTCAGTGGCATCTTCAGATGTATCAGTGGTACCTTCAATAGAGGTGGCAACACCGTCAAGGGCATCAGCAATACCAGAGAGCTTATCGGCTATACCATCATCCTCGAGATCTATTCCCATAGATTTTGCGAAATGTTGTGCTTCTTCGTCCGAGATATCTTCGGGGGATCCAATCCCTTCCATGACTTTTGCCATATCTTCTTCGCTTACGCCGTCCATTATCGATCCAAATAAACTTTGTAATATATTGTCCTGGCCCTCTGCATCATCTTCTTCATATGGGTCGTATGGTTCTCCTAATACATGTCCACATGTGCAACACGCAACTGCTGGTTCTGGAACGTGTGCTTCTTGTCCAGAGTCGTTTGCAATATGTGTGATGGGTAATTTTCTAAGTCTTATTCTTTGATCGAATGTAGTATTACCACACTTCACACACGTTTCCAACTCAAGCTCTTCTACATTTATGTTAGCATTTCCCTTGCCGCCTATATCTAAAGCCATTAATGTCATCCTTATGTTGTATGCATATCGCAAGCAATCGCAATACAATTTGCATTTTCTTCTAGTAACTCAATACAAAAGTCTACCCATTCTTTAACGGGTTTGACTCTATAAAAACGAAGAGAATCTTCTCTTCTATCGTGCCAATTTCCATTTGAATCTAGAATTGCAAATGGGATACAGTCAGTAGGATCGTCCCCATTTTTTAACCGTTCTAATAATTCTTGTACAGTTGATAAATTGTCTTCATATTTTTCATACTCTTCACCTTCATTCATGTTCAGAGAATTAATGCCATCGTCTTCTGAGTGTGATCCTATTATTAATCCGTTCCACCTCCCACCTATCCTCCACCAATCAAATTTTCCATTCTTATTATAATCACACTTAAGTATACCATCTCCTATACAGTGTTTACAATCAGTATCAATGCTATATCTATTAGGGTGATTCTCCCACTCTAGTTCTTTCTTTTTTTCAAATGAATATTTAAAGTCATTTCTTAAATCATTATATAAATCCATCACTTCATTATAATTAAACTTATTCCCATTATACTTAATGGGTTCTTTTTTCTTTTTACCAATAAATAATCTATGAAGTATACCAGACTCATAAAAGTCATGCATTTCTTTACTAACATTATTTTTTAAATACACATCTAACTCTTTTTGGAAGTCGTATGATTGATTAATTTTATCCGCTGCATCTGATCCGATGCACCAACACTCTCTAAAGAATGGTATTGATTCAAACTCAATATCAAACTTATGTATTTTATTGTTTAATAATTCCTCTACGATTACCTGTGTTGGATTATCTGGAAGTTGATCGAGTAAAACAAATGTACAAAATAACATATTTCTCCTTATGCTGAATTAACGATTGGCATTAGATATATTGTAACAAGTTCTTTGTCATGATTTATCTTACTTATTGTCGTGTATGATAGATTAGAATTATCATTTTTAATAAACTCCTCTATGCCATTTTTAATATTTAATTCTTTTGATGATCCGTCAGGATAAACTAATATATGTTTATAATCTGTATATGTATTCGTAGATGCTATCGTTCCCATATCACATGAAAACTTTTCTCTAGGAATCACCTTAGTATTTACTGACATTTTATTATTTCTCCTCCAGTTAATAAATTTACTATATATTCTCCTTCACTATACATATCTTTAAACTCTTGATTAAATATAAATTCTGAAAATATAAATGCAAGCTTTGAAACATAATAGTATGATCTTTTTATTACGTATCTTGTAAATATAGAAGTATCATTATCTTTTGGGTTAACAGATACGTATCCATAAGGACCATCTGCTGCTAATTTTAAATTAAAATCTGAACTTGAATTAGTACTATCTCTACAGTCAATCATAAAAGAATTCCCATCACATCCAACGTCAGGATATCTTCCTAATTTTGAAGTGACTTTTATGGTGTCTCCAATTATATTTTTGACCTGATACTCTAAAGCAAGTATTTTTGGACTTCCAATAAACTTCAAAGCTTCCTTACCGTTCATCATAGTAAACGGTAAGTTTTTATTTTCTAGTATATCATTGTCTATCAGAGTGAGTTCCTCAACTCCTCCGAAGTCAAAGTGAAAGAGAGCAATAGTAGTGGCTAAGGTACTTCCTAGATTGCCACATCCAACTATTGTTATTCTCTCCAAAATTATCCTCCTATTTTTTTACTAATCGATTCAGTAATCTTTCTTTACCTTCGTCACTTATATTAAGTCTATTAATTAATTCTTCTGGATAAGCAACATACATTTGAGTTGCTTCTCCGTGAAGTAGATCTCCAGGATCATCGTCAAGTTCGTAGTATTTTCTTGGGTCTTCTAACCCTGCTTGAAGGAATGCTAAATGAGAAAGTATTCCTGACCCACATGCTGGCCAACCTTTATAGCTACACCCTTCTAGATGCATCCTAGGTCTATCACAACTGATAGTATTGGTAGCAATCATTTCAAATATATCTAACCCATCTAACAGGGTACATATTTCCCGCTTTAATAGATTGCTACAACAAAATAATGGTTCTATTTTAGTCCCTATAATAGATGATAGCACAGCAAATTCTTGAAACCTTCTAACAAATCTCTCAGTATTATCTGGATAAACTCCTGACTCACTTAGGTTTAGAAATCCTCCAGCAATATATACTTTATCGTAATCTTCTTGTGTAATATATCTCTCTGCAAGTGCCCCTAAATAAGAAGCAAATATTCCATTTCTAAACGGAGCCCATGCTACTGTAGTTTTTATATAGTTTGGATCTCCTGAGTTGACAGGTACATTCTTATCTAATAACATACCAAATCCCATCTCTTGCATAGGTTTTTGTATATGCATTACTTTAAGATTATGTAATCCAATTCCGCTCATCTCACACACCCTACGGGCTGCCTGAAACTCTGATTGTTCTCCAACATGACCATACATAAAGTGTACAGCAGTCACATCATACCCAGCTAGATGTAGCAGCACAGCAGTAGCAGAGCTATCCAATCCACCTGAAAGGGAAACAAGAACCTTTTCTTTTCCCGATTTCTTTTTCGTTAATGGATCATAATTATTCGTAATATATCTAGGTGTAAATTTTATATCTTCTCGTTGACCAGTTTGAGTATCTATCGATACTATTGTATTCTCTGGTATCTCTTGACAATAATAATCTTCCCATACTTTTGTATTACATCTAGTTGTATCTTTACCTCTCAGTCTACTTATGACTCTCCATATTGCATCTTCTGAAGACGCGAAGAACATTCCATGCCCGACTACATATCCACAGAACAATGGGTTGTGATTACATACGGCATACAATTTGTGTTGATATTTTTGATCAACTAAAATAAATGCAAGACCCCCTACTAAATATTCTACAGCTTTTTTAATGTCTCCACTATGTAAATAATAGGACCATAGAATTGCTTCACTATCTATAGCTCCACTAGAAATGGATACAAATTTATTCTCTACTTTCTCTCTTAATTCTTCAACTATATGATTAGATATTCCGCCATTATGAACAAGCTGAAATCCTTCTTCCATTATAGGCTGTAGTTCTAATACACTTGACTCCGCTTCTGTTTCTGGGATGGCTCTGAAATTAGATAGATGTATATCTCCTACTTGAATGTTCTTACTATCTATTCTAACTACATTCTGGATATCATCTATCATTCTATTTAATCGTACTTTGTCTCCCATCTTAACTTCGTAGTTAGGATCTACAACATTAGGATGGGTTCGTCTATGTTGAGAATTTGCTCTTCCATTGGGCTTAATTATACATGTCCCAAACCCATCCATACCTCGGGCGGGACCCGAACTGAGAAGGCCCATAAGGACCTCCTCAGTCGGTACGGATTCAATCGCCCAATAAGCTGAAATGAAACACATTACTTCCACATCCACGCTGGTATTTTTGCGTACTCGTGGTCAATAGATTCCATATATGCTTCCCATTCTTCGGCGTCCATATCGTTGTACGATTGTGCGCCTAGAGGTTTTCCGTCATCATCGTCGTCGTCATCGGGGACGCCTGATAATGATTGAAGGTCATCATCTTCGTATGGGTTCCAACCACCTATCCCACCGCCTGCGCGGTCTTCGTCGGGATCGAGGTCAGCATCTTCGGCGAACGCAGAACCGCTTCTATTCCCGGTCATCCCCGAAGACGAGTCGTTCGAGCCATGACCTTCGGTAGGGTGGAATACACCGCCTTGCCAGTATCCTGGCTTGCCGTTCTGGGTACCCTGGTGTCTCATACCTGCGCCTTGGCTAGAGTGAACGTTGTGGTTGCCTCTGCCTTGCCAGTTTCCTAGCCCACCAAATTGACTACCACTATAAGCATATGATCTTTTATAAGCATATGATCTTTCTTTTATTTTCTCTGCATGATTTTCCGGAAGGACTGCTATATGATCCTGCATCGGTATTGGTTTAAGTTTAAGTCTTATTCTTGTTGCACCCATATCTCTGGATCTAGTGTTAGCAATACCATAATGAAAATCGTGGTTAACCCACAATAAGCTTATTATAAAATTCCTGTTAATATATGATTCATCTGTGGCAGAGAAACTTGTCACTCCACCTGGATGTTTGTGTATCACTCCATTGAAGTCTGGATTGTCCTCTTCGTAATCCACATGGGCTCCGGAGACTTCTTGCTGAGGAAGAAAGTATTCGTCTTCCAATACAAACATATCTCTTTCAACATCCCAGCTACCCTTTACCAGAATGCTCCACTCTACACTGGGATATTCTGCATCTAATCCTCTACATACTTGATAAATTGGTTCTGGAATTGCGCAAGGAACTGTTTTACTAGTACTAACGAAATCTATTATTTTTGGATCTTTGGATTCCCACGCGTTCGAAGTCTTTACACCCGCTCCATAGGCGTGAGTCGGGGCAAGCTTGCTAGCTTTAGGAACCAATCCCGATCCACCCACATCTTTGGGTACACTCTTATCTTTCTTAAGTCTTGTTATAGGCATTATGAATCTTTCTCCGTTTCTTTCAATGCGATTTCTACTGCCCTCTCAATAATCTCAGGCGTAAGTTTTTCTTTTATATCATCAAACTGGGCACGTAAATAACGAGCCACTATTTCTCTGACAATGCCTTTTCTACTAGATGATACTTCCTTCTGTTGGATCATATCTTTAAGAACTATAGACAATTCTATTCTATCTTTTTCTGATGTAGGTGGTTGCACTAGTGCATGACCCATAGATAGCATTTCGAGAAAATCGGTTGAGTTAAAAGTCATAGGATTATTAAATATCCAAGGCTTCTTGTTCTTATATTCATAATATTTAAACGCTGCTGACACTACTAAGAATGCTGCCATAGAAGCTGGGATCACATGTGATGGAGTCTCTGTATATCCGCCTTCTCCCCATGATGGGTGACTCTCTGGATCAAAGTCAAGGGTTACAGATATTCCATTATATGCACATCTTAGTATAGCCAACTTATTAAATGAAAACTCGGACGCGAGTCTCTTAATCTGATCATGGTCTTGAAAGTCATTGTCTCTACAATCTATTACCAACACAGATTTATCTACACAGTCCTGAAGTAATTTCTCAGATATTAAATCATTTGCAGTCTCTTCATTAAAGTATCTATTTATTGGAAAGATTGTTGTGTCTAATGAAGAACCAGAGATGATAGATGCTAGAGCAGATACTTTTGGTTCTCCTATATGAGAATAATGATAAGGAGTTCTTTGTAAATTGGATGTCTCTATTGTATCAGGATCAATGAGATAAAGATGCTGAATTGTTCTTATTTTTCCAAGGAAGAAGCTGGTCCAAGAACCTGTTCCCCCACATCCAATTACTATTGCTGCGTTATATAAGTTATAGTCAGTAGTCCCTATGTTTAATCTAGTCTCTCTGTCGTATTGATTTCCAACCGCATCTCTTACTAACTTATCAGTATATTTGGAAAGCTTCCCTGGAATCTTTTTCTCAGATGGTGGCATTATATTTTCCTTATCTTTTTCTTCTTAGTCTTGTCATAACTCAGAGATTCTTTATCCATTTCACTGAAGCTAAGGGATGACGACAATTGTTTATATGAAGAATCAAAGTTAATCATTTTAATAGTAGTCTCTGCTCCTATCAATGCATCCATAAACTGTTGTTCATTAAATTTCCCACCTGATCCAATGGTGAGTTCTTTTGGATGATAGCTACCTAGGCATACTCCGCCGGGCGTTGTTTTACCACCGTTGACATTTGGATGATTACCAACTGCCAAGAATTGAATATGTCTACCAGGTTTTACACAATTAACAGGTATCATTAATTTCTTTATAGTGTATGGATGTTCCGCTGGAAGAATATATATTGTACCATCGTGGCAACACTTAGATGGTACCCACTTCGGATGTTTTACAAAATACTCTCCCTCAACTTCATATCCTACTTTACGTAAAACGTTTACAAAAGTAAGGCCAACATTGAATCCATCGTTAAATGCCTGTGACTTTAACTTATCATTACTAAGTAGATAATCTTTAATTGCTAAACGATAGAATTCATTTCTAGCAAGTAGTATTCTATGAGACATTGGGCTACTGCTTTCGGGATCGACTAGAGCTGATACCGACTCATCGATAACACGCGTGATCATCTCCTCCGTTATTTTTCTATCAGTTGGTAATGATACTGCTAACTTGTGCGCAATGGAGTCTGCAGTATCTGATCTTAATGTACCATCTGCTTCCCCTTTTTCTATTTTTGACTTATCATATCTTAGTACTGCCTGTTCTCTAAATTCAAATATGTCTGCTATTACTGTTTCGAATTCATCTTTACCTAACACATCATAAAAGTGTTGACATGCCACATCGATAAAGAATATTTTACCACTAGTAGATATGTAAGCAAAGATTATATCATCAGCACCATAACAAAATAACGCAAATGCATTGTTAAAGTCATTAACTAGAAATGATTGATTGAGTTTTTTCATTGAGAAGTTCTCTATCAATCTTCTAAATGTTTCGTGATTTACATTAATATTTGTCTTGACTGAATATATATGTTTCCCACTTAATGATATAATTGTCGGAAGACCTTCAAATAATTTACCTAACCATTTCTTTTTTTCGAAGTTACAATTATCCAGATACGCTGTAATTTCACACTGAGCATCAGTGAAATATTTCATGACTGATACTCTGTATCCACTTGATGGCATAAATTTTCCTTTCAAGGTTAGGGGGTAGCTAGGCTACCCCCTATTCATTCTTATTTTCCAGCCTTGTTGTGTCGTCTAATGTCTAAGAACAACACAGCAGCCTGAGTATCAATTTCACCGGGCTTAGAAACAGTCTTACCTGTTGCCAGGTCCTCAATGAGTACTACGGAGAATCCTTTATCATCCTTGAACTTGTTAATAGCAGAGATGACATCTTCCGGGTCTTCCACAACCCATCTGTATTCAGAGTCGCCATTGATTACAAGGACACTCTCGCCCTTCTCAAGTGTAACTTCTTCATTATTTTCAGGAAGTGTAACTACATTCTTTCCACCTTCTTCTCTAATTTTGTAACCGTATTTTTCACCTACTGCTAATGACTTCTTAAATTTTTCTACTTTACCTAGTACTTCGCTCTCGTCGAGCCCTTTACCATCAGATAGTTTACCTTGTACTTTATCTTCTGAAGGTTTTTTAATTTGGTCTTGGCCCATTTAGAATTCTCCTATTGGGATGTGAATAGACTCTTGTACATTGCTGACGTGTATGACTTTAATCTCCAGTGCCGTGTATGATCATAATGTTTATGTAGACAATAAGATGCAATTGATAATACCACAAATAAGTTTCTAAAATCACCTACTAAGTTCTCACATAGTGATGAGAATAGTCTCTTCGCATCTCTTGTAAAAAGGTTTGTTAGAATTTCTATGTATACATTAATTTCATTATCAATACCAATGCTTTTTAAATTCGCTACTACATGATCTACTCGACCCTGTAATTCAAATATGTCGTCTTCAATGTTGGCGATTGTACCAGTATGATTAATCCTTTTTGTCAAGTGAGCCAAACAAAGATAGTCTCTATATGATACAGATGTTTCACCAACCCCAGCAGTAATATTTAATGAGAAACTGAAGTTTAATGCAGAGTTACCATCGTATGAATTGGCACACTGAACTTCAGCTACTACCATTGGGGATGTTATCTCGGGAGATTCTATTCCTGTTACTAAACTAAATACTAGTTTCATAGTAGCATCATCGAATAAATTTATTTCTTGACTAGTTTTTCTGAACCACACAGATTTGAATGGAGATACAGTTATAGTTGGGTCTCCAACAAGATCTACATTTTGTTCTATTAGTTCAACAACTTTATCTAATTTAACTACTACGTAATTTTCAGACAGGACTCGTTTTGATACAGCCCAGGTCCCACCATCTGTTTGACAAAATACATTAAATACTTTTTTAGGATTAGTATCTGGATCTAATATTTCTTCATAGACATATACTTGTCTTCCATCTGAGTCTGTAAGCTCATGGCTACCAGTTAAGGGAAATCTCCAATTACTTTCTGGGGACTCCGTTCTTTGCGGCATCTCGTTTCATTGCCTCCGTTATCTCTTTTATGAGATGTTTGTAGTGCTTTGACGATAGAACAGCATTAGACACCTCCTCTACAAGCTGTTCTATTTCATCTCCACGCTCTCTCCAGGTTGAGTTGTTTTTCTTTTTATTAGGACATGCTTCTCCTACTGGCGGTGGATGTATGTATCCACAAAAGTCACAACGAGATCCGCTCATTGCACCTATGGGACCGCCTGAATAAAATCTATTACTCATTTTGATTCTCCTTATTTTTATTAAAATAAAAAAGTTTGGTGCTCTTAATTTTTCCTCAGCTGAAGATGCCTCATACGTATGAGACATTGGTATAAATACCACTTCATTATTTAATATATATAATCGTACTACATAGGTAGATAATCATCTGCTTCTATATTATCTCTGAGTGTATGAGAAATTAGGACTACGCACCGTTTCTTAGACAGTCTCCTCAACATATTCAATGCCACAGTTACATTATCAATGTCTAGACCGTCTAATATTTCATCTAGTAATAAGATATTAATAGATGTTCCATTCATTACTTCTAACAAATGTCTAAGAGACAGAAGGACTATTATACTGGTGAGTCTTGATTCTCCAGCAGAGAGTTCTCCTAGCTCGGATAGGTTTTGTGTATGTATTACATTTATGGAGAACTTATCTCTATGTTCTCCTGACTTAAGAGTTGTCTGACTGTCGAATGATACCCTGATGTTTTCTGTTAAACGGGATAGCTCTAGCGATTTACTATTTAAGATAGGTATGGCCTCGTCTAACAGTAAAGATTTTATTCCCATATTAGAAAATGCAGTCTTCCAAAATTCTAGAATTTTAGTTTCTTCTTCTAATGATGATATATTTTTATCTAGTTCTTCTATCTGCTCATCTCCTTCATCTAGGGAGATCTTTATCTTTGATATATTTCTATTGAATGTTTCTTTATTGTCCCTGTATTGGGATTCATATTCTCCAAGATTTCTTTCTCTGTTCTCTACCTGTGTAATAGATGTAGAGAGGTCCATCTTAATTTCATCCAACTTCTCACACTTCTCTTTCATATCATTGTAATCGTACTCAATCTCTCCGATCTCTTCTAACTTATCTTTCAATTCTCTATTATATTTAATCAGAGAATCGGATATTTTCACCTCAAACTCTCTGTTTATTTTTTCAATTTCTAATTCTAGATCTTCGTTATATTTATTTTCCATATCAACTAACTCTAATCTTAATGGCCCGACCTCAGACTCCCGCGCTCTTTTATCTTCCTTATACTTTGAGGTTAATAATTCTGCTGCTTCTTGTCTTTCAGTTTTAAAAAATGATAAATTGTTTACAGACTTTTCTTCCCAATCATTTTTTTCCTTCTGATAATCTCTAAGAATAGAAGATGCGTTGGCAGCGTTGTCCTCATTTTCACTCAACTCTCTTTTCAATTCTGATATTTCTTTTTCTAATTGTGATATTCTGCTAGATGTATCATCCATATCTTTTAGACTCTGCCCACATTCAGGACACTTGGAATTTTTATATTGAGACAGCTTCTCTATTTTATCATTTAAATATAATCCAATAGATTCGATTCTATTATTACATTTAGATATTACTTCTCTTTGATTGGTTAATACAGAATTAAATTCATTTACTTTCTCAGTAGTTAGTTGAAGTATTGATTCGCGTTGTCTGGAGTACTTACTATCCATACTACTTTTCTCTACTTCATATATTGTGTATAGTTCTAGTAATTGATTCTCTAATTCATGTACCTTCTGGGTGAGAGAATCTTTCTTATTCATATATGATCTATATAACTCTGATCTTATGGAATCTATTCTAGATTCTTTCTCTCTTAATAAATCATTCTTTTTAGTTTGTTTTTCTTCTGAGATCTTTTCAGCTGCATGCTTTATAACTACTAGAGCTTCACCCAATTCAGATCTCTTTTCATAGTATAATAAATGAGTATCTATATACCGTCTACCTTCTTCTATTGTCAACCTATGTGTTTCTAATTCATCTAATATTAATCTCTTAGTATCATCATGATGTTCATCTAACTCTGATAAGTGTAATTCATAATCAATTAAAATATTATGATTTGAATCTTTGATTCCGTTTATATTATCTTTATCATGTTGTTTGTTTACTATTTCAGAATCAATTTCTTTTATTCTATCTGATATCTTATCATAGTAATCATCATATCTATCTAATGATAACATTTTATCTAAGATAGTTTTTTGATTTGTATGATTCATCTCTACGAATCCACGGTCACTCCCGATGTATTGTGAGAACAACAAGCTGTTCATGAACACTTCTGGTTCCATTATGATATCAGCTATTTTCTTATTTGTTAATCGCCTGAGAGACTCTGTAATATCTACACCATTCTTAATTAGAATTTTCTCATTACTAAATTTATAATGCTTTCTATAACACTTAATAATGTATTCGTCTTCTCCTATGGAAAATTCTAATTCAACATAACAGTTCTTCTTTGCTCTCTTCCTTATTATTTTGTCGCCGGTGATTCCACGAGTTGTGGTATCATATAAACACCAAAGAAGAGCATCGAATATAGCTGTCTTACCAACTCCATTCTTTCCAGTTATACTAACAAATCTATTCGGGGTGAATGCAAACTCCATATCTTCATGACAAAGAAAGTTTTTCATTCTAATTTTTTTGAATATGATATTAATCATTATGTCTCCTAAGAATCAAAAGTTAGATCTCTATTCCATTATACATAACAAATCTTGACATGTCTTCATTCCTTATTTTATATAACATTTTTGCTACTACGTATCCTCTATCGGTGAGGTCGTATCTAATGCGATGTTGATCTTTTCTAATGGTACGAGTAAATGGATAATTTCTAAGAGTTGGAGTTGGGATCGGTACCGTATTTGGTAATGCCTCTTTGGGGGGGCTTACTGTATAAACAAAAGCTTTAGTTTCTTTATCTCTATAAATTAATTCTCTTCTTTTTAAAGCTTGGCATGTATTTATATATTCTCTATAATAAGATTTAAAGTATGGATCTGGATTGACCTCTTCGTCTTTCTGATCAACCTCTCCAGATTCATATACATATACTTCAGTGTGGTGCCAATTCCAACTAGGAACCCCTTCGGGTCTTTTTTCACCAACTCTAGATATTGGTTGAAATTGTCCGCTGAAAATCGTATCATCTTCTATCTCTTTTTCATACTTCGTACAATACCTATCGTAATTATAATATCCTGAGTGTAACCACAATCCACAAGGGTAACTTCTATCAGTATCTAAAAAGTATCCATATATGTTTATCAATGCTTCTTTCATTCTAGGGGATAATTGTTTAATTATACCATAATACCAATCTTTCTTATAACCTATACTAGCTCGCATTAAACTCCTTAAATGTTATTCTATTCCTGGAAGGTCCATCTGTCCTATTGGTTCACCGTTATGTATTAGCCTTGGTTTTATACCAGCTTCAAACCATGCCTCAGCATCTGGCCCTTCACACGGAAGAGCATTTACATTACCAGCCACATGAGTTAAACGTACCATCTTAATAGGAAATACGATTACTGTGTTTACTATATCTTCTTTATCTTCCAACTTAATAATACTAGGGTTAAAGAATATATAATTAATACATGCTGACATCGATGCTTCATAGCTTCTAGCATGTGATTCTTCATAACCTTTCTCAAAGAAATTGGTTGCTGTTTCTAAAGTATCAAATGCTACAATAGTTCCATCAGAATCATTTGCTAATAAATAATACTTATTTTCTGCTCTTATCATTGCTAGATATGCTGGTTCTTTTTTATCCGCTGTCATCTGATATGGCCCTCACTGCGATCCGTAGATGCTTGTCTCTTTCATTGTCTGGAACTTCTTTGATCTTCATATATTGTTTCATTTGATCTTCTATATTCATAGAGGAAGTTATCCCTCTCATCTGATGATCTTCCTCATATAAATCTAGAAGTTGTATGTCTTTGAATTCTTCTAATGATTTAGGAAGAGTCTTAACTCTTTTCTTTACTATTATAAAGTCACCATTTTCTTTATATGATCTTATTAATTCATTTAATTCTCTAACATCTGATTCCTCAGTGATCTCTACTATTCTATATTGTCTATACCCTTTGGTTGGTATAGACTCAACCTCTAAGGTAGCGGTGTCGACAACTAGGAATCTCTTTTCTTCTTCTGCTTCATCCCGTTTAAATGGGATAGGTGACCCTACGTAGTGAACATGTCCAATTGTCTGAGGCTTATGATAATGACCCAGTAGAACCAGATCAAATTTCTTCAGATCATCGGACGATAAATTAGCACGAATAGATATACCAGAACTTAGTTTAGCATCAGATAAACCGAAGTGAGATATTAAAATTCTATTTCTATCTGCTTTATAAATTTCATCTGCTATGTTATAGTTCCAGGGTATAAGAGTTATATCATCTATCACAGTAGGATCATTGTATACTAATACATTACTAGGACCTACCATTAGATCTACAGCATTATTGTATGTGAATTTTGCTGTGAGGTCATGATTGCCTGGGATGAATATAAATGTTAGTTGTGTATATTCTTTTTCATATTTCTCAAGTATTTTTCTAAACAATACAAATGATCTAGTATTAACTGTAGATTTTGTATCATTTAAATCTCCTCCAATTATAATCTTTTCTATCTTATGTTCTACAGCATACTTACACATGTCTTCAAATGCATTTAAAGTCTCTACTAATTTCATAGGAACTCCATTCTCATCGTGGTCCCTATCTTGCCACCACTTAAGATGAATGTCGGCAGTAAAAATAAACTTCATTTAATTCTCCAATGGTTTAATGTAACTTATAATTTATATGATATTGACTCTTGTTCCAACATCTATAACATTTTGCATCACTACAAGATTTCACACCTTCTCTAAATGTAGCAGGGCAATTATAAGCTCCGACCCCTAGCATTTTTCCATCTACAGAACATGTAGATATATTGCATCCATCTGGTACTTCAGCTGGCAATTGACTAATATAATCTGCGCTGATTCTTATGTTTAAATTATCTGGAATTACCCCACCAGCTTTTAGAAATAGTTTAACAGTCCCTACTTCTTTTGTTGGAAGTCTATGTTTGCAATTGGGAGTTCTTTCAGCAACCTCAACTATTTTTCTTAGATGTTTAACGTTTTGTAGATCACCACTATCAAACCATCTAAAATATTTTTCACCTTTTATTAGAACGACCATAGCATCGGCCCAGTTAGGATCAGATATAGTGTCGAGTCTTCTTTCTCCTGCCTTTATAACAGTTGTAAACGTATATCTATTCTTAGATGCATAACATTTACTGCAGATAGAATTCTTTTTATTTCTTAAGTTGGATCCACGTTTACACGAACTAGCAGGAATCGCCCATGACTTACCGGGCATCTTACTTGGTGATGATAATCCACCTGTAATTTCATTAGCTTGTTTTTTAGTTTTTATTTCCATAATTCTCCAGTAGTGATAAGGAATCTAAATTATAATTCCTCCATCAAATAGCTCACTAATATAGTTTGGTATAGAAAGTTTGTTATTATAAACCAAACCATAATCTTTTCTATTGTTCCAATAGAATCTACATAACCAATTGGTATAATATTTTTTATACATCATTCCTGATTTAACCTCGATATCTTTTAATTTAAACCCAGATAATGCTACATATGTGTAAAAGTTTCTAGGGGATATTACAGTCGGGAATGGTCCCTGAAATAGATCTATCTTTAATGATAATCTATTTGGGTCATATCCTAACCATTCTAACTGACTTATTGATAACTCTAATATAGAACGGTGTAAACCCTCATCGTATTGTACGTCTCGTATGATTCCCTTAACCATATCAGGAGAAGCTAAGAGGATATTAATTTGAGATGCATAGCTATATTGTATGTCTAAATAATTAAAAATTCTAGGGTTAACAATATCATTTACGACGCTGAAGAGACTATGATGACCAGTAATTTTTAAGTATTCGTTATGTATACGAGTAACAAAAAACTGTGGCTGGTTTTTACCAAACATAACTAATCAATCTCCTCCTCTTCTGTCTCTACTTCTGTCCCTAGATCTACTTCTGTACTTGTGTCGATGGTACCATCAATTGTGAATGTAACATTAATGCGCTCAAGAGGAGCAACAGGAGTAACATAAGATTGAATGGATGTATACCCACCAGTTATATAGTTACTTAGATCTATTCTATTATAATCCCTAATACTACCAGTACTACTATAACCGCCAGTAGAATCTGTAGCCGTTCCATAGTCAGATATGTAAAAAGGAGGATGGAAGTTAACGATATCATCTATAATATTTCTATCTATATCGGTTGCAATTCCTTCCGCCAGGCCCCTTTGGAGTTGCTCCCAATGTGGGCCAGTAGGAAAAGAATTATATCCATCTCTAACAGGAATTGTATGGTTATCGGGTGTGGTTACTTCTCTTTCTTTTTCTCTTAATAGATCTGTAATACTTGATGGAGATTCATCTGCAGATATATCATCTTCTTTTCTTGGTTCAGGACTTACCCGTGCCCATCCAAATTTATCTCCATCTGGGTCAAGTAGACCTTCAGTAAGTGCCAGCTTCTTATAAGAGATCATTGCTTCTTCGGGATTAGAATAACACTTTACTTTTCCAGAAGATATATCAAAAGTAGATATTCGTTTATTACCATTAAAGTAAATGTGGTCTGAGTCCTTTCTCCCCACTACAAGAGGACCCTGTAATTCGATTATATTATTTTCTTTATTGGATTTAACAATCCAAATTACTTCTCCATATTTAAACATAAATTATTTTTCCATTCATTCATACATTCTATGTTTGTGAAGAAGCCCTTCTAAATCGTCTAGAATTTTACCAGATTTACTAGGAGTAACGATCACTCCATCCAATGATCCATAGTGTTCTTCTAAACAATCCATTAGTAGTTGCTTGATAGCATCTTCTTCTGCTTCTTCTCGGAGATCAGACTTGACATATATTTCTTCCAGTATTTTTTCTTTCTTAGAAAACCAGTCGAATACATCTTCTTTAGTCCATTCTCCTCTTCTTATTGATTTAAGTTGTTCTCTGTTTCTTTCAAGATCTATATCATGTTCCAAAAGAATTTGTTCAACCTCACACATCAGTCTAACAAGATGGTATGCATACTTAACATCATACCCAAATTGTTCTACCAATTGTTTTCTTTTTCCTTTTGGATTCTTAGTTCTTATTTGATTTATTTGGGAGTAGGCATAGTTCTTAAACCTGTGCCAGCTACCCTTATGAAGAAACAACTTTCTGTTTTCTTTTACAATGTTTGCTACTTTAGTTGCATGCAATACACAACGTCTAGATGTAAATAATGAATCAATCATATTAGGATTATTTAACATACATAAATGAAAGTATTTGACTATACTATATATGGTAATATCATAATCTACACCAGTGTCAGGATCGACTGCTGCGTGTGCTTGAAACTGCTCGAACCTTTTCTTCTGCAGTCCAAACCCAACTATGTCTCCACCTAGATGTGGAAATATAATTTCTTTTGGGGGTATACAAAACCCATATATATCTACATCAGAATCGGAATTGTTTACTGCATAGGCATGACTACCCATCATGGTTTCATAATGTATATTATCTAGTAAAAATGGGGGAGGTTGAATCACTCCCTTCTCTTTTAGTTTAGCTGTTACTGCTCCCATTGTTTCCTATCCTGACCAACCTAGTATGTATTTGGTTGGGTCTTCTTGTGTCAATACCCACTGGCAAGTTTCTTCTACGATCTCTAATGATCTAACATAACTATCTAAAGCTAGTTCACCATTCTCATCTCGTTTACTCTCGATTATAAGATGAATTACTTGAGAACCCATGACGCTCTGGCCAGGGATGACAGCAAGTATTGTGGGAGAATCGTCTAAGAAAAATGTTCCCTCGTTGCTATTAAACCAATTTGATCCAAAGGGACTTGGCTCTTTATGTTTTTCTTTTACATCTATAAATGTTTTTAAGGCATCGGAATCAGATACTGATGATCTTGGAGCCTGTTGGAATGGATTAATCATGTTCACAGTCATGATTGTAAAGTCACCATATAACTCTACAAATTTTATGAATTCTTCTTTTACTTCTGTGGCTAATCGTAATGATTGTTCCCAATCAACTCGAACATGATATTCATCTTTAACTTTACCAGGAAATATATCTGGTAATGATTTACCTATTCTTTGATCCAATACTCTATTAATTCCTGCTTCATTATAACTACTTCTAAAATATCCAATCTTAAATAACTCATCAGGATATAATTTAGAATCTATTCCTATTGATTCTTTAGCTGCATCGATTTCTTCCCAGCGATCTTCATCAGAATCATTGGACATTTCAATAATTTCATCATACGTAACACCATTCAATTTATATAAAGATACATCTAATCCCATTAATATTCCTTTCTATTCGGTGTCGTTCCAGATCACCTCAACTTTATGAAATCCTTCTCGCTGAGTAGGGATACTCATTTTAGGAATCATCCAATTTATTACATGTTCTTTTACAGTTTTCTCTTTTCTATCTGCATCTCTTGCAATGTAATCTTTTGTGTTACATATTATAAACTTACATCCTATCTTGGATGTTTTTCCTAGTATTTTCTTCAAGAGACTGAATAATTGCTTACGAGATTTAACCGTAAGACTCGTATTACATATTGCTATTTTCGCATCTGTACCATTGATTGCTCTGAATTCTACAATCGCATTCCGTAGCAAGGCCATTAAGTCAACCTTATTAGAGTTGCACCATCTGTATGCTTCATTATATAAAGTGTCCGGGTCGCAGGAATCAACTGCCTCAGGATGTTCTTTAATATATTCGGCTACTCTGATATCATCGAAGCTAAATATTTTGAACCCTAATTTTAATGCGAGGTAGTCTTTCCCTACGCCCGGAGCTCCACAAAATATACATCCATTAATATCATCGTCTTCTTTTAATTTGGAACCATCTTTATTTAAATAGATTTCTCTATTTAAATCTAATATAGGGTCTACCCCACATTCCCGTAGGGATTGAATCGCTATGGTAAATTGGTTCGACCTGAGGTCAGGATTCTTCATCCGATCATTGTCATCATCGGTGATCTGACCATATTCATCAGCACTTAATAATCTATTGAAGCATTCAGTAATGAACCATGAATTGTTACAAAATCCTTCAATATTTCCTTTATCTTTCAATTGATAAGCATCAATGTGTCTACTTGTAAGTAATGTTACGCAATGTAGAATGAGACCAAAATCAGGATCGTCCCCAAACAATTTGTGACACACCTCTGCTGCAAACTGTGTGCCTGCTTGACCATGTCCATAGAAAGCCACGCCGTCCCCTTTTCTATTGGGTTGCCTACGTGAAATCTTTCCATAGTCATGGACCAAAGCTGCAGTCAAAATTACTTTATTTCCCACATCACTTATATTTATACCGTTGTAACAGAGAGAAGGATCGAAAAGATTCAGTCCATTGAATACTAACATGGTATGAGTCCATAGATTATCCTCTAGATGGTATCGGTTCGGCTCCCCTTCATGGGAGTGCAGGCAATCAGTCATCAATCTATAAAGATAACCATAATGGGTAAGATACATCTTAAGGAATTTACCTTTTGTTACCCGGTGTAATGAACTTTCTCTTTCCATTCTTCTTTCTCCTTAGCTAGTTGTCGTCGTCAGGATGTAACTTCCAAGTAGTATCATTAGTGATCCTACTATCAATTTTAAATTAATTAATTGGTTGTCGAAGTAAATGGAATAAAGAAATGAAAGAACTGATATACATCCCGTAGCTATAATCCAAACCACAAATATTGTTGGTCCTCTTTGAAATGCTACCCAATATAAATAGTTAGCGAGTATGATAACAGGTGTAAGCTTTAATGTATTTATTAAAGTGATGTCCCAATTAGAGAAACTAATATTAAGTTTAAGAAGGAGCAATGATCCTAAGAGGATGCAGATGATCCACATTGTAATATAATACCTCTCTCAATTGCAATAGCTCCTCGTACTGTCATTAATAAAATACCTAAATGATTTTCACCTACACCATCACATACTCCCCAGTATTTATCATCCCATGTATTTGTCTCTTCTAGATGTGCATTTCCAGTCTCTACTAATTTCTCCAGCAGATCTTCATGTTCGTCAATTTTTTCAAATAATAATATGAACATGACCCCTAATTTAACTGCTTCCCAATCCTCTCTTATTTCTATTTCCTGCCCTAGTTTCTTTGCTTGGCCAGGAGTAATATTTACAAATCTCTCTCTTGTTTTTGGGTCTCTGCTTTTCGCAGCCTGATACGCATTTTCTACAGTTGGATAGATTACCCCTTCAAATTCTACAGGAGCGGGATGAAAATTAGATAGGAATTCATATTGATTAAAAAATCCATTAATTGGTTTGTCTCGTCCGTCTGATATACTACCCATTAGATGTCTCCTTTAAGGGTGCCAGGGGGAGAACCATTCCTCCCCCTGGAAATTGTATTGTTAAAGAGTCGCGTCAATACCTCTCATGTTTACTGATTCCATTCCGATAAACGCTGCAGTGTACCGCTTAAGCATCACCGGATCTCTTCTAAGGAATGCAGTTAACATATTGAGGGACACGTCAAACTCTTGAGCTGCAAGGACTCTCTTCTTCTTCGTTCCCCTTCTCTTTAATTGTTCGAAATAATCAGGTTGGAGATAGTCGATACCATATACTATCTGTAGGTATCTCTTTCCTCGAACTTTAACTGCTGGTTGAATGTAATATCCATTCGCTGAATATCTCATGAAGTCCATTGGTTTGTATACGAATCCTTCGCCTACTTCATTGTCACAATACTTCATCCATCTCTCAATGGAATCTGCTACTGACTTCGGCTCTTGTAAGTATACAACATGTCCAACACAATGTTTAATGAAACTGGCATCGCCTTTTGTATTTGAGATATCTTGAATTAATTCTAGATGTTTTCCATGATCCATAAAGAATCCATTCACAACATCTCTGAACCTAAGTCCTTTGGGATGCTGATCACATGATCCATATGCTAGAACATGGAACGGTCTTATTTCTAGTCTGGAATCTGCAGCATATGTGTCTACTGTTTCTAGGAAGTCTACAGAACTTTGGGTGTAATCGCTTGGAACCTCCAGAGAGGTTCCGGATGCGTATGATCTAGAAAGAAATGCACATTCACCTGGCTGTCTGAACTGGCGATCAATCATCTTACCAGCCTTCAAATTCCAGGGCATGATCTCTGCATCTAGTACCATGAAATCAAATTTCATTGCAGGGGCGAGCTCTTCCCATATGGCCATCAGTGTGGCATCGTCGGTGAAGAATGGGAACCCACCTCTTGAATTTATAACTAGTGGTAATCTGTATCCAGCTGCCTTAGCATCCTCTGGATTTTTGAAGCATAGTATATATCCTCTTGAACCCATGTACTTTTCTTCACCAATGAGCTTAGTAACTCCACGGTTTCTATAGTACTCAAAGCAAGAAAGAGGGTGCTCTAAGAAGTCTGGAGCTCCCTCAGTCCAATCGCACGGGCTTATTGTTGGGGCAAGATAGAATATATTTTTTCCATTCATTCTGAATGCGCGAGATGAATATCCATTCGCTATCTCATTGGGTCTGACAGTATACCCTACGCGACTGAAGTGAATTCCTTGATACATCTCCTGCCATTTTCTTATTGATATTGTTTGATGGTTAACAGGAGATCTACCTCTCCCTCTCTTCTTTTTCTTCTTGATAGGAGTTTCAACTCGGGTACATACTAAACAGAACGATGGTTGTATTTCTTCTTCTGGGACAAGGAGGCGCATTTCCACAGTGTATTTCTTCGCAAGAGGAATTACTACCTCGGCAACAAACTCATCGTAGTTGAACTCTATCTTATGATCTCTATGTCTCCATATTCCTTCTTCCAATCCTATTATATCATTATATGCTACGTTCGGTGTAGTCAGTACTAGATGCTTCGGTTGGAAGACGTCCCTGATTATGGATACGAGGTTACGTCTATCTTCACTGTCGAAGTGTTCTATGAATTCAACACAAGCTAATACGTCTGGATTAACATCCACTTCAGTGATATTCGGGAACATCGCATCACATTGTATCAACTTGGTATTCGTATTTCTCATTTTCTTTCGAGCTTTTCTAACACGATACTCTTCTAGCTCTATACCAACTGCACGTACTGAATTAAACTCTTCTTGTTCTCTGAGGGCATACAATAGTTTACCTTCTGAGAAACCAAGATCAACAAAGGTATTAAACTTTCCATCTGCATGGAGATTTTTCATGAGCTCAAGTACAAGATCGTGACGCTTCTGATGAAGGCCTATCCGTGTAAATCTCTCATCTATTTTCTTGGCAATTTCACCTCTAAGATCTTCGTCTTCAATACCTTCTATCAGTCCAGTTTCAAATAATTTAATAAGGTTCTTGTTATATCTACATATTTTATTTACAATCATGTTTTTGATTGGGCAATCCATTATCCATTCTTTACAAAGATTTATAAACTTAACAACTTGTTCTTCACCCATTGAGTAAATGCTATCTCTATTGAATGAAAGATAAAAGCTTACTACATATACCTTCTGGAGAAATTCTGTTATGGACATTGGTTCTATTGAGTTTAGTGAGTACATATGTGTTCCACCAGGAAGACCGATTGTATCTACACACGATATTCCTACTTGTGAAAATGATGAAGAGGCATACTCATGGTCCACAGTATATGGTCCCATGTATGCTCCCCACATTCTTTTCTCTGAGAATTGTTCATCAGTTAAGTGTCCACCAGATGCATTTCTTCCCCGCATTACTGATCTGAGGATTTCATCAAATGCTTTGAGGTTATATGGACAGACTGAAGTCATATGATTGTGGACATATGCTGGTAGATTAAGTTTCTTTGCAGTTGCTAAAAATGATAGGGGCGCATTTACTGCAGACCCATGATATGATTGTCGCCCAGTCTTTTCATCGACTGAAAACCACCCAGCTATTCGTCTTCCTTCCTTACCCATCTCTCTCATGAAGATGGACTCGGGGTTCTTACAAATAGCCCAGGAAAAGTTTTCAGTTGGTTCTTCTGGCCATATGTTAAAATACATCAGCCGTCCTTTCTGATTTCTCCACCGTCAAACAACTCTAGTTTGACTTCCTCGTTAGGTTCATTACTCTCAATAGATTCTAATACTTCCTCATGCTCCTGTAATACATTAATTAATTCATCTGATGATGCATCATTAAGATCTAAAGTATCTAGGGGTTCAGCTGCGGATTTTTTTGACTTTGACTTTCTTTTGGAGTTTTTCAAGTTGATCCAAGTAGGCATAGTTTAATTGTCCTGATATTAATGCTATTTCTTTTAGCGATTGTTCGTATCTTCTCAGCAGGGCTTGTTCGACTTCGGAAAGATTCTTATCCTTTGTTAATAGTTCATTGATAAATTCTCTACAACTATTAAATGTACTAATTCCATTTGGTCCTATTGTAGGTGGTACTATTGGAGCTAATTTAGATACAACTACATCTCTTTCCTTCTGAGTGAACATCCTATTAGTCTTCTCCGTCTGTTTGATTTGATAGTGCCCAAACGGTAATCGGTATTTCGGGAGAGGTACCGATTGATGATTCCATTTTAAGTAGATAGTCTTTTTCTTTTGGTCGTGAATACAATGTGAATACTATACTCTCTACATTAGTCATAACAACATTTAAATAGTACGGAAGAATCCCTGAGAACTCTTGTTGGAGATCATCTATAGTTGCTAAGGTTCCGAACGTAGCCAATGACTTATCTGATGTATTTATTTTTAAGTTTACCTTATCTCCCTTTCCTTCGATCACCAGATGCCTAGCACTCAAGGCCTTTCTGAAAGAAGATATTCTATCTATCATCATTCTATTCATAGTGTATTCAAATATTATTTCGACATCATCTAACTTCAGTGTCTTATCTAAATCAGAAACAGGAACATTCATTTTGTATGCAATTTCAGGTTTGATGTTATGACAAGTTACCCTAGAGAATCTATCTCTAAATATATAATTATTCTCATTAATTTCTAAAGTCATATCTACTTCTTGTTTTCTAAACGTTTCAAGTAGATCCTTTTTTGATTCTAATCTACTAACGATTAGATCAATGTCTCCTACTAGTGGTTCTAAATCTATATCAAAGATTGAACTTTTTCTACTAGAGGATTGACATATCTTCCCACCCTTTATAAGCATGTTATCACATGACTGTTGCATCATTGATACAATGGTTAGGAAGATAGAAAATTTATCATTTGGTAATGATACTTCGCTCATTAAATTAATATTCCTTTCGTGTTAGTGTATAAGTACATAGTCTTAGTTATATTTCTAAGTTCTAATCCCAAGTTTGTACCAGATTCTGTACATCTGGTAAGTCGATTTGCACCTATAACAGGTTCAGTTAGACCAAACAAGGTCGGTGTAAAATTTTCAGGGACCAGAGTCGCCATCGAATTTGTTTTAAAAAAGTAAATCATTAAATATATATCGCCTGGTGTTGTTGAGATATTATAATCACTTATCATATTACTATGTCTCTGTTAATCTTATTAAGAGTACATGTATTATCTGCTTTAAATAATCGTCTACCTTTTTGAGACGGTGCAAAATACATAGCATCTTCAAAGAACCGATCCTGTCCTTCTAATACTCCAGTGCCATAGGTGGTTCTAAGAAATATTCTTGTTTTATCTGATATATACCCCATAGTATCTATCTCATATTTTGCATCAAATCTTACAGTACCATGTATGGCGATCTCATCAATCGCTTCTCTCATAATACTAATAAGCACATATATATATCAGTACAAACTTGAGGTGGAATCTCAAATGATTTAAATATATTATTTATTTTATTCTTTAAAAAATATCGTCTCAACTTTCCAACCCATCTTAGCATAGAATTCTTTCCTTCTCTGTGCCTGGTATTCAAATATATAATTTCCAGATTTATTCTTAGGACTTTGGGTATCTACTAAATCTATTACTATTGGTCTACGTTTCCCCTTGAGTTCTCTCTGAACTCTACCCACTGCTTGTTCTATGTTGCCAGTCGGTATACATAATACAAGAAAGTCTAAATCTTTTCTGTTGTTTCCATCCCTAGCCATACCATATGTAGAAAACACAACTCGCTTTTTATAGAATGCTTCTTTAAGATCTGTAGTATCTGAAAGTTCTAGAACTCTTTTCTTATGTTCACTGGTGGCAGTGCTCATAAATATACCGATGTCTTTTTTATGAATATTACATGCCTCGGCCATGTTCATTAGACCCTGAACTCTATTGCCAAGTACTAATATATTTCTTCCCTCTGTGTATGCTCTCTTTATAATCGACGCAACATTATGAATATACTTAGGTTGCTTCGCCAATAGATTCCAGTATCTAGCATTCTGAAATCGTCCTCCCCACATTAAATTTTGTTTCATATTATATGTTTCAAATACATGGAACGGCATATGTACCATAAGAACTTTGGGGTTTATTAGTTCATCTTTCTCCGGAGGAAAATACTTTACCTCTCCGAGGTGATATCTTATTATGTCATCATTTCCATCTGGTCTAAATGGTGTAGCAGATAATCCATATATTCGTTTGGCGTTTATATAAATTGAACTCTTGGAGAATTCCTCTGGACCTATTCCAACATGGCATTCGTCTATAAAACAAATACCTATGCCTGCTTTTAATAATGCGCGTATGAAATCTTTTTTATTTAATCTAATAGCTACAGATATAGTATGGGGTGTACATAAAATGATTTTCTTTTTCAGACAGCCATCAAACTTCTTATCGTCTGTATTAACCTTCTGAATATCATCTTCTGTTAGATTAGTATGTTTAAGAAATTCACCTCTCCATTGATCTAATAGTTCTGTTTTATGAGCAAATATAATAGTTCGTTTCTTTAATCTACATATAGTTTCTATTGCTGTAACAGTATTATGTGTTACTATAAAATCATCAGTTATGTATAATCCATCATCTGAATCAACTTTTATACATTGACATTCTTCTTTTCCAATATATTTAATATCTTTTATTGCTCTCGAAGGAGGATATTTATGAATATTATTATATCTTTTAACTTTTCGAGATAATCTAAATGGAATTATATTTTTATCTAAAGTTATATTTACTACCCAGGAAGGTCTTCCTTTTTTCTTAATATTTTTATATGTATAATATGTTTGTTTTGGATATATTTTGGATTTTCCACCAAGACTATCAACTATAAATTTAACATCTTTACATAACGTATAAGATGTAGATGAAAAACTAACTTCTTGTTTTTTATCTGAAACATATCCATCGGTATCCAAGAGTCCTTGTAGAATACTAATTCGATTATACATAGAATTAAATTTATATGTATTTGGTATAAATTTTTCATATGATTTTTTACCCAGAAGACCCAATTCATCCAAATATATTTTTAAAGGATTTAAATATTTTCCTTTTTTTCTAAATTTTTTTCTAAACTTATTATTTTTAATTCTTATTCTGTAGTCATATTTGTTATCTTTTTTGAACTCAAGATTATATTTATCTAATAACACCGAACAAGTTTCTATCAATTCTTTATCCCTGGAAGATAACGATATAGTTCCACCACCAAATCTAATTGTTCCATCTCCAAGCAAACAACCTAAAAGATAAGGGTCTATTTTTATTTCTTGATTTTCAAATTCAATAGGAGATGTAATTGGGATAAAATATTTAAGTCTTTTTTGTTTATCTATATAATAATCATTTTTTAAATCATTTAATGGTTTAATCTTCCAATATTCTTTTTCACCAATACATGATCTTTTATATTTTACTTTCCATAAATGATCATTACAACAAAACGTTGTGGCTCCATCATTAAAAGTTAATTTATATACTTCTTTTTTACCTTGAGGAAAAACACCTAATACCTTTACATTTCTTCCAGATACTGGATCAATTACATTATCCCCGATTTGAATATCTTGAAGGTTTTTCCAACCAATAGGTGTCAATATTTTAGAATAAATTGGTTGAGCTTTCCCACTCCCAGGTTCGAGTCTAAGTATACAATTCTCTGTTTTCTCAAGAAAGTTCATCACCTTCTCTTGTCTAGAATTCAAAGGTTTTATTTTTGATTCTATTTCTATATCATCTCCGTCAGTTCTATCATCTCTTATTTTTCCAAGAGCAGGGTAGAATCTAGGGATAACTATGTAGTCTGACATGTCCTCGTAAAAGGTCATAGTTTTCCATGATCCATCCCACTGAAAGACTTTCCTAGTGAGGTCTGATTTTATCAACTCTAACTGAGGGTCATCTTTCGGAAGGATGATACCTGACTTTCGTATTAACATATGTACTCCTAATATAATTTTAATGAGACGCAGTATTTATCTGTTTCCCATAATTCTAATTCGCTGTAACCTTTATAGAAGTCTGACTCTAGTGCAAGAAATCTTATATGTTTTGCAATGTCGTTAACTATTACTTCTGCAGTAGGTTCTCCATCTACTAGTGCTATTTTCTTAGGTGAAATCTCGCCAATAACATCTAACATTTCAGTGTCATGTGAACTTATTATTATAGAATGATCGAACTTCTCTAATACATATCCTGCAATATTTGATTCTATTTCTTTGAAGTCTTCTACCATTCCACTTGTTGGAGATAGATCTCCTTCATAGTATACTAATAGTTTATAATTGTGGCCATGTAAAAACGCACAGTCACTTTTACTATATTTTAATCTATGTGCTGCTGAGAAGTTAACTCTTACTGTTAGTTTGAACATCTTTGTCATCTTCTTTTTTCTTTTTTTCTTCTAAATATTTCTTATTTTTTTCTTCATAGTATTTAATCATCTCTTCTTGTATTGGACTTCCAATTACTGAGGCTGTTGCAATTATAAATGATCCTATTATTATTCCTACTAATGAAGTATATGATAATGCTATAACTATATCTATAATTATTTTACAAGCAAGTAACACCAATACACCACTAAAAACTATACTGCCAAGAACAAATAGAATAGCTCGTAGAAGTTCGCCGGGCGTTTCAATTTCAAATGGTTTTTTATTTTCTGACATAATTTTAATCCTTTTTTAAACTCTTCTAGTTGTTGTCAACCTTCCACTAAGTCTTCGCGGGGCTCTCCGGGGAGTCTCATACATCTTGGCAAAGAATATATCCCTAAAGAAACTACCAGTACACACTATTGATTTCTTCTCATATTTTTTAGTAATTTCTTGTTTATACGGATCTTCGCTAATGAATTTTAATCTGAATTCAGATCCCTGTTTAGTTGTTATGATTGCAGTATCCTTTTGAAGGCTACCAAGACCGGGAGTAATTTGAGGTCTGAATGAAACCTCACCAACGAGGGTGATTTGTTTTTCTTCTCGAACCATCTTCATTTTCTTCTCCTATTTAGAAGCTAGAAGTTCTTCGTACGTGTCCAGTGAAAGCTTATCTATGTTAGATAACACTGCTTTTAGACGCTTAATTTTATCTTTGTATTCCTTGGTGTCTGTATCAACTGTAAGTATCTTTTTAATTTTATATTTATCTACAACTATCTTTACATCCTCTTCGGATACTCCAGATTTTGTAGATAGCCTTGTTATCATTCCATCGACAGTAGGTTCTTTGGAGGCCATTGATATATAAGGTCTAATCTTTTTTATTAACATCATTTCATTTATCAATACTATAGTATTAGTTATTCTTTCTTCTGTATTATTATTGAATGCAAATTTCCAATGCTTAAATGTATTAGATAGCATTTCATCTATAGATGGTCGAGCCAACTCTCCTTTCAAGTTAACAACAATCACATCATATTTAATCCTGTCTTCGAGAGCAATCTTCATAGATTTAACTAAAGCTTTAAACGCGGGATCACGGTTTCTAGTTTTATCTATTTCGAATACAACCTTAGTTCCATTGTTTTTATTAGATGAGTCTCTATGAATCCAATCATCTCTTGAGATACCTGCGGCAAGCATTAACTTTTCAATTCTAGATAGTATCGCTTCGAACCTAGTTCCTGGTCCCCATCCGCGTACAATGATAGAATAGTTTTTCTTACTGACTTCATATATCCCTCTAACACTAATGGATCCTGTTCCAGTCGTTAGCAACTCTTCCAATTCTTTTTTAGTAGATAGTATCTCACATCCCATTATAGTTGGTGAAATTGTTGGTTTAGTTTTTCTTCTACCTTCTAGGTATAGTAATCTTCTTATCAGATCTTTGAGATTATATGCAGGGATTCTACATTTAAATCCAAATGCTATAGATACTAAATCACTTTTAGCAAACAAACATATTGGAATCATCGTTGGTAAAAAAATGGGTTCAGGTTTCAGTTCGTCTTCTGCCCATTTGATATTATTAACAAATTTGAATGCCATATCCTCAATGAATGGACTGGCCTTCATCTTTGTGTATCTCATAGCTGCTGGGTCTATCTTGTTTATTCCAAATGTAGTTCCCCATTGTCCAGATCCTAAACAGAATTCGTTTTGAACCAGGTATGTTGCGGTTCCTTCTGCTGCTGCATGAGGATGGAAGTGACCCATTGTATGTCCCAGTACCTCAGCAGTTTTTACATAGCTTGTTTTCGCCATCATATGAAGACTTAATAATACTCTTCTTTGTACTGGTAGTAATCCATCTACCATTAACGGTAGCATTTTTTTCTTATTTACATACTCACCATATTCTCTATACAACCAGGGTACAAGTTTCTCCATTCATTTATCCTTATGTAACGTCAAGAAATGAGATCACTACTTGACCCTTCTCAACTTAGTCTTCAATTTTCCACGTATTAAGAACTAGTTTCCTACGTTCCTTAGCATCACTCATCAATTTAAAAATGGCCTTGTAATTCTTAGACCAAGTTACAGGGATTAATATCCTAGTAGATTCATCAAGAGTAAATACTTTAAGATCATCTGGATCAAATTCACCTAGTCCTTTTATTCGGATTATCGATTCTTTATTTTTTCTTGCTTTTTCTAGATCTTTATTTGTCCAAAGAGGAACAAACTTACCTTTCTTTTTGATTCCAAACAATGGAGTCTTACAGATGAAAAGTTTATTCTCCTTTATTAAATCAGGGACTAATGATGCAAATAGAATTATTAGTAGAGCTGTGATAAAATACCCTGCTGGATCTGCATCAGCTGCAATGATAACTTTACCGTATCTTAGTTTGGAAATGTCACATGATGATCCAATCCCACAACCTAGCGCTCTTATTATTTCTTTTACTTCTTGATTATCAAGAGCATCCTTTTTAGTTAATATATTAGGTATGACTCCTCTTAGAGCTAGCACAGCATGTTTTACTTCATCTCTAACTTGTGCCAACCCACCAATTGCAGAAGCTCCTTCTCCAATAATTAGTTCCCCATTATTAGAAGTACAGTCCTGCAACTTAGTAGACCTAGATGACCCTCTTTTCTTTCCATGAGTCTTAGTTAATTTTTTAGATTGAATTGCTTTTCTATAGTCTTGAAATCGTATGAGTAAATTCTTTAACTCTTCTTCACCCATAGCCTTTATAGTAACTTCTATTTGTTTTTCCAATCCATCCATTATAGATAGATCTGATTTCTTAGATAGCCTTTCTTTTGTTTGACTATCAAAGTGGTTCTTCACCACCATTAAATTAATATATATTCTAGACCAATTTAAGCAATCAGATGGTTCAAATGAATAGTTATATTTCTTTTTTAGTTTTTCAAATGCTGCTTTAATAAAGTTATTTATTTTTGTAATATGTGGACCAGATAATACTGGTGCCAAGTTTACTGTAGTGAATATAGTTTGTTTAGGAGAGTCACATTCCGCCCAGGCAAATGTTAATGTGCAAGACTCATGTTTTTTCTCTACATATGTATTATAATACTCAGGAGCTTCCCCAAGATAAGTTTTAAATAAATCTTCTTCAGTACATGAAATTTTATCATCATTAATATATAACTTAAGCCGTGGAAATCTAGCAGATGCAATTGATAATCTACCAATTATCTGATCCATATTTACACTAATGTCGTCGAAGTATATTGGATTAGGATAACACACCATCTTAGTAGAGTAGGGTGGTTTCTTATTACCTCTAGATATCTTTCTCTCTGCCGTGCCATCATGGAGTATTGTATATAATCCATGCTTATTATCTCTATAAATATCTATTAACATTTTATTACTTAATGCTGATACAGCAGTCAATCCAATTCCGTGAAGACCAACTGATATTTTATATGAAGATCCGTTTTCATTCTTTCTAAACTTACCACTAGTATTTATTTCATGCGTTATCAAAATAGGAGGATCTTTATCTAATGGAAGTTTCCCATCGAATGGTATACCTCTTCCATCATCTTCAACAGAAAAATAATCATCTCCTATTTCTATTTTTATTCTTTTGGCACCACCAGCGGCTACTTCATCCAATGAGTTATCAAGCATTTCAATTAATAATTGAGTAGCATTTGATGTATCGCCTAAATAAAGACTTGTGTGTTTTCGAATGTGTGTAATAGCATCAACTAATTCTATTGATGATGTATCGTATTTATCCATATTAATCCTTAGGTTTGGGGGCCCCTACAATAGGAGCCCCCGACTAACCAAATTATTCCTATCTAAAATCCCAATCATAATCCCCAGCAGATCCTCCGCCCTCTTTGACGGATGCTAGATCTTCAGGTTGAAAGTCATTAGGGGCTTTAGTATCAACATGACGATCAGCAGGATGTTCAATCGTAGATGTAACTCTAGATCTACCAGCAGGAGTTCCACTAACTCTAGATCTACCGGCTGGGTCTCCTCCTTTGTATTCTCCCCTAGGAAGAGTACTTCTAATTGCTTTACATATTCCACTTGAGAGTGCAGTATAAAACGGAAGATTTTTAGCACAGTTGGTCACGAAGTCTAGGAACTCATCCTTCTCTTCTTGTGACATTATAAATGTATTGCTTTCGAATCCAGAATCTTTTGGGGTACTAATTGTAATTCCAATAGATGGCACTGGAGTACCACCTCTTTCTGGTCTAAACATATTAAAATAACTTTTACCTTCTCTAGGATAATGTTCTACTTGAAAAACTGATTTATATTTTTCATCTACTTTTGGATTAGGGTTTTCATATGTACCAGCCATTACTTTAGGTGCGGCTGTCACTAATGCTCTACACTCAGAAGGCATTAATGAGAAATCACACTTCTTTGCATAATTATATCTCTTTACACCTGGCTGGGGTCTTCCTGATTCATTCTTATCTAGTACTGGAGCTACTGATACTTGACAGCGTCCTCCAGGCTTTAGTACTGAAAGCCCTAATGTTAATTTTCCTACTCTTTGTTTATGAAACTCTGGTCCTGCGAAATTTAGACCATTTAAAATACTTTCTAAACTCATTCTTTCTCCTATTATTTAAGTAACTATTACAGATACCTCATCCGCCACTGGTTCAACAACCTTCGGTGGGGTGTCCGTAACTACATCATCTGATAATACTTCAGGTCTTCTTAATTTGCTTTCAATGGTTGAGATCGCCCATTGGAATGTACCATATACTCTATGAAGTTTAATGACTTCGTCCTGACCTTTTCCAAATATGGTAGAGAACACTGCCCGATTGAAGAACTCTTCGAAGTTCACAGTACCTACAACTTCAGGGACTGTAAAATCTTCTACGCCATATGTGAATGGAATTACTCTTCTAACCCAGACATCTGTTATCTCTGTTGGGATATTCATAAACGACGGACACATTATTACTAGTAGTAATTTCTCAGTTCTATTATAAAATACAATATTATTTTTCATTAAGAACGGACCTTCGATTCCATCGATGTCGACCCAGTTCTCAACTTTATAACATTTATCTACTGAAGTTACAACTTCCAATGTTACTGATTTCTTACACTTCTCATCCTTAGGAGGACGATTTTCCCAACTTAAATTAGTCTTCTCTCTGAACTTTAATAAAATGTGTTCGATAACTTCTTTTGCCAATAGCATTTTCGCTACAGCAGAGGGGTAAACTACACCCCGTTCTACCAAGAGCTTTTGGATTCTCATTAGAGACCTTTCTGTTTTCGTTCTACTTCTGGACTCCTGCGCCAACTACTACTGCAGGAGTAACTTCTTCTCCTTTTTTCTGCATACCTGACCCAACTACCGTTGCTGTCTCTTGGTGTACAGATTCAGCATTCAATCTATTTCTATCTAGATCAAGCACCTGACCCTTTAAATTATTCACTCCAACTTTTTGCATTAGTTTAATAACCATTGGGGAAACATTTGGTATAGTTATTTCAACATCTCCTACTCTAGTTCTAAATTTTAGTATTAATTCATTGTCTGCTCCACCTCCATCAAATCCTATTAGTTGTCCACCAACACTGAAATTCGACGACTTTTGTTCAACTGTAAACATAATACACGTTCTCCTTTTTATTTTAAAACAAAAATATTTTGATTCTTTATTAGGGTATGAGACGCGACCACCAGGAGATTTCTCTCCAGTGATCGCGTCTCTACCTCTGCGACTCCGCCAGCTCGGCGCGTGTCGTTAAGACTGTTGTAACTAGGCGGTGGCGGGGGCGGCTGCCTTTTCCTTCTTGCTCTTCTTCTTCTTGCCCTCCGTGCCGCCCTTGCCCATGGTGTGGGTGATCGCTGCCACGGTGATGCCACCGGCGACGGCACTGGCTGCGACGATTCCACCGAGGGCCAATGGTGAGAGTCCTTCAGCGACCTCCGCACCTTCTTCTACGATTTCCATTGCCGTTCCGATTGCTCCAAAGAGATCCATAATCCTGCTCCTCATGTGTGTAGTGTAGGTAACACGCCCAATTAAAATTCTTTATTAGACGGGAAACCCAACTCAGCTTCTCCCTCACCAGTACGTACCGGTAAGAGAGGAGAAAGACTGGTAAAACACGGTTGAACCTGTCCTTCTCACTAATTAATATATATAGTAAAACCCTAGAAAATGGCTATTTTTGGTCGTTTTTTAACCGTTTTAGTCAGGAAAGTCAAGGTCTTTTTGACGTAAAATTTCACGTAAAAACTTGACGTAATTCTCCTTATCTAAGTTATAAATTGACCATGAAAACAGCCTGCAATATCCCTCTTTTATAGTAAGTTCTTCTAGCTCCTGACGAGTAGTTATGCTGCTAATTTTTCCCTCATTCATAGCGTCTGGAACATCAACTTTTAGGCATTTAAAAAGCCTCTTAATATTGACCGGCAAATTAATTGATTCCGGTTTTTCTGAGTTAGGAATTTCTGAAATTGTAAACGATGGAGACAAAAACATTTTAAGATTATTCAAAGAATAAATCTTAGCTAACTCCACCATTAGATGTGTCCAAAATTCCTGATCATCTATCTCCAAAATATCATAATTAAATTCTATATCATATTTAGACATCGGATGTTTTGCAGCATCCAATAACACATTTTGAGAATGGAAATATAGCAGTCGTTCATTTATCTGTTCTTGGGTTATACTAGGTTCATCCTTATCAAGATAAAGTCTTCCCAATGTTTTATCATCTGTTAAATCCATTTATTTATTTCTCCTTATCTTCCCACTAATGTGGGATGAAATCGCTGGACTATTTAATAATCCGGAGTCAAATTCAATTATAAATTCTGCCTTTGTATGTATAGAATCTATACCTTCTATCTTCTTAACAAACCCACCTTGGCGTTTTGTTTTAGTAGTATCCCATATACCATATAGTGCCGTTCCAGTCTCCCACTCCTTTATATTTCTATAAATTTTATGAGCGTCTCCAAATAATACCTTTCCAAAGAATACTTTTATTTTAGATTCTCCACCTACCTTCTCAATATTTTTTGGTTTAGCTATGATCAACCAGGCAGCATCACCTACGTTCTTTCTGAAGGGCTTAAACATGCTCCCAAGCGTCCACATCTGAAGACCGGTTAGTTGGTGTGTTCCTACACTGAATGGGCCTACAACTCCTTGTAGAGGATTAGATGATACTTCTTGAATGTAACAGCTCTCTGATACATATGAAGACTTAAATGCATTATTTATTTTCTTTGGTAATGCTAACCACCATTTTTTAAATCTAATAGGATCTTTATCATGCCATATCTCAATAGTAATTCCGACTCTATAGAATCCTTTATTTCCAAGACCATATCCTGCTACGATATCTTTTTCTTTATTTAACGCTTCTACAAATGTTTTAATATATTCTTCTCTTTGATCCTTTAATCTTATAATAAGAAATGTTGGTCTCTCTTCTGAGTGGCCTTCGCATGATGCTCTCATCTCTATTTCTTTTATTTTTAATAAATTATTAAGAGCCTTATCTGGAATGTTAAAATCAACTGCGATTCTATTCCAAATTTTTTGTCTATGATCTGATGTTTGTCCTACAAGAGGAGGGTACGGTGGTTTACCATTTAATATAGTATATATAAATGTAGGAGCATTCTTCTTACCAACTCCGAACATAGCCTCCTCCAAAAATTCTAGTTTATTCATTATTCAGACTCCAAGTGTATGGCTGTCATCATCTGAGAGAATAGATCTTTAACTGGATTATGAACAGGAGTCTTAAATTCTGTAGATCCAGTTTGATGTATTTCAGATACCATCTGGTTCTTTGTAGCATGATCGGCACTAAGTGGTCCAAAGAACTCATCAATTAGAGTGGGACAATTCCATCCTAATAAAGAATACATATCATACTCACCTAACTTCTGACCACCACCTTTCCTTTTACCTGCAGTTGGTTGAAATGTTATTGAATTATATCCGCCTGTTCCTCTGGAGTGGATCTTCTTCTCTGACATATGCTCAAGCTTGTTAACATAAACATATCCTACTGCTACTGGTTCTGTTGTCACACCTAAATGAGCTATCTTTAATTTAGTTCTAGCCGATCTACCAACTAACTTCAGAGCTACCTCAATTGCTTTTCTATCTGGACTCTTAAATGGAGCACATATAATTGGAACGAATCCATTCTTTATAACTTGTTTTCTAATTGTTTCATATGCTGGATCAGATAATGCTGACATCTTTTGATGTACCCGTTTACTATATGTCTTTCCTTTAGTTCCATCCATTAGTACAAGTATCTTATGATATATTACTTCGAATCTCTTTCTTGGTAGTTCTTCCATTAGATCTGCAATTCTTTTAGCTACTAATCCAGTTGCCATTTCTAATAACTGACCAGTAATCATTCTATTTAAAATACTTAATGGATTATATAACATCTCCAATTTATCACCCCAAGGAGTCTCAGGCATATTTTCATCCTTCTCAATGATAGCAACAACTCCCTTGTTGAAGTGACGATTATTAAGTTTATCTCCTTTAAATATACTAAGCTCTTGTGCAATAATAAATTTTACTTTAATCCCTTCAAACTTCTCACCCTTCTCTCTGAAGTGTCCTATAGGATATTTACCATGCAATGTTTTATATTGATCTCTAAATCGTTCATATGCTGGTAATAGCTTTTCTGGTATAGCATCTTCAGGTACATTAGAATATACTTCTATGTCTGTTACACGTCCGTTCTCTGCTCGTATATGTTTGTTTGCCTGTACATCATATATTGCTGTTGAATATGTCAGGAGGATGTCTCCTTTTCTAATTGTGTTTCCGATGCTTTGTATGAATGATATATCTTCTTCTGGGGTGACGAGTGCTTCGTTATGTTCTGCGTGAACAGATATGAATTTCGCCGCTGCTGACTCACTTATCACCATACCATCCTCAAAATTATATCCTTTCCATGGCATCATTCCAGTCAACATATTAACACCATTAGATATTAATCCGTCCTTAACATTGGCCCCTTCTGCTATGATAGTTCCTTCTTTAACCTTCTGTTTTAGTTTAACAGTTGGATGAAATACACTTAGCCCATCCTGACCGCCACCACTCTTAAGGTTAGCTGGACGAGTACCAACTACATGAGTCTTTCCACTTTTATCAAGTACTAAAATAAATCCATCCTTTATATCTACAATCTCTCCGTCCACTGGGCTCTTCTTAATAAAGCTATCTGATAGAAGTGGGGTGAGACATGCTTCGTATCCTGTTTGAACCGCAGGGTTCTCTGGGAATTTAATAGGCACTGCCTGTTTCTGCTGACCGGCAGCCATAGTAACTCTAGCACCTTCATTCGATTCTACAAATGGTATTAACGCTGGACTGACACTTAATATTTCCGTGGCTTTAACATTCTTTCTATCCTTAACAATCATCTGACCTCTGACATTACTTATTGTCGCACCGACTGTCAGATGCTGCTGGAATCCAACCCCTGGCCCGTTTGGTGTATCTAAAGGATCTATACATCCGAAGTATGTTGGGTGGACGTTCATAGCCTGTCTTGGAAATGCTTCCGACTTAGGAACACCACCAATACCAACAGGGGATATTCTTGTCATTGTTGATAACTCTTCAACGGGATTTATATTTTCTAATATAGCAACGTTCTGAGAGGTTATAACATCAGTGAACACAGACGTAGGATTTATATATAGAGTAGCAGTTGTATCTCCACCCGCTCTCTTACTCATATACTCATTGTATGCCATCAGTACCTGCTTCTGTGCTAATGCCACAAACAATTCAGACGATCTTATTCTGAGTTTATCACAACCATTTCTATCATCTACTCGACCACGAACAACTTCCTTAGCTATGAATATAATTATGTCTCTTATATTAGTAGGATCCCCTTTTGATTTAAGAATTTTAATCTCTATAGGGGTCACAATATTTGCCCATATCTGATCCATAGTATCAACACAGTTTCTATTATCTGTATATGATTCCAGTCCGTGTTGCCATGTCTCAGAAGATTCTATATCTTCTCCTTCTGGAATACTAGGAAGAGCAAATCTAAATGATTCAATTACCTCTGGTCCAAGTATATCATCTTCGAATGTAAAATTAATGAATGTTCCATCATGTAACTTTAGAGAATTCTCTCCATCTTTTTTATCAGTAAGAGTATATTTCATTCCAAATAGATTTAGACATTGTTTTAATCCATATTTATATGCCATGAACATAGTCAATGGAATTTTATAGTTACCTATATGAATCATTAAATAAGAAGTTCTTTTAAGTCTCTTGCTATATATTGCTACAGTAGAGTAAGATGATTCAAACCTACCAAGGTATGGTTTTAGAAAGAATATAGGATAAGGTATAATCTGATTGATTAATACATTCTCCTGACCATATATCATAAACGTTCCGTTCTCTGTAAGGTGAGGGAGATCCATATATACAGTCTGGTCTACTCCTTTATCATCAGTCATAGTCACGGTATATCTATCCTTGATTGTAGGGGTTAGATCACTGGGAGGAGACTTCATAGTTTTAACTTCTATATCTTTAACCTTCAGAGGCATATCTTTATTTTCTAAGACCTTGAATGCATCAGTTAAATCCTCAACTAAATTCTCAGCAAAGTCTCTCTTTCTTTTCTCAAGGAGGTGAGTAGGAACTTGATTATCTATTATATCTGCTGGACTTGCCATCTTAACCATAGCAGATCTAATCTGTGGATAGGCTTTTTGTTTTGGTATAAGATCTTTAGCATAGTTTTGTATTATTTTTTCTTTATCAGTTGATGTTGCCTTTTTAGAAATAGATTTTGCTTTTTCAATACTACCTGTTACCTTATATGCAATCGCAGCAGCTACTATATTCCCAATAGGTTCTTCTTTGGCAGACGGATCAACTTCTAGGTATTCATCTACTGTTTTCTGAACGTTGTCTTTCTCTACATTTGTAAGTGTTGTGGTAGAGTTTAGATTTTCTACAGTTTTTTGTGAGGTGATCTCAGATTCGACAGCTTCTTCATCATCTTTATCTAGTGATTTAAGTTTCTTAAGATAGCTTTTAATTCTAGCTAGATTTACTTTCTTATCTTTATCATACAATAATACAAATCTTTTTTCGTCTTGTCCATATATAAATAGTAATAGTTTATCGAATGGGAGAGATTCTGTTCGGCCACTAATGTATTGAAACAGCATGGCCCATACAGGATATATCCTTCTGCTTAAAAGTTTCTTAGGTATTGGTTTATCTATATTGACAGCATATAATATAACTCTTTCGTGTGATTCTGCAGGTACACTATCTAAAGCAGATATTAATTTTTGAATTGATACGTATGCTCTTCCAGAGTTATATCTAGTAATTTTAAACTTCGCTTGTAGAGCTGCTATATACATACTCATATCAAGATAAAAGTTTTTGTCTGATACTTTTGTATAATCTCCGAAGTGCCCTTGTGATGGGAACAACTTATGAGACTTGATTATTTTTTTGTATGTAGGAGTCAACCTAATTCGAACCGGCTTCTGAACTATAGGAACATGAACGTGCTTAACAAACGCAGGTTTTATTCCCATTAATCTATAGAAGTCAAAGAACAAATCGTTCTCTGGAAAAACTGCTAAGCATACATTTTTTCCTTTAATTCCCTTCGGCGGAATTATAATACTCGTAACCGGTTTGAATGGTTTTATACTGGCATATTGCATTAATTAACCTTCCTTTTATTGTTAAAAGTTATATTCATATACTAAATTCCCACAGTCCCAAATACGATCATACCCATTGAGTTGCATATTCTGCCACTCAGTTAACTTAGGATCAAATGATTCTAATAAATTTTTTAATTTATGTTTTTGAAATTGAATTCTACTCAATCTAGAATTATAGTTTTTATCTAAGTAAAAATAGTTTGGTGTAGATTTATTTAATTGATTAAAACCGGAAGAGTTATATAACTTTCCATCACTATAACGTATATCTGCATATGTAATTAAAGAACATATAGAATGATTTTTAATAACATATTTTAGCAACTTACTAAACCCACCGATAGTATTCGTATTAATTTTATTACAAAATCTTAATATTTCATATTCGTATTTTTTATTAAATCTAGTTTTTCCAATTGTAAGAATGGATACCAACTCGTCTTTAAAATATAGACCAACATGTTTTCCATTTATTCTTCCCTGTACATGATTATCATTCAAAAAATCAGTTGCTTCTTTATTATTAATATTTTTTATTAAACATTTTCTAGCGTATATTTTTGTCTCAGTCAATCCCAATTTATTTTTAATAATAGATTTAACTATTTCTTGTTTATTAATCCATTCATCTTCAAATATATGAATTAATTGAATTCCTTTTTCTTTACACTTCAAATTTTTATCTAGATGATAATTCTTATTTTTCCCATTTAATTCACTATGCCAATATAATCCATTAAATTCTATAGCTATATTTTTTTCTGGAATATAAACATCTAATTCAAAAGGAAAAATAATTTTTCTAGTATTAGAGGTGAAATTAATGCTAAGTGTT